TTAAATTTCTTAATTCATTATCATCATTTATAAAATTATTAAATAATTCTTCTAATCTTTCTGGATCAGTTATTTCATATATTTTTTGTAATCCTAATTCAATCTTTTCATCTGTATTTACACCTCGTAAATTTTGCTTTTCAGCACTTTCATTTACTGATTTATATATATTCTGACTTACACTTGTAATTATTAGATTTCGCTGTTCTTCAGAAAGATTATTTTGTAAACTTTGACGTAAATCATTTACTTGATCCTGATTAATGTCTTGTGGTGTCCGACTTCTTTTTGGATCTCTTCTACCAGCTTGCTGTTGCCATTGTTGTCTTGCTTCTTGGAATTCTTCTTCATTTCCCATCAAGCCTTGTAAAGTTTGTCTAAAATGCATTTCATCTGGATCCTCAACTGTCAAAGTTTCTTTTAATAAAGTGTCTACTGGAAATTCATCTAAATAAGATAATACATACTCCCTTGCTGATTTCTTTTTGTGCTTTTTCATATATATATTTCTAATTACCCATAAATAAGCACTGATTATATTCTCAATTACTCTGTCACTTTCATCGGGTTGATTCTTTGCAAACCATTTTTCAATAATTTCTTTTATATGTCGATAAATTGGATCCTTTTTAGATTGTTTTTTTTCTTTTGTTTTTGTCTCAGACTTTTCTCTTTCAACGCTAAGGAAATTTTCCAACCGAATCATATCATCTTGCTGTCGCTTTAATTGAACTGGATCTGACATGCGTTTTTGTCGTTTATCCTCATCATCAATTATATTTTGAACTTGCTTCATTTTTTTTGGCGCCACTTGCTTCATTGTCTGTTCTTGAGCAACATTAAATTTGGGTTTTTGTTTCCCCTTTTGTTTTTGTCCCGTAAATGTCTGCTCAATATTACTTAATCCTTCTTCGCCTAAAATATCAATTGTATTAGACAAAATAGCCCTGTCCATCTGAGATGCAGTGACGATCCGATCAGATCGCGATAAGTCACCTTGAGCACGACTTAATTCATTGTGAAAATGTTGTCTCATTGCCCGATATATATTATTAAAATGTCGTTGTTGTGGAGCTACATTTTGCTCTAAGTATCGTTGAATTGTTTGGCGGGCTTCTGCATTTTTATTCACATAATTATACATAATTAAAATATCTTGATATAAATTTAAAAAATTGTCATATATACTAGCATTCTCTTTTTTCGGTTGATTAAATTTATTGCCCTCATAAAAGGAATATATACATGTCTTAATCACATTAATATGAGCCTGCCTTGTACATGAACTTTTTTCTGTCGAACCTTGTACATCAGACATATCTTGTATCCTCGGAAGTTGTTCGCCTAAACTTTTCAAACTTAATTTAGAATACACAACATTTCTAAACATGACAGCATTCTGATTCCAGTCTTCAACGCATAATTCTGGATCGCTTATAAAGTAATTTAAGTAATTTTCTTTTTCTGGAATTTTATTGAAGTCTTTTACTATCTTGTTAACATATGTATTCATTTTAAAATCGTAATCGTTTAAAACAATAATACAAAAGTACAGAAATTTTAAATTGATGATTATATAAAATAAAACATGAAAACGATGGATGTAATGCAATAATAAACGATAAAAGTACTGTTCAATTGACTCGTTTTGTCTCATTGTACTGAAATGAGCTTTCATTCGAAACTTCATAAAATTTTGTAAAAAATTTAAAAATTTAGGTGGACTTTTTGTGTATGGCGCATTTTTATAGTATTCCGATGTCTGTGTGCCATGGATATCATCATTCAATACTTTAGGGCTAAATACAATCTGATTGCATAAATAATCCCATGGTACTATCCTCGGATTAGTGTTCGGATCAACATGTTCACTTATTTTGATGTAATTATATAAGACTTCCGTGAAAAAGGTTTTCGAAAAAAAACGCACGGCTACTTTTAATCCATTGTCTGGAATCGGGTTACTCGTTGTTGTGAAAAAAAGATACTGGTCAAATAAACGAAAAGTATTATAAGTTGAAATATTTAAAATTTCATGTGGCACAAGTCCATTGACTCCCGCATAATAAAGATCGATGTGGAAAAATGGTGTAGGCAATGATTTTTGTGTATATCGAAAATCATAGTATATTCCACTCAATGGAAGTGTAATCATTTGATGATAAATTGTTAATATATTTCTAAAAGTATTATCAACTTGTTTTTGATTATTTAATGGAATAATTTCCAGACTTTTTTGATTACTCTTATCAAGAATGGTATATAATATATTATATTTTTGTAAAGCATGACGGTAATGAATTCCATGTATATCCCTTGTTCCCTCATTCGTCCGATAACTAGGATATTTGTGAATATTGAATATTTCTTTTAAAGATTTTTTGATTACATTAGGGTTATCGTAATTGTAACCAGAATACTCACCATCCGAGAGAAGTCGAATGTTACCCTTTTTGGATTTTAAGAAATATATCATTGCTATAATTTCATTTATATTTTGATAAAAAACATTCAGATCGCTAGAATGGAGGTATAGCGTACGGTAAAATCGAAGAGTTTGCTCAAACTCATTTTTTTGCGCAGTATTATCAAAATTAATAGTGTTAAATTTCTGCCATTGAAATTTCGTAAACAATAATTCCGGAATTATATCATAAACATGATCATGTATTCGTCCGTATAAGGAATACTCTAAAGTAATTAAATTTATTCTTTGACCTTTTCCGTCAATCATTTTTAAAACTTTATTAAAGGCTTCATTATTCCTACTGGCATCATCTCGCGCAACTTGAGGAAAAGGAGAAAAAAATACATTGACTTTATTGTTATTCATTTTAAAAGCTTTATTAAATGTCAATAAAATATTTATTTCATTATTATTGATGTCTATCGTAAAATGCTTGAACTGGACATTTTGTTTTGTATTCAAATTGAATTTCTTTTATGAAAATTAAAAGGAAAAAAACGATTATTAAAGCAAATGCTACTAAAAGTGCGATCAAAATACCAGTGCCGTCTTCGATGCCTTCGGTGCCGTCTTCGTCTTCGGTGTCTTGAGCTTGAACTTTGGCCAATAATATACTTGTATAAACAAATGCTGTGGCAATGAAACAAAAGATAATATAACTAATGAATTTAGCACCAAGAATAAAGTGAATTTCCGGATGGCCATGGTATTTGTGGATATACTTGATGAAAAAAAGAGCAAAAATAAAGAAGAGAATTGGAAAAGTTAAAAATACTGTATTGTCGTACATTTCTTTATTACTTTAAAATTCGCCGTAGTCTCGTTTAATTATTCTTAAATAATTAAAAATTAATACATTAATATCATATAGTTTTTCTTCAAGCAGTGCAAAATCTCTATACACTTTTTTAATTGATTTTTTTTGGTAATTCATATTCTGAAACATTCTAACAAAACCAAAACCTTTTTGTGCCCACGAATTTAACTCTTTGAAAAATTCCAATAAAATAGGAAAAAAAATACTTGGATTTTCTTGTAATGTTGGACTTTGTATTCTCCCAAGTGCATTCTTTAAATAAACAACTTTTTCTTTTGGGAAATATTGTCTTTGTTTTTGCACTAATGTAAAATCTTGTATCATCCCTTCGATTCGTAAACAAATAGCTTCAAATGGGGGATACAAAGATGGATACGCTTTAAAAAAGTTATACTTTAATTTACTTTGAATATGCGCCATTATGTAAAATAATAAGAAGTATTAATTAAAAGTGCGGTTGGAATATTATACGCCACAAAAGTTTTGTAAAGTAATTCAAGTAATTTTCTTATTTTTTGATCATAGTTTTGTTTTATTTCCAAAAATGCTTCGTCTTTTGTTTGGTTTTTTTTCGTGTATAATAAAGCAATTTCCCTTTTCGCAAATGGATAGATTTTTAATAAGAGAAGATGCTGTATCAAAATTGATGAAGTAGTAAAGTATGCGGTTTTAATTAAACTTTGCGTCACTTGTTTTTGTTTTAATAATAAGACAATGATGTTGATGTTGTCATATTTTGCAGCTAAGAACAATGGAAAATTGAAGTAAAATGAACAATTTTTACTAACTGAATACCTTGTCAAGAGTGTATTCAAAATTCCAGTGTCTCCTATAATACAAGATATACAAAGACCAAAGACATGTTCTGTTAAATAACCTCGCGATCTACAAAAGAGATCAAAGTCATGATACTTTGCTTGTATTAAATAATTTGCCATAACATTTTGTTGTTGACTGATATTGACTTCTTCAATATTCATTATATGTAATTTCAGCAAGACAAAACATTAAATAAAATCGAATTTTTAAAAGATTTATTAAATCAGTTTCAAAAAGAGGTGGTTGTTGAATCGTTAATCGATCATCTGTTATTTGTAAAGTATTTTCAATAAGTGCTTTCTGTGCATATATATTTAATTTGCTTTCTTCTTTGATATATTGAAGCATGAATTTTACAAGCGCATAATCAATTAATTCAATACATGCCATAGATAAGAAGTATAATTCATCGTAATATTGTTGCGAAATATTATCCTTTGCAATTAAATGGAGTACATGCAATGTATCCTGATTTGATGGCGTCGCAAAAAACGATAAAAAAAAATTAGATTCCACTTTTAATGATACACTTTCGTGTTTGAAAAACGTTAAAATTTCGATTGCTAAATATTTCACTGCCACTTGAACAAGCATCATAATATGATGTACTTTTATCTTTTGTTGCATTGGAAGTAAATTACACGATTGTAATAAATTCTTGAAAATAATGTAGTTATTTTCCTTATACTTTATTACTTCAAATAAAACTTTAAATACATTCTTTTTCGTATTATTCTTGTTTTGATTTAATGCAATAAAAATTGTCTTGTCATTTTTGTATTGAAGCGCTTGAATAAGATCAAATGGCAACTCATGATTCATAATAGAATTATAACTACAATAAAAAGAATCATCGTCCTTTGTTGTACTCGTATTCGTATTCGTATTCGTGCTTAAAGGAGAGTCCATCTTGCTTTTTTGTGTGTTGTAGTTATGTTTGTTTTATTTTGTAAATATTAATTTCTATGTTTATTAATATTAAGACCAAAGAATATGAATGCGAATCATTGCCGTTTAAAGAATTATTTTGGACATTTACTAAACATTTTAGAAAATCCAAATTATACAAATGAAACAAAGAAAAATGCAGAAACACAACTTATAAACATGGACCCAACAAAGGATTACCTCGAAAATGAAGAAATGCCAAATTTACCAGATTTTTCAACTGTACCGCTTTATGAAATGCCAAGGTATTACAATGATTTACTACTCATGGTCACACAATTTGCGAAACTATTTTGTAGTAAAAAAAAGTATTATTGTAAAATATTAATCAGCGAAGACTATCGGCCCATTGAAAATAAAACCCACACTCCTGCATTATTAGACGAAGCCTTAACAAAGATTCGCAGATACACCAAAAGACTAAACAAAACTTCCTTACAAGAGGGATTTACGGGTTATTTTGGAGTTGGCCCCGAATCAGTTCCAATGAATCCTAATACAACCCCGCAATTTATTATTGACAGTTTAGACATTCGACTTTTGGGTAAAAACATGTTAAAAGATATTTGGCATGTGTTTGCATATTTATCTGTTGTGCAGAAAAGTTATCCGCCACATAAAATGACCGATGATTTAGTCATGTCTGATTTAGAATATTTTGGCCGAGACATAGGCGGTGGGCGAATCGTGCCATACGCACAATTAGAAGAATTTCTTAATGCCGTTTATACTGATATGTTTCCAAGCGAAGATCCAGAAAGAACTCAACCCTTTTCTCAAATGCCGGCATCATTACAAGACTATGATACAGCGAATATTGGTAAGATGGGCCCTGCAAGGTATTTCTTCCCTTTCACAAAATATGTAATTTTTAATTTATTATGGCAATGGTGTGGTATTCTTGACCGAAGAGCACAACGAGCCGTAACTCGATCTTCTAGTTTTGGCGATGACGAAGACGAAGACGAAGATGATAGACCAAAAAATGAGGATAATGATCAAATAAGTGATAAATTGAGTGAAATTTATTATCATTTTGCAAAAAGCGGGAATGAAGATATTAAGTCAACAATTATCACCGTTAGAAAACAAGGTTATGATCCCACAGATGACATCGTTATAAAAAATCTATATACTCCAGGAGATTCCTTACGAAATTTACTATTGCGACTTTTGCATGTAACTTGTGAGAAAAGGCAATATCGCTTAGATTTTTGGACATACGATGATAAAAAAATAGAGGGTGGGGTAATGCGGCGCATGAGATTATATGACAGTCCTCATCACATCACAGAGCCAAGAATATTACACCCGTTTTTAAATCGAATCCGTGAACGATCGCAAGAGTATTTTATTGTCGATGAAAGTGAACGACGACATGGGGTACCAGACCTCTTGAAAACATACAGAATGCTTTATGTCGATGAAGTCAAGAAAGCGCCTTTAGAGCAAAGGGGTGTCTTAGATTTAGAACCGATGGAAAAGAAGGAATTAGAGTATGAAAAATTTCAATTTGTATTAGAAATCTTAATTGAACTTCAAAAGCTTGTCACTTATTTTCTTTATTTTCAAACGCAAAGTTTACCTGAAGCCATGTTAGGCATAACTCCCTTTGGCTATGTAAAAAGGCTTCGTGATTATTTACCCTTTTTTGATCTGAAGGGATACATTGATCAAATGGTGCAAGATTTTGATGTTACAAATGTCATCTATGCTGATAGTGATTCTTTTAATGAAGACATTGAGTATTTTTTAGTTGAATGTCAAATTTTAATCTTTAAAGAAGTTGAACGAATTAATAAAGGGCAAAAGAACTATTATAAGCGATACGAAAAGGAAAAAGAAGTTGAAAATACCAATCGTCCTAAGTTATCTTATAAATCGCGTTTATTTAGTCGAAGGCGTCGAAATGGTTTTGGCAGCCGTACTTCGGAATCCAGCGACGAAGACGACGACTACGATGACAACAGCGACACAGCCAGCGACATAACAGAGTCATCGGAAGACACCAATTGAAACCAAAACCAAAACCAAAACCAAAACCAAAACTAAAACTAAACCGAAAACCAAATTGAATAAAAATAAAAATAAAAATAAAAATGGCCGCTCAAGTTGCTTTCAATACCGATGCAACTTCTAAATCTAAAGCCGACTATTCTTCTTCGAGTCAGGTGAAAATATTGCGAGCGTATCCCGCTTGGCCTTATGCAATTGAATTGGGGCGGCCTTTGCAGATTGGCATGTATGGCAAATTCCACGACTTAATGTTTATGAGTTCGGGTGAATTAAATCAAGCAAAAGTCAATCGAAACAACAGCGCAAATACGATTGTTGAAAGGTATAATTTTTACATTGATAAAATAAGCATTCAATACACCGTTGACAGTAGTGCAAGGATCAATCAATATGATATTCGAAATTCAACAACTTTTCAATGGTATTCCAGTACACCAGAATACATCGATAAATTGTGTAAATGGCTAAAAGCGGAAGAAAATATTGAGTATCCATGTCATTTGATTACAGGTGTGACGGATAATCAATTTTCAATGAACTACAAAGACGACCGAAATTTACCAGGAATACCTTTTAAAGATACACCTATGTGTTTTATACAGTACATTGAAGTGAACGACGAAGCGGACTTTAATAATGATCAATAAAAAGCGACAGAGGGCTTTGATCCATGCTAGAACGAGGTGTGAGAATTGTCTACATAAAACAATGTATAATCATTTATTGAATCAAGAAAAGTTCGATCTCTCAACCTTGGAATTTTCGATGGAAGATCTTTATTTATATGCTTTGCATATCTATATTAATATTGCTTTGATGGATCCCAATGATCCTGATTACGAGATGTTTGCAAATGTGCATCAATACTTTGATTTACAGGGTAAATTGGATCCCTCGGTAGAATATTTAATTAAATCGAATCTTCTTCTTGCAATGGGCAATCGGGACAAGATCAAACTGGGCGATAAAAATATGGATATCTTTCTTGATTTAATCTATGATGATTGCCTTTTAGACACTAAATTAACTTTTAATCAATTTCTGTAAAATGTCTACGAAATGTCTACGAAATGTCTACGAAATGTCTACGAAATGTCTACGAAATGTCTACGAAATGTCTACGGGAAATCCGATATTCCCAGCAAGACCGATCAACGCCGTTCAAGACCGTCGGGAAAGCAAATCTTAATCAAATCTTAATCAAATCTTCATCAACACAGACTTTACAATGTTAATCGATGACGTTTATTCCATTTCCGCGGTCTTGCCGCGACCGAAGGGGTGGTTTTGGCCCGCCAAGAAGCATGGGAATCTTAAAAGGGCGCTTTCGGTGGAGGTACCACCGGTACCGGTACCGCATAAGAAGAAGAAAAGGATTACCGCGCCCGAAAGAAAGGTGATTCGCGCCACAAGGAATTGGCACAACTACGACCTGAATCAGGTAGTGCTACGAGAAGAGTTTAAGGACTTACTTGACCAATTTGCTACAAAGTGTTTGGAGATATATTATTTTGAAATATACCTTAACTTGGTGGCCGAGGGTTTATTGCTTAGTGAAATGAAGAAAGTAAACTACATGCAGGATGAAAAGCATTTTATGGAATATTTTATGTTGACCTTAGTCATGTTATACCATGTCCGCCCGAACACTTTCAAGAAATGTTTAAAAGATCTACAAGCTCTTATTCGAGTACAAAATAAGAGGCGTAAACAACCCACAGGTTTTCGCGAGTTTGTGGATTGGTTTATCAACATGACCAATTATGAATTAAAAGAATTTGTTGAAAAAATCGAATCATTACACATGAGTTTGAAAGATTGTGTTCCAAATGATTTTAAAAAGGAGCATTATGATATTTTTTGTAAATGGATGTCTTCGTTGCATGGTATATGTAGTATAAAGTATTATTTTCATGGTAGAGCGCGGAGTGTACTAAAAAATACAGAATAAATAATTTTTAAATTATGGAATTTCCAATTGCTAAAAGAACATAACCGAAACAAATAAACACATACGTCGTTGTAAACGGCAAATAATATTCTTTCCACCAAGAACTTAATAATACATTTCGTCGACGCAATCGAAAATACATGTACACCCCTAGTCCGATTAAAAGTAAGCCTAATATATTACAACCGACTGCGTAATGGTTTATTTTATATCCCGTTTCGCTGTCTTTCTTGTCTTCATATCGTAAACTTTTTAATATAACGTAAATTATCCAAAGAATATAAAGTAATACAACAAAAGTTTTATTAATTTCATTTAAATATACATTCTGTCCACCTAAAATATACTTATCCTGTGTATAAAAACATTTATAAGAATACTGGGCTAAAATACTTGCTAATATAATTCCGATCCCAATGTATTTAAATGTATCGGGCGCGGGGTCGTTGTGAATAAACCATGCCCAACCTGATACAAAAAACATTAAAGCAAACAATCCATATAAGATTGTCCATTGTTTGCACTCTCGATCAGTGTATGAAGATCTAAGAGCTCCTTTAGCACATCCAATTTCTTTGTATGACACAAAAGGGAACTGGGGGATAAAATCATTCTCCACCCAATTTTCAGCTTTAATCAAACCAATGATAATTAAGAATACTGCCACAATATTTTGATGAAAAAGATTTTCGTTCATATTATTCATTTTCAGGTAGAAAAGATGCAAAAGCCTGTAAACAAAATAAAAAACGAGATTGAATGGATCCCTTTTTAAAAGTATCACTTGGAATGTTTGCTAAGTTTTTAAACTTTGCAATATCAAATTTATAATCTACATTAATATCAATACAATTATTTAAAAATAAACAAATACAAGGTAAAAATTGACGAATATCATAATATTCATATAATGAGAATACTGGTTGGGCTTGAATTAAACTTAAGTCTTGTAATATATAATTACGCTCACTACTAGTAGCATTAAGATATTTATCATAAATTTGATTGTATTCATACGCTCGGCCAATTTGTATCCCGCTATTTTTTATTATTCTTTCAATTAAATACTGTTCAAATACATATCCTTTTGTTAAATTTGTTTGTACAATATTCATTGCTTGTTGTCGAAAATGAAGTTCATCAAAATCTTCAGTAACAAAAGCATTTACTCGCTTTAATATGTAATTGAAAGTCTTTAATAAAACAATTTTGGTTTTATTGTCATAATTTAGTTCACTTACATTCTTATTATTATTAATAAAAGTAAAATACATCAAATCGATTCTTAATAATTCTTCAAGACACTCAAATATTTGATGTACTTCATTTTCGCTCGCAAAATTTTCTTGTAATGCTCGTTGAAACTCATCAAAGTACTTCTTGTGTCGTTCAGGGAAATGTTGAAATAATTTTAAATTAGGTATTACATTGATGACCCTTTTGACATGAAAATAAATTTCATTAATAATTAAAACATTACTTTGCAACAATTCATAAATAAACTGAACATACTCCTTCCTTTGAAAATTCAATGCATTTTTTAAACATTCTTGAGCCACTAAATATTCTAGAACTTTTTGTCGACGATCAAAATTATTCTTTATCGATCCAGAGCCAAAAAAATTAGTCAATTTTATTTCTTTAATGATTTTATTTGAATCAAATATCGGACTATTACTTAAATGTGATCCAAACACTTCTAGTATTGTTAAAAAATTGACTTTGGTTAAAGCTTTTTCTAAATTCATGAAATTGCCAATATTTCCTTCTTTGGGATCAATGTATTCTTCTGTATTTTTATCTTGCAAATATTTATTTAAGTATCGCATTGCAACTCTAAAATTTCTTCGATGGATTTCTTTCTTTTTCTTATTTTCATTTTGACTAGCATAAAATATATAATAAGGTGTAATTGTATCTAAACACCCACCAGTAAAGTAATGTGGATATGCATGATAGAAATAGGAATCAGTAACAACACCCTCTGAACCACACATAAAACAATGTAAATTTATATATGAATTTTTCTTTAATTTTTTTGATAAATTGTATAAACGAAAAGTCAAGTCACTTAAAGTAAAAAGGCTATCAACTATATGTTTTTGATAAACAACTTGATTTCCATCATCGTCGAGGTAATCATATCCAATCGCGGTGGCCAAGTATTGTGCATGTATATTACCTGAAGCGCAAAAGAAATCAGGACATAAACTAAACGGACGATAGACCTGATCTTCTGTTTCAAACTTTTGCGTTTCCTTAAATAATGCCATTAAAAATGGTAATTTTTTTTCATATAAAGCAGTAAATAGTTGTATTTTCTTTTGCATAATTTCCTGTCTATTTAAACCTTGCTGGTAATATAAATATTTAACGTAATTCTTTAATTGATTGACTAAGTTTGTAAACCATTGCGACATTGTATCGTTTGGATCTAAAGTATGTTCAAAGATATCTTGGGATTGCAATGAACTAAATAAATAAGTATATATATGAATATTGATTTTAGGCGGAACGATAAAAGCATTGTTATATATTTGACCATGTGTAAATAAAAAGGAATCCGTAAATTGCTTTTCTGCAGGCACCGCTCTTTCGTTTGATAATTGATCAAAAGCAGTATCAATATTTAAATTAGAATCTTTGTGATGCACAATGAATGGAATAATATTTTTACCCAGTTTTTCACCATACATCTCAAAAAGACACTTTTCATATTTATTCACGACCTGTTCATCTATATAATTCCATGTAAGTAATTCTTTGTTTCTTTTTGTCTTCGCCACCTTCGTCGGCGTGACCTTCCGCTTGCCTTCTTCAGACTCGAGGTACCTTCTTTTCATTTGCCCACTTTGTTCTTATGGACTTAACTTGATTAATACTTTCTTATTATGACACAAGAAATTAATTCATTTCAAACCCCAACTTAAACAACAACTTCAATTGAAATTAAAAGTTTAAATTGTGCAATTAAAGATGGACTTCCGAACAAATCCGAATTCAACATTAGCATCGAAGCAACTTATTGCATCCATGGGATATGTTGAAATCGTGGACAAAAGCAGGTTATTCTATGGTAAATTTCTAGAAAAGTTACATGGCGTTTACCATATTATGTACTGCGGCAATTACTTTATCAAATCACAAAAATACGAAGGTTATCGATGGGAATTTTTTAAATTTCTTCATGTTAAAATATATAACTGCTTTTTTAATAAAAATATACAATTAAATAATAAAAAGTCTGATGAATACAATATAACTTTTTTAAACTTTGTTTTAAATGCGGAAAATATTCTAACAGTAGGCGATATACAAAACTTTAATGCGAAAAATAAGAAAAGAAAATACAACGAATGTGGTGGAATATACTCATATCCAAGTATTGGAGGGTTTGGGATACAATTTATAAAAGTACGAAATAAAGATGATCACTTTGTGCAATTTGGACCAGATATCAATGAAATAAAATCAAATTTTGAAAAGATAACAAAAAGTCAAGATGAATTACTACGGGATCATAAACATTTCTTTAGAAGTCGATTTATTACAGTTAAATTTCAATTTAGACACAAAGTATTTTTTACACCTATTCACATTGAACCTGAACAAATGCCCACGCCGAAAAAAAAAGAGAAAAAAAAAACCAGGACCAAAACCAAAGTCAATAAAAAATAAAAAAAATCATAGTACCACTTTTAGTCTTCTTGTAATACTTTATTTAGTTTAACGGATTGTACAGCTACTAAAATTATCCAACAAACTAATAAAACTCCAGTTATTACTTGTTTTGCAGTATCATCGTCAATGTCAAAGTATAGAAAAAAACCAGAACCCACAACTCCAGTCAAAATAATAAGGAGACAATATGTAATGATCGACAAACTTATAGTCGCTTTGTCACCAATAAAATCCTCTTGGGCGTTTTTCAAATCACGAGGCTTTATCTCAACGTCAATAATTTCGTCTTTATTATTATTTTTACCTGACATAACACTTTTTTTTTACTTTTTTAATTAATAATAATAATTTAATTTACAAATTTGTTACAAATTTTTTTCAAGATCTTCATAGCACATACTCTGCAACATGAGTTTATGTGACAAACAAAAACCAATATTATAATAACAATTTGCCTGACTTTCATCAAGCTTAAAACACATCGTAAAACGCTCAGTATCACATAAATGTGCACAATCACTGTAATAACACATATGACCCCAGCAATATGGTTTCCCATGCGCACGAAAATTGTTACAATCTGCTAAAAAGCATTTTGGTATTTCATGAGAAATTGTCGATAAATACTCATTACGCATTTGAATATGTTTCTCACATAAAGGTAAATAATAACAATTGCAATGTCTGTTATTTCCAGGATTTACCCGCGAACATCTCCAATAATTTGTCAATTGATTTATATCGCACAATTGTTTCATTACTGGATGCATTTTATAATAACACTTGTTCGTTTCCGCATATTCTTCACATGACTTTAAGGAACATTTCATATACTTTTGACTCTCATCGAAAATTTTCATAAAAGTTGGCGCCGGTGTACAACAATATTCATCGTAATCGTGACGCCAAAGGACGTAATTATCTTTTGCAAAAATAGGGTAATGGATGAAATAGTCCTCTTCTTGCTTCGCTTTCATCATCTTTGTGTCTTCATCCAAATCATCAAAAAACTTATTGACGTCTTCAATGCCTTCGATGCCTTCGGTGCCTTCGGTGCCTTCGGCGTCGTCGCCACCGCGGCGTTTATTTGATTTTATTTCAAAACGAAAATATTTAGGCCATTCTGCGCTACCGTTTCCACGACAGGCAAGACTCGGAATATTACCGGATATATTAAAACTTTTTCGTTGCTTCTTTTTATCTTTATAATATTCATCCAAACCCGTATTCAGTCTAGCCCTTTGGCTTTCACCAATACCCGTCATGATTTCTTTTGTATTATATTATATAACTCTTTTATACTTTCAATAAGCATCACAATCAAACCATTATAATCCACTGAAAGTGCTGTTGGACTTAAAGTTGTGTTTGGATTAGCATTTGGGTTTGGGTTTGGGTTTGGGTTTGCATTTGGATTTGGATTTGAATTTATATTTCTTTTCGTTTGGAAACCTTTTACAATACAATCAAGATTCAAAGCCTCTAGATCTTGAGCTAACACACCCCAACGGCGGTCGCCAGGTTCGCAATTTTGCAAAGCATACTCAAAACCCCGTATTTTCAATACTTTATTCAAACAATCACTCTGATTGAGCGACACGAAATCTTTCTTCATAGCTACATCACTCACTGCATTCACAGTTGTACAGTAAATATCGCCATCAACACCTAATCCGCCCTCAACGCGCATAGTTCCAGTGTTTACATTGGTTGAGGTTTGCGTCGAACCCAAAATTGTAACTAACGCGCTTCCACCACCCGCCTCACGAAAAGTATACTCGCCATCCAAAGAACTTCCTGAACCAACTGTAAATTGCATATTCCCTCCTTGTGTACCACTGCCACAAATTAATCGTATATCCTCAGCGAGAGGAGCATCGCCTGTTTCGATTGTAATTCGACCTGAATCAGAAGTAGCGGATGATGTAAAAATGTTTATTTCACCACTTACTTGGGATGTAGCACCAGTAAATATATCTATCTTGCCTGATTCTGCGCTAGTCGCACCCCCGGCAGTTGCTATACTTATATCACCTGTATCATCATTTGAACTACCGCCTGACAATAAATTAATTTCTCCACCATTTTGATTCACACCTGATCCGCCCGTTATATTTACAGCACCACCAAATCCGCTCGTGTTATTCATTCCATTTATTTCTAATCGCGCTACACTACCAACCACACTATCTGTAATACCTTGAATACCAAAGGCTGTCGAACTTCCTATTCGACCCATTTGCATGAATCCAGTTGAATCATCGTATTGAAAAGTTGTGTTGGTTGCTGCGGCAAAATTATCGCTGCCGTCATTGTACTGAATATCATTCGTATTCCCTGCGGCCAACCCAAATGAACTTAAAGCAACCCAAGTTAAATTTCCTGCACCATCGTTTCTCAATACTTCATCACTTCCACCCTGCGCAGCAGGCCAAACAATACCATAAGCCGCTGTATTTGCCTCCGCGGCCTGGGTAAACAAATTACCACTAACTGAACCTTCTAATCCAAGAGTCGTTGTTGCATTAATATTCGCGGCATATATATCACCATTTACACCCAACCCGTCACTAACTCTCATTGTCCCTGTAGAAACGCTCGTAGACGATTCTGTTGTGTTTAAAATTTCAACACAATTACCCCCTGCTGTATTCACAAATTGATAAGTTCCATTAGCTATACCACCTGTTCCTACCTCCATGATGATATTTCCACCAGAATTTCCATTTCCACAAGTCATTGTAATATCTCCGCCAAGATTACCACCTCCACCAGTTGTTAAATTAATCGCCCCAGAATTTCCATTATTACCAGTTATTATATTTACATCACCGCTAAAATTTGAACTTCCAGCCGTTTCTATTGTGATTGATCCCGTTTGCTGATTACCAGAATTAGTTTCAATAGTAATATCCCCTGAAAAATTTACTCCACTTCCAGATTGAACTAAAACATCTCCTCCCGATCCTGCTCCACCACCAGTTTCAGGACCACCAATAATATTTACTCCTCCTCCATCTCCACCCGCAGTTGTGTTTTCCATTCCTTGAACATTTAACGGCGCCAACGACCCAGCACTTGCAGCAATAATTCCTATAATTCCAAAGGGGCTTGTACTCCCTGTAAGACCCATTCTTAACGAAGCCGCTGCATCATCATATTGAAAAGTGGAAAGAGTTGCTGCCGCGAAATTATCACTGCCGTCATTGTATTGGATATCATCAGCGTTTCCTGCGGCAAGGCCAAATGTACTGATGTCCGCCCAACTTAGATTTCCTGCACCGTCGTTTGCCAAAACTTCATTTGCTGTACTGGCTTGCGCGCTTGGCCAAATTACACTGTAAGCCGCCGTATTGGCATCTGCACTCTGAGTAAAGAGATCACCGCTCGTTGATCCTTCTAAACCCAGGGAAGTTTCAATATTTACATTGTCTGCAAAGATATCCTGTGTTACACCCAAACCTCCTGTTATTCGCATAGTTCCCGTAGATGTACTTGTTGCATTTTGAGTACCCGATAAAATTACAATTATGTTACTGGCAACTGAATCGCGAAAAAAGAAATTTTCATCCGTACCGCCTGTATATGCACCATCAAAAATTATATCACCATTCGTTGTACTGCCCGAAGTTAAACTTAGTACGATACTACCACCATTAGCTCCTGTTCCCGTAGCATTACCAGCATTTAAAGTAATTGTACCAGCATCTGTACTATTGCTTGTTGTGTTTGGTGTGCTAAGTGTAATATCACCACTTTGAAAACCTCCACTACAGACACCCCCGGACAAAGTTACATTTCCACCATTCCCATCCGAGCATGCACCTCCAGTAACATTTACACTTCCACCATCTCCAGTGCCCGCGCCACCAACAACATTACCTCCTTCAATATTGATCACCCCGCCATTACCGTTCTGTATACCTTCTCCACCCGCTATTGTTAAATTTACTCCATCATCACCGGGACTTACACTATTGGCGCCAAGAATACTTGCACTATTATTTACTGTACCCATTGTCAATACTCCATCCACGGCATCCGTAAAATTGAAAAAGGAAGTTGTTGCCGCAACAAAATTACCAGCCCCATCACTTAGTTGAATATCGCCTGAATTGCCTGCTGAAACACCACTCGGGGTCGCCCAACTTAGATTACCAGCTCCATCATTCGTTAAAACTTCCCCAGATGTTGTAGCTTGGTTACCGGGCCATATGACTGTATAAGATGCACCTACACCTGATTGCTGGGTCAATGTGTCATTCGTTGTTAGAGCGAATTCGTTAGCATATATACTTTGTGTTACTCCTAACCCTCCAGTAACCCTAACAGTACCAGTGCTTGTGCTCGTTGCATTTTGACTCACGCTGTATACCCTAACAAGATCGTTACCACCGGTCGAATCCTGAAATAAGAAAAATTCTTCGTTCGTTACATCGGCCGCGCGGACCTCAATAATTCCATTTTGAACACCCCCTGTACCAGGTTGAAAACGCATTAACCCTCCATTTGTAGAACTCCCATCACCCGTGCTTACAAATAGATTTCCTCCATTTGTACTGCCGTCTCCTGTAGTTAAAGTTAAAATCCCTCCATCACCAGTACCCGCAGTTTGTTGTCCAGTTGCAATACTAAGCGCACCCGCATCAACTGAACCTGTGCCCCCATCACCAGAAAAAACATTAATATCACATCCTGATAAAGTCGATCCATCAGCAGCAAAAAGATTGAAAGTCCCCGATTGAACTCCTACATTTAAAGTGCTCGTTGGACTTCCATCTGTAAAATTAAATAAACTTGATGTTGCTGCAATGAAATTTCCAGCGCCATCGCTTAATTGAATATCACCTGAATTACCTGCTGCAATGCCACTCGGCGTAGTCCAACTTAAATTTCCTGCTCCATCATTGGTAAGGACTTCACCCGCCGATGTCGCTTGTGCATTAGGCCATATCACACCATATGCGGCAGTATTTGTGTCCGCAGATTGCGTGAAAAGATTACCGCTAATTGAACCTTCTAAGCCAATTGTAGCAGTTGCATTGAGATCACTGGTGTAGATACTACTAGCTACGCCGAGTCCTCCTGAGACAATCTGCACGGTACCCGTGCTGGTACTTGTTGCATTTTGACTCACGCTTAGAATGGATACTAAAGAAGTAGTCGTACCTGATTCATAAAACTCATAGCTTCCATCATTCGTCCCTCCAACTCCTGCACCGAAAGTAATTGAACCTCCATTATTTCCAGTCCCATCACCAGCCGTAAAATTAATTGAGCCACCGTCTGTGCCGCCCTGTCCGGCTGTTAATCCTATAGAACCGCCATTGGTGCCTGCTGTTCCTATACTTAAATCAAGCGATCCACTGTCACCAGTTGATGCATTGCCTACACCAAGGGTAATATCACCTGAATTAATATTTCCTAATCCAGTGTTTAAGGTAAGATTTCCGCTTGTTTGGAGATTACTTGCACCGCTAGAAACAAAAACATTTCCGCCGTCTCCGCCAACAGCTCCACTCGTTTGAGCACCTGCAATCAAAAATAAATTACCACCAATATTCGTGCCGCCTGTTGTATCTCCTGATGCTATAGATAACCCGCTGCCTTGTAAGGTCGAATCTACGCCATTTATTGATAAATCACCATTGGCTGCGCCGACTTCTAATGTACTGTTCGTGCCGTCCGTATAATTCAGGGTACCAAGTGTTGCCGCAACAAAATTGCCAGCTCCATCGCTGTATTGAATGTCTCCAGCATTTCCTGCAGATGGAGTACTTGGAACGGCATCCCAGGTAAGATTGCCAGCGCCATCATTTGTTAAAACTTCATTGGCACCGCCTTGGGAATCAGGCCAGAAAATTGTGTAATCAGCCGTTGTATTGCTATTGGCTGCTTGAAATATAGAATTCCCAGTAATATCGCCAATTAATTCTAAATTGCTGCAATTTGAAATATTTACACTATTAAAAGCACCAGTTGTACTAAATAAAGAAAATGTCTCATTACTTGCTGTGAATTGGGCATTTACATTGACCCCATTTAAAAATTCAAGAGTTGTCGTTGTAAAATTAGAAGTAGTCATTTGTAGTAAAGATCTTTACTTTTTAATAATTACACGATATCTAAAATGTTATTTACTAATACAAATAAAAATAAAAAGAATAAGCCTTTCTTCACAAATCCAAAATCACCTAAACTAACGCCAAGGAATTTAAAATCAATCCAGTTTCGTTTCAAATGGTTGTTTAGAATTGTCCAATCTAACATAGTTGCATTTTCTTCAATAATGTTTAAAAGCAATAAATCATAATCTTCATTTAAATGCAAAATATTAATAACATCATGTAATGTTTTGCGTCGTAAAAATCGAAAAATAATTTTTTTGTCATTAATTGCATTATATAAATTATTTCGTTCTCTCATAATATTAGTTGTAATGTATAAATAAATAATTTGCATAAACATGAAAATTAGATATATTAACCATGGGAAACGACGAAATTTACCTTCCGATAAGTCTTTGAAGAATAATGTAAATGACAGCGCACCTAATATTGTAAATGAAGTAAATATATTTTCCAATTGATTTACTGAATTATTAATATCTTGAGCTAATAAATTGACATCGTTCATGATGCTATTTAAATTTAATTCGTCAAATAAACTTGGCTTAAATTGTTTCACATATTTCTTAATATCTTCAGTATGTAAATAGAAAATACTTGCAAAAAGTTGTAAATTTAGTCCAAGAACTAAGGAAATCATATAATTACGAAAGATAATAAGAATAGAAACAAAAATTTGTGATGATTTACTTAACTGATTAAAAGATGGAAAGTACGCATCATCAATATACAATAGGTAAAATAGGTCACTCAACGCCCGAAAAATGGCGAAAATTTGTAAAGAAATATTCATCTTTAATAATGCTTTATTCTGCTCTTTTTTTGTATTAAATTGTAAAAGAAAGTACTCTTCAAAATGATCATTTTGAAAGTATATAAATGCAAAAATATACTGAAGAGGGTATATTAAATGATAAATAAAAAAAGCATAATAATAATTAATACTAATCCTTGTGTCGTTTTTTCGTTTTCGAATCTCTATAATGTGGTACAATACATGGATTGCAGGCATGGATACAAGTAGAAATATGAAACAAGTATACATCCAAGATATGATAATGTAAATAATGTACTTATATATTTCCATATGACTATTCCCATTTCCATTACTACAATCATTATTCCCATTTCCATAACTACAACCATTCCCATTACAAGTGTTATTTTCACTTTCATTGGATATTTTAGAAAGATACTTTATCTTTTCTTTGATTTCATGTTCTTGTTGATCTCGCGTAGCCAATTTTTTAGAATAGTTCTTCTTTATCTGTATCATTAACTTTGTAAACTTCCCGGGCTTTTCTAATAAATAATTGTCTTCTTGTAATTTTTCAAGAATTCGCTTTAGACGATGTTTCCGGATATACTTACGAGCTACAAAATTGTGAAAGTTTTGTTTGTATTGTACAGAAGAACTTGCAGCAGTACTACTATTTGTATTACTTGGAGATCTATTCTTACTCTGGTTTTGATTCTTTATTTGATTACTTTTTGGATTTCCGGACGACGACGAAATACTTTCAATGTCATTCTCGTTGCAACATTGTTTGTTTGATAATACATCATCGTCCTCAGGAAAGTTTATAAAAAGCGGGCGATATCCTAAAAATAACAATAGCTTGTTCAAATTTTCCATCTTTTTAATTAATTTTATAAAATAATTTAATGGATTTATATGAAAAAAGGATACTCGCATCTCTGTTTTGTCAAAATGATGAATACTTTTTCATTCTTGTTGTCTTTATGGCGACATTTGGACTTTTCGTTTCTAATGATGATCAAAGACTGGAAAACTTTACAGCTTTTGCTTTTGCAACAATTCTTATTATTTGTGTGATTCTATTCACAGTGACAATATCAATAAAAAATTTTTTTTAAAGTCTAATTCATTAAGTATAACACAAAAAGATGGAAAATAATCTTATTACAAAAAAATATAACAAAAATCCAGAATCATTTTATAAAGGACTTTGTTTTATCATTGTTATATTCGTTATTATCTTCATTGTTTTTCTATTGTATTTTGGTATCAAGAAATGGAAGGATAAAGTCAAAGCTGTACAATGCCCTGAAACAAATGAAACCTTTATCGTACAAAATAATCATAATGAACCTGAATGGGTGGGAAAAGAAGCGGCTAGACGATTAGGAATATTGGCAAAAAAAGCAGACACCCTTGTGATTTATATGCATAAAAATAAATTACCCGATCCAGAAATTGCAAATCGTTTAGCAAAACGGTGGAAAAAAATACGACAAAATTCAAATGGACTTCGTGAAACAAGTCAAGTCGAAGAAACGGCTGCTTACACTGTTAACAAAGGCGAAGAATTGCGTATTTGTATACGAGACACTTCGTCTAATAAAATGTTTCAAGATCTAAATACAGGATTTATGGTCCTGTTACATGAATTAGCGCATTTAATGTCAGTATCTTATGGACATCAATTAGAATTTAAACAAAACTTTGCATATATCTCTAAAATTGCCGTTCAACTTGGATTATACGATTATGTCGATTATTCCAAAAAGCCAACTAATTATTGTGGTACAGATATTACATACCCACCCTTCTAACGACGGCTGCGGCTTTTTCTTTTTCCGCTTGTCCTTCTTGATTTACTTTTTTTCTTTTTTGAAACTTGAGACAACTTTTTCTTTCCGTGCACAATCGCCCAAGCGTCTTTTAATGAGATATTATGTTTACTCCTCATTTGCATCGCCCTTTTCGCATCGGCTGAACCCTTTCGTGACCTCTTTTTAGACGACTTTTTTCCCGATGGTTTCTTTTTACCTTTTACAATACTCCAGGCCTTTTTTAAACTTATTTTCCTATCATGCATTAAACGCAAAGCTCTTTTTCCTTCCGCACTGCCTCTGCGGCTTTTCTTTCTCCTTTTAACCCCAAATCCAAAACTGTTTAATGTACCATCTTCATCGCCTTGTAATACTTCGTTATCATCCTTGGTATCTTCACGATGAAGCATTAAAACAGCATCGTCGGAATTATAAGCTTCATCGTCATGATCGGCTAGGCTTCTTTTAGAACCGCGACGACGGCCGGTTGAAGCATTTTGTTTTCGACTCTTTGCCTTTTTGGATCCACTGCGTTTTCTTCGACGACCGCCAAATTCAAATGACATATCATTATAATCATCGTCGTCATCAGAATACCCGAAACCATTCGTGTAAGAATACATTCGATAAGTATTTCCTAGTGGTTTATAAGAATCAGTACTAAAGTAATCGCGCATGTAAATACTATTTTATTTGCAAAAAATCGGAATTTATATAAATTTTATTTTAGTTGTTATTTAATAAAGAACATACAAAAAAAAATTTAAATATTTGAAATTTATTCTAAAGAAGCTCTTTTTAAACAAAAAAAAAACCCACAATTGTAAATATGTCATTTGGCCCAAACCATCCCGGAGGTTTGAAAAAAAATCAACTACTCATTGCTCCCTTTGGAGCATTTCAACCATGGAAAGTCGAAATGGAACAAGACGCACCCTCAAGCTCTGGCGTTCCTCCTTCATCGAGGTACGGTCGCAAAAGCAGCCGCCGTCGAAAAAAACACCAAAGACGACAACAAACGCGATCTTCGGAAAATAATGAATGGGACGAAGAAGATACCGATGATCTAAATAACCATTTTGGCATGCAAAAATCTGAAAATAATGAATGGGATGAAGAAGATGAAATCGTTACTTTACCAAAATATTCTTCAAGAGCAAAAAGCGCAAGAGCAAAGAAAAGAAAATCAAAGTCAAGGTCAAAGTCAAGGTCAAAGTCAAAGTCAAGGTCAAGGTCAAGGTCAAAGTCAAAGTCAAGGTCAAGGTCAAGGTCAGCGGGATCAAGAAGAAAATCACGATTTGGATTTGCTGGATATGATGACGATGACGTTAACTCAGTCATTGATTATGGGAATTATGATGAAGAAGAAGATTACAACCCTAGAAAAAGGCGTCGCCGAAGATCCTTAAGTGATCGAATAAGGGCGTTGTCAAGAAATTTATCAAGAAATGCGTCCAGATCATTAAGTAGCATTTCCAGGTCATTAAGTAATATGTCTAGAAGTTTATCCAGCGGTGCGAGTCGAGCAAGCAGCGCCATCAGCGATGTTGCAGAAAGCGTCAGAGATCGAATTTTTCCACATAGACATGATGAATTAATTGTCGATAAACGATTCTATGATGAAATAGGCGATGATAAATCATTCGAAGAAACACTGGATCTTTATGAACAATATAAAAAAAGGAAAAATGAATCTAAACCAAGAAAATTGAGAAATTACCTTAAACGAAAATTAAGTGGCAATTCTTATGGCGCTGAAAGTGAAAATAAACAACAACAACACCACCAACCGGAATATGCATGGAATCCAACAGGATATAATGCAATGTGGCTTGGAGCCCCCCGTGTACCGCCACCCTCATGGAATCCACTTTTATTACAAGATCATTCAACCTTTGTTCAAGGAATTAATGATCCTCAATTACAAGACGTCACGCGATATGCAAACAAAAAATACAAGAATTATTGAATAATAGACCAAATTAAGGCATCCATAATCACTGTTTGAAATGCTATAATAAAACTAGCAACAAATGCAACGATACTTTCCAGGTCAATATTATTTACCTCTGTATCTGCAATATTCTTTAATGAAATGTATATTAAAATAAACAAGGATCCCAAAGCAGTGATAAATAAAGGAATACTCGAAACCCAACGATTTTTTGTTTTAATGCCCAAGGTCATTGGCCAACTTAATGCTCCACCATAAAACAAACTTAATCCTAACCAAAGCATTTCTTTTCCTTCTTCCTCTTTTTCATTCTTGTCTATTAATTCTCCGCCACTCGCGAAATCTTCCTGAGTGATTTTTGGGATATAATACAAAAATAAGTATATCCCAAAACCGGCGCAAAGCAAAAACATAAAGTGATTGAAAGTTTTATAAGTTGTGTTGTTTTGTAACATACCCCATAATCGCTCTTCAGTGTGCAAAAACGGAATAAACGAATATTGAAACAAAACACAAGCGCCCAAAATAAAATTGAAAATAAACACATTTGTATTCATTATTATATTATTTATAACCTATCTGTTGATATTTGATTTTCTGGACCCGGGTAATCTAAAAGAAATTGACTTCCTTTAATACTATTATCATAAAAAATAAATGGAAAAGTTCTTGACATTAATGAATTTTGGTTATCGTGTATAGTATATAAAGTTCTAATCTTTTGATACATATGACCTACATGTTCATCGAAATTATCCTGGATAGTTACTTCACTTACATTATCTTGAAAGTATATATTGTTTACGGTTTGAGCGTAGCCATTTAAATCATTTAAATAATTGCCAAATCCAGACATACTCATATTTGCATACATCGGAAATAACTTAACTAGTACTGTTCGATTTTGTAATTGAAAAGTGTTTTCAAAATCAACTACATTTTGAACACATTTGCTTTTATTTGTTTGGCGCTGGTATTGATACTGATTTTCTTCTTCATCGACAACCGGCTCACCTATTCCTTCAATTTCTTCTAGAACAATTCCTATTGGTTGACAACACGATGGTGGCATTGGGGGCGGTCGACCATCTGTACTCACCATTAAAATCACACCACCTTGGTTACCTTGATATTTTGCATAAACATCCTGTAATAAATTCTTATTAAAACCTTGTAATAAACTTATTTCCTTGGCAGATGGAGCGTAAAATTGAGACAAAGTTGCATTACCAACCATATTGACAGAAGAATATACATAAGATCCCGGAATTACTCGTTGATTCGAATACAACATTATTCGCACACCTTTTATTCGAAAAGGCGGATTTGGACTAATCGGTAAGTTACTATTAATTGATTCAAATACTACTTTTAAAGGCGGTGGTACCGTATCATTAAAATTCGGATCCCAAAAATCTTCTGTCAAGTAATATTGTGAAAGGTAATTACTAAAAGGACCTTGCCACCTTCTTGCGCGAAGTATTTGCACTTGACCACTGTATTCCGTACACTGGGATCCACGATATAATGGATATGCACCGGAAACAATCATGCTAGTAATTCCTTCATTTAATATTGGAACCTTTTGTGAAGCAAAATTACTTACACTTGTTGTAGTTCGGGATACATAACTCGATTGTATTGTCCAAGGCAATCCTTGAAAAGTATTATTTTTCTCCGATGAATTAAATACCAATGGCGCATTACTTGCAGTGTAACTCTGGTTCTTAGATTTATTTGAAATCAATAAACGAGTATCCCTTGGCGTTCGAGAGGAATTTTCTTGATTATCAATATTTAATCCACGGCTGTAAAAATTAGTTAAAGCGACCCCAAAAAAAGCATTATTTCGACCTGGTTGTACACCTTCCGGAGGGAATACAGTTGAAATTTCTGCATTTTCGGCGGCACCGGTTCTTCTACTAAAGGATACTTCAGTGCTAAAAAAATCGTATATCCCGCGACCTTGTTGGTAAGGTAATACACCAACTAATTTCACATCTATTTGAGGTCGCTTGCTTACTTTAATTTTTTGATTAAACCCACGACGATTACGATCTTCAAATTCCAATTTATCTACTTGTTGTATTATAGGATAAGAATAACATTGTAAACCTTGTCCAGAGTATATTATACCTAAGGTCTCATTAATTCTTGTGTTTTCAAGTAAATTACTAGGATAATTTACATTTGAAGCATCTCGAGTATCATCGGTTACAGGTAAAACACTTCCAATTCTTGAGCCACCCCAGCCAAATTGCGGAAAAGTGTTTCCGCCGTTTATTATTTTAATATTATATAATGTATTCCAATCAAGATCACGCATGTAAGGATTGACCCCAGTCAAAGTGAATGGAAATGTATACTCTTGTAAAATACTGAGGTAATTTGTTTGCTTTTTGATTTGCGATACTTGCGGTAAACCGAAAAAATTAAGGTCAATTTCAAAATTTTCACTTAATGCAGATAAGCCATTGCGACAATTATCAGCAACACGAAATTGATTAATTTCACCTAACCCTAAGCCTAATATTTTTGTGAAAAACTTTTTACTTGTAACTTCACTTTGTACACTTTCCAAATTATAATAATTTTGAAGACTTGAAAATGGACCACTTATTTTTGGATAGTATCCTGGAATTAATGCGCTAAGGTAGTTATAAACTATAAAAGTTAAGGTGTTTTGATCTAAAGTCTCTAGTGTCAAAGAACCATAAAAAGGACCCAGATTACTTAAATTCAAATAACTACGGGAAATATTGCCATGACTTATTGCACTACCAGTACCGAGACGCTGATAATCAGGAAATTGGCTTAAATTTACCTTTGGCACATATAAATTACCAAAAATAAAGATTCCACGAGATACATTTTGATAACGAACATTAAATACATTACTTGCAAAAAGATCCATTAAAAAAAATAAATAAATAAAACTATATGTCTCTTCTTATCCTGTAATAGATTTTAAAAAACGAACAGCCTTTTGAAATTGATTTTCAAATATCCACTTTTTTTTATAAAACTCTTTATTTTTTTTTTCTTTTAGATTCTGCAAATCTGTAAGCGTTGTTTTATTTTTGTACTTCTCACTGTGATCATCTTCTTCTCGCTGCTTTTTTATTTTTATTAATCGTTTGTCTATATCTTCTTTATCTAAATCTGTATCTTTTAACTTATTTAAATCATAAAACCCACCATTTTTATCATTAAAAGCATCTTGGAGTTTACAACCTAAATTATTGTCATTGTCGTCGTTATTTATAATTAAACTAGTTTCTTTTACAGGATCTCTTAATTTTCTCGTCTGAAAGTTTGTAGAAAGTTTTCGGTTTTCAAATAATAATGCTCTATGATTAAAATTAGGATCTCCTTCTAATTCTTTTTTCGTCTTAAAATGAGGATGCACTTTCTCAAATCGTTCATTGAAATCTTTTAAAAAATCTTCTTGTGTAAATTTATCATTATTATACTTCTCAAGTAATTTTACATCATGATGCAAATACTCCGTATCATCATCATAAAGAATAGCTTCTTTTGGAGCGTATTTATCACGAGGAATTTGCATTAAAGTAAAATATGCTTCTTGAATCTTTTTAAATAATTCATGGTCTTTACAACCTCGATCAGGGTGATACTTTAAAACTAAATACCGATACCGATCTTTAATTTCTTTATTTGTCGCCGTTGACGATAAATTAAGTACATCATACGGAGTTTCGCCAGTTTCCTTATCAATTACATCATCGTCAAATTTTGTCTCATCTGTGCCATCTAAATACGCGTAAAATTCGGCCATACTCAATTTAAATTAAATTAATTTACTTTTTTTTTATTTTTTTAATTTAATCGCAATTCCGTATCACGCCATTCATTATAATCCTGTCGATAGATATCAGCAGTTGTAGGAGCGTAATTGCCTGATCGAATCGCGTAAGGGGTTATATTCTCAATCGTTTGGTCAGGGTGAGGACGCATCTCAACCAAAACCTGTCGATCATATAAATTCTGGGCACTACTCATTGCATTGGCATATTTTTGCCAAGCCGCTTCAGAACGATCAACAGAATATTGTGGATTTGGACTATCTGCATAGGGAGGAAGGTCAATATAACCCCGATTATTTTCGTACACAAATATACAATTCATTCCACTGCCTTCTTGTGTCACTAAAATTAGATCATTTTTTTGATTATTTTCTCCAGGATTTCTTAATATTAATCGACGAACATTATTATTCGTCCCCCCCACTTCTTGTATATCCACAGTTGGGTTAATTTGATCTAATCGTTGTGTTTGAAAAACTCGATTGCCATTTGTTGTATTGGTGTATTTCCCACCTTTACGGATAATACTCGCACTTAATTCATTATTGTCATTAAAAGAATCAAGACGAATAATTTCTTGAATTTCTTCTGGTGTATCATTGTTTAAAATGCGAACTTGTGTACCATTACTTGAACTAAATGTATAACGATCTTGTAAAACTCTATATAAATTATCGGAATATAAGTTTGGTGTTGTTACTATATTTAACAAAATTTCATTTTGAACACTATAATTAATTCGAATGGAATTTGCACTTAAATTGTAACAACTTACATTTGTTGCCGTAGTATAATAAGATCCACCCCATATTCGCTCTGAAGTATTATTTGCTGGGTAATTGACTGCACAACAATTACAATGATACCAAGGGGATGGATGAACATTAAAATTACCCGTGTATTGTAAATTATATACAATTCCAGGCACACCACTTCCGCTATTAACAACTTGATAAAATTGAGGCAATAAGCTTTCATCCGGCAAAGTCAAAATTCCTGAAACATAAACTCTAATTTGTAGGGAATCATCAACACCATTATCAGCCCTAACAGTGTCATAAGTAGATGGATTATTTTCTGAATAAAAAGGCCCCGTTGAAGTGATTTCCTGGGCACCAGTAACCCTTTCCGGCATCTCAAATACAGCATTTTGATCACCATCCAATATCAAAATTCGATCACCTGGTCTATTTCCAATACCATAATCATTTATTTCTATTAGGTCAATTTCGCCTGCATTAATCGTTACATTGACATTAGGTGCTTTATTTTCATATACATTTACAGTCTCTGTTTCATACGTATAACTAGTTGCAAAAGAAAAATCATATCCAGTACCAGAACGAATGGGTGTTAAATTGGAATTTAAAACAGTCGGTATTTCATCTATTTCAAAATAACCACTATTTTCCTCATTCACAGTGGGGGCTGGTGGGCCAATTTGTAAAACGCGAATACGAGTGCCAACCCGAAGGCGACTGAAATCTTGATAATAAAGATCCGGATCTAAAATACCCTGGAATATTCTATCAATAACACCATTGGGGCCTTGAGGAGCGGGGTTCAATCGATCAAAAAGATAATAAGCATTGTTTAAACTTAAATTAAAACAAGGTACATTTGTGGCATTTGAATATCCACTGCCATTGTCATATAAAATCAATCTATCCGGACCAGTGCGAAACTCAACAGCACAATTATTCGATTTATACTGAGTCAAAGGATAAAAGGGGATGCCGTATGTAAAATTCCGATCTTGAAAAGTCAATATATCACCGTTTGTATACCCACTATTACCGGGGTCCGTGATCGTTAGCGGAGGCAAAAGTGAACCTAAATTGGGTGGAAGAGGTAAATTATTTGTCCAAATACCCTTTATATTCGCACCCGTGCCCCCTCGAAGGTCCATTTCTGTAATTGTAGACGGATCTACATAAGATATTCCACCAATTTCAAGTGAAGTCAATGTTCTATCGTTAGTAATGTCACTTAATACCAAACCAGTATATGGCCATTTACCTGACCCTTCAATACGCTCTAATAATACACCGATCGGCTGAGCCTTTTCAGGGTTCGTTTGAGATAACACATTCCGCCCAGATAACCCTGGTAATTTAAATCGATCTCGTTGAATCTGTAAAACTTCTTCCTCAGTTTGAGCAAAATAAAAATCTTTTTCTTTTTGTGTTGTTAAAAAAGAATTGCCTAATCCAGGACTTGTGTTAAATATTGACACTGGATGTACAATGACCGTTCCTTGATTACTTTGATTTAAAAAAGGCAAAGATTGCGTATTTCCATTTTCATCAAATACTGTTTCAATAATTGCTTTACCAGCATCAGGGATATTATTGAAACTTAATGCCGGTGTACCCGTCCAACCAAAATTACCATATGTTTTATCTGCAAAATGATCCCAAGGCGTTTGGCCCAATTGACCTACTGGTGTAGTACCCATTCCAAAAAATGCATCACTAACAGTAGTATTCTGCACAGGTCCACCCGTCATCTCATGACCCTTTACTGCAGCATATATGTAACTTCCCGCTTCCAAAATTTCACCCTGGAATAATGGAATACAGGGGACTGTTATATAAGTTGTTTCCGTTTGACTAATTTGGACTCGCAAAGGATACGCCATTAAAGCAATGTTATATGCTGCGCCTATTGTTAAAGTTGTAATACCACGACGAAGTATTGGAACCGGATCCCCAGGCTGATAAGCATAATACCTAGGCCATGGGGCATAAAAGGTGTCTGATGAATTGGGTCCCGGACTTAAATAACCTTGGGTTTTAGGTGTTGAGATCTCTGTATTAACAACACTTACCGCGCTCACGGTATGCGGCGCAGGGTGGTTTTTATAAGAACTATGGGGGTCGGTATTTAATTGATCTTGTGTAAATCCATTTGGTAAGGAGAACTTAAATTGTTGTGTTGTTTGGGCACGATTACTAGAGGAATCTAATACTACACCAAAACATGTATTGGAATAACCAGGATCAACTCCAGGAGCTAAACAGGGAGTCATAGCATTTTTAGAATCAGGCCATTGAATCTGTCCAAATGGCGAAAAATTATTTAATTTTACATTTCCCAAAGAAGTTGGCACATTGTAAAAGTCTAAATAATTTGGAATACCTCGCCCGGATTGATAAGGTACAACGCAAGTTTCTTTTAATCCTGTTTCCAAATTCTCTTGGATAAATAATTGAACAATTTGACCAGAATATAAATATCCATCATATGGATAAATTAAAGTGTCATGATTTGTTTTAGGATAAGTTGTTATTTTTGTATTAGAGGATTTTTCATCTCCACTATATCCACTCGAGTTTTTGGCATAGACAATTTCACCAACGCCTTTTCCTAAACATTTATAAACAACAGAAGTTGTATTTTTGGAAGAAGATTCAGCAACAACCTGCTGAGTTGTGCTTGTATACTGACGTAAACTGGCTAATGGATACAAATAGGGATAAAATGTCACCGCTGCATTTAAAGCACTTAATTTTGCATATTTGTCTATTATTTGCTTTTGATCGTCTAATGTACTCTCGTATATAATTGGGCCATTTGTATTTGTGTAAAAGAAATTTTGCTGAACATTACCGCCGTTTTGACTAGAACTCATATAACTACTCGAGTCCGGAATTTCATTGATTGGCTCCTGGCCGTTATTGTTTTTATTACTTGTATCATTTCTTTTACCCAAAAACATATACCCATAATTACTTATTTGACTTGTATTGTTTGTATTGATACTATTATAATCTACCACTGCCTTTTTCATACTTCACTTTTTTTTATATTTATTTCTTGCCCGCTTTTTCTTTTACTATAATTTTTTTTTTAAGTTAAACTTTGGATTTTCAATCAAGAAGTTTCCGTGGCGCAGAATTGTTTTTCCGTGGCGCAGAATTGAACGCAATTCAATTAAACATACAAACCAAAACCCAAAACAAAATCTAATTTAAACACAAAACCACATGAGGCGAAGCGGGTATTTTATAAAGTTTAGACATGATCTACAATGCGTTCACATACAAAAAGTAAACAAACATACAATATATCAATTTCAAATGTATGGTGAAAAAAGCTCAATCAAATAATATTATACGAGCGTTACTTCCTGGTATAGGATCTTTATTATCAGGATCACCATAAAAGTAGTACGAATTATTATAATAATTAGGATAATTCTTTTTAAAATCAATCATACAAGGTACTGTTAATAAATTTACTGCGGATTTTAAAGTTGCGTTATATGTATTCCATTCATCCGCTGTGGCTTCGCGACCATTTGTAAATCTCTGCCAAGGTGCAGGTACATCTTTTTCTCCAAGGACTTGAAAAACAGCATTGAAATCACTACCAGGTTGTTCTATCTTTAAAAAGTCGCCATATCGAACATTTGTACCTAAAGACACAATTTCTACATTTATTACTTCACCTCGAGCATTTGCCGTGATATTTACAATTGTTGGAGTCTCACTTAAATTTCGTGTTGGCAATAAACCTACATCTAAACCTCCAGGAGAAACATAACCAGAACCCAAAGTTAATTGACTAAAAGATACCAAAGTTGTTGCTTCATTTAGATTCGTGATTTCTGCAGTTGATGTTGTATTTCCATCTTGATCAAACGCCAAAATGTTACCAACTTGGTAACGAGATAAATCAAAATTAGGCGGAAGTTGATCTGTAACATTGTAATTAGGCGCTTCGCATTCCCCTGGGCCAGTTTGTTCTAATTCGCATAAAATAACTAAATTATTAGCCGTTAAATTAAAAGTACTGACATTTGTCTGCGTGACATATCCACTCCCACCCTGAGTGAATTGTATATTTTCTGCACGACGAGGAGATCGTAATTCTATTAAACTATCATTATTTCCACCGTCAATTATAATACGATATCCAATTTGATATCCGTTTAAATCAATGTTGTCATAATTTGCGACTTCTAAATCAAGTATACTACCATTTAAATCAACAGATAAAATATTGACCGTTAAATTAACTGCACCTCGAGTAGCGTATACAGGACAGGTTGTTGTCAAGGGACCACCAACCGCGTACCCACTTCCACCACTTAAAATACCTAAATTCCAAAATAAAACACCCACAGATTCGTAAAATCCTTGAAAAAGGATATTTGTAGGAATATCAACATACATAAAGCGAGTATCAATTTCTTGAGATGGTGGGACTTTTAATGATAAAACACAATCATTATTTCCACTATTTATTGTTATTGTGTCTTGTAATATATAATTACTACCAATATCAGCTACTTTAACTTTTGTTACGGCATTGTTATTTGTCATGTCAACTTGCAAAATATACACTTGAAAATTACTACCCGATCCACCTGTACAATTAAAAGGTCCACCTACATTATACCCACTGCCGCCTATTTGTATAAACAAACTAACATCTTGATAAAAGGTGCATGTATCAGAGTAAACATATGTTGGCCAACCATCAGCAGGCCTATTATAGGTCCCAACACCAGCCTGAGGCTGGGTGTCCATGATATATTTGTATGTTTGTGATATCGTTTGAATATTTCCAAATTCACCAGTGTAACTCGAATTAATTACAGGCGGGAAATGAAAACTCTTGACAATACCATCGTAAGTTTTCGTTGCATAACCAATATATCCAATTTGATTGCTATCAATCCTACCCGGATTTAAAATAGACGCTTCATTGCCCAAAAGATACATTTCTGGATCAGGACTTGAAATTAAAGTTGCATTCGCAGCAAAAAAATTATCATAATAGTACCGTGTACCACCTTTTTGACAAATTTGAACAAAATTGGTTATTCGACTGACTTCATTATCTAAAACAAAAATACAATTATTATCACTGCCTTGTTGTCGAATTAATATTAAATCGCCATTTCGATTACCAAATCCCATGTCAAGAATATTAACTTCCATTATTTCACCAGTCGTTGCATCAGCTTGTATCTTTAACTTCAAATTTTTTTGATAATTGACCTGTTTGGTGGCGTAATACGCAGTGCCGCGATCATATATATTTGCACTCCCACTTTTAATATATGCCGCAAACCCACCATTGACGTAATAATAATTTCTTAAGTTTTTATTGAAATTTATAAAACCTACACCATCAGATTCAACAATTTCAAGTATAGCAAGATCACCCTCAGCTGCATTACTCACATAGACAGATACAAATCCACCTAATGGATATCTATTCGAAGGATTAGGTATACTAATAACATTTTTTGTACCACCAACAGGTAATATAGTATATAAATTATACGGTCGATTATCAAATTCACTAGCCTCTATTTCAACAATTAAATTATTTGCTGATAAATTCCATCCTTCAACATAAACATCACTGTGATAATTACTTCCTTGCGTATTTATAGTAACCGTACCCCCTGACGTATTTAAAATCACACTTCCATTGTTTTCATTCACATTGAATGTTGATGAACCGAAATTTTGATTAAACACAGGTGTATATAAGGTAAGAATATCCCCATTTGTGTATCCCAAACCAATACTTGCAAGCAAAACACCAGTTATACTGCCATTTGCATCAACCGAAGTAACTTCAACGACCGCTCCAGTACCAGTACCGCCAAAAGTATCGTATAACCCAGGACTGTATCCATATCCACAAACAAAGTTTTCTTGATCCATGTTTAATATTTTTCCTGTATAAGGCCACTGACCTGTTCCTTCAATTTCTTCCATCACAGTACCAATACACAAACTCCGTTCCACTGTCGCTGGAAACCGAGACATGCGATCAAATTTTTTATTGACATCGTCATTAATTTTATAATACTTTGCACCAGATAATAATTCGCGTCGTCCAGAACCACCATCATTAAATGGATTTTGCGTAGACACTCCACTGACAAAGATCGAACCCTGGTTACTCTGATTTAAATAAGGCAATTTGCGTGGACTAATTGGATCTCTAGTTTCAATGATTGCAACACCTTCTTCATTATCAACAATATAAGGAAACTGAAACACAGGGGTTCCGGTCCATCCACATCCACCATATGTAGGATCTGACCAATCAAACCACGGATTTTCTTTCTGGCCTTTCCGTTGTAAATGCGGATAAATCAATGATTGAAATTTGTATTGATTGCCGTAAGAATCGATATAATCATTTGCAGTGAACCAGTCCGCCTGGGCTGCTTCAGGAATCCGAAAAGCATAATCTAAACCATTTGCTTCTGCATAACTAGCAGGTAAATAAGGCGATTCACCGATTTCTTCAGGGGTGATTATATGCCCTAAACAAGTAACGTACGCATAACTACCAACTATCACCTTTTCACCTTGGAATAACGGAACACAACTAATACTAAGGTAATTATTGTTGTTAATTGGACTATCTCCCTCAGCAATGTCTGGTTCATAGTATGCTTGCATCCCTATATTCGTTGCGGATCCAATTAAACAGGTTGCTAAACCATCGTGCAGAACTGGACACTGGTCTTCGGATTGATAAGCGTAGTATCTTGGCCAAGGCGCATAGTAATTGTCATTAAAATTTTGAGGACTGTAAATTTTGGAATTTTGATTTTGTAATGGGGAATAGATAAAACTAGTATTTTTGGGTGGACTGGTAAACGGAGCCGGGTGATTGAAATAAGGTGTCCATGGGAAAATAGCATTATCAAAGTCTTCGATAGTGTATCCAGCAGGTAATTTATAATTAAACAGTGATGTGTAATTGAATTTATTTGCTTGAGAATTTGGTGTACGAAATTTACTCGTTTCACTTGATCGATTATTTTTTAAAGGCGTTGTTTCTAATATAACACCGGCACAATAATTATTGTTTCCTGGGAAAATACCTGAACTTAATTGACTTTCAATGTAAAAATTAGGATAATTTTGAGGATCCCATACAGGTTGACCAAAGGCATCACCAGCAAAATACTCCTTTGTAGCATCATATTGTTGTATTCCGCGACCAGTTTGATAAGGAATCACCGTGACAAAATTATCGTCTGTAAATTGGAATTGAACACAACATCCAGAATACAATATACCACTATACGGGAAGATATTTTTGTTTATTGTCTTTGGACGAGGAATAGAAATTTTGTCGATAAATTTATCCCCATAATAAAATGGCATAAGTAAATTTTGCCCTTCACTAGGTAAACCATCATTTTGTACGCCGGTATTATAGTATTCTATTTTACCCAATCCACGACCCAAGAATTTATACAAAGGGAAGTCATTTTGGACTTCTTTAGAAAAGTCAAACTTAGAAGATAAAAGATCTTCTGGAAAAAGATAAGGAAAATTACTTAAATTAGAATAGTCTGTAAATATATGTGAAAACGAAGTTAATATATTTAGGGTGTCTAATTCTGTTGGTGTATAAAACAAAGGACCATTATTATTTAATTGAAATAAACTACGAACTTGTTGACCTTGTGAATTTGCTCCTCCTACATTCATTCTTAACCCAGACACATTATAAAGATAAGATGAATCATTTTCATGCATAAAATTTATACTTCCATACGGACATTGATATCTTCCATTGACTAATACTGTATTGAAACTTGAACTAGACATTATTATTGTTTAAAGAAAAGAATTAATCCAAGAAAAAGAATATATAGTTTTCTTACTTAATCTTTTCTTTATTTTTTTTATCTTATCAAAATTTAAAATGGAGGAAATCGTTTATAATGATTTGACTCCAGAAGAATACATCCAAAAAGCAATCCATGCAGATACCAATGTTCTTCAAAAAATGCTACAACAATTAGAAGAAAAGGTTATACCACAACATGAAAATGTTGCCATTTCATCGTTCCTAAAACATCAATTTGAACTTTTTGAACAAAACGAAGAATTTACTTCAACAAATACTGCTTCAAATGAAGATCATATTTTAAATTCAATTGATCGACCTTTAAATAAACTTTTATTGCAAATTAATATATTGCATCATCGATTTCATTTGGCTGGATTAATTCAACCCAAAGCAAGTTCAAACGACAAAGAAAAAGTAAAAGAAAATAATGATCAATACCTACTTCGATTTAATCGTTTATTTGAAATTTTACATTACAGTATATCTTGTATTCGTAACTTGTATCATTTGAAAAAGGCCACAAAATATGATCCAACACAGAATACAGATGTTGGCTTATATCGATTTAATAAAATTGATTATGCAGGATTGGAACCACATCAAGAATTGATATTATACCTCAACAATAAATTATTAGAATACAATTTACGCCGGCAAGGGGAGTATTGTATGGAAAGAATCAATACTCCAGATAATTTTGATACTCATGCATGGAAACCGGTGAAAAAAATCGAAAAATTTGTAGCAGAAGAAACAAGACAAAGTAATAATTTTTTGCAATGGATGAATTGTACACAAAAAAGTAATACTTTATCTTTTGTTATACAATACCTGAAAAAAAGTCAAGATATTTTCTTTATTGATGTTGAAAAAGACTTTCGGTTTTTCAGCTATTATGATGGGATCTATTGTACAATTGAGGAATACACCGATGAAGTAGACGGTAAAACAAAGTACACAGATCGGTTTTATCATCATAAAAGGGAACGATCAACAAATAAAGAAACTTTGAGTTATGAATTGGATAGCAGAATAACGGCCTGTAACTATGTTGAGCAATATGTTCGATGGACAGACACAGTAGGAGACTCTCCATTAGAAGAATGGTATACAAAAATTTCCACACCAAATTTTCAAAAAATATTGGAATTCCAAGATCTTCCTGATGAAGCAATTCAATTTGTCTATATTTTGATTGGCCGACTTCTCCATAAGTATAATAAATATGACAATTGGCAAGTCGTTCCATATATCAAAGGAGTTGCGGGGACTGGTAAATCAACCATATTACTTGATGTTTGTCGAAAATTTTTTCAAGAAGTTGATGTCGGAATTATCTCCAATAATATCGAAAAGAAATTTGGGTTATCCGCATTATTAGATAAACGAATCTTCATTGCTCCGGAATATGGGAAAATGGGTGTGACCCAAACTGATTTTCAACAAATGGTTTCTGGTGAAGAGTTAACTATACCTAAAAAATTTGAATCGGCAGAAACAACAGAATGGGATAAACCAGGAATCATTGCAGGAAATATGTTACCTGGGTATAATGATAATCAAGGCAGTTTGGCTCGTCGTATTTTATTAATTATATTCGGTAATGTTATTCCGGAAGAACAAAGAGATCCTTCTTTAAACAAAAAATTACAAAAAGAATTGCCGTTGATTTTAATAAAATGCAATCGTGCGTATATTCACACTATCAATCATCATGCACATCAGGATATATGGTCATTTGTACCATCTTACTTTAAAGAAACACAACAAGAGATGTGCGAAGACATTAATTCATTGGTTTCTTTCTTAAATCAATGTTCAAAATTGAAATTTGCCAAGAATAAAAACGAAAGATTGTATTGTGCTTTATCCGATTTTGTAGAACTTTATAATGAATATGTCAAAAACAATAATTTACCAAAAGGAAAATGGAACAAGGATTTTTACGATCAACCTTTACGTAAAAAGGGATGTAAAGTGACTAAAGCAGAACCAAGATATAATCCCAATTTAGATGAACCACATACACGCAAAGTGGTGAAATGGATTGACGGAGTCGCCATCATTGATGAATATTGTGGGGAAGAAGATTTTAGTGGAGATAATTTTTTAGATGACGTTAATGAAGAAGATGATGACCAAGTGAAAAAAACAGCTGGGTCAAAGAAAAATAATAAAGGTAATTTGAACAAATTTAAACATCAACATACAAATGCATCCTCGAAATAGCTAACTATTATATATCATAATATAAATGATGATCTTGTGAACTTTTTTTCTTGAAATGGACGTGTTTTAATAAATGAAAATGATGTACAAGAAAAGTAATTCGAGAAATTATTATTGCATTAAGAATAAACGCTGAACATATAAAAACAACGATAAAAAATATAGCGGCCTGTTCGTTACTCTCAAGATCTTTTTCTTTTGTATTTGTATCCTTCTTTTGTAAATACAAAATAAGTTCAGTTGAAGATACAATCAAAGCCATATTTAATATTAAAAAGACAAGATAGAATAAAAAAAATGAAGACCACCGCTCAAATTTCTTCAGAAATTTCTTTTGTGTATTATATAAAATGATGCTTAATGTGAATACAAAGACAAATAAAAGCGGATAAACTAATACGCGGATCCAATGCAGCATTTTGTTTTCTTTACTAATAACTCTTTCAAAAAAAAACACAGTTTCAAAAAAGAATGTTTCAAAAAAGAATGTTTCAAAAAAGAATGTACTTCAAAAATGATACCACTTTTTCTTGTAAAGTGTATTCCCAAGTTGCGTTTTCTTGACTAAATTGTTGCAGAAAATTGTTGAGCTTTTCTTTGTCTAATCGATCTCTTTTATATTCCTTCAAATTGCTTAGGGTTATAATTAAACAGGGTAAGAGAATTGTGTAATTCATATAATTGTATAAATTCGTATTTGAATTAGTTGCTCGTTGTAACAATAAATTTTCTGAAAAATTTTGTTCAATGTAGTATGTTAATTTGTTTTGAAGTTTAGGTTTTTCAAAATGTGTGTATAAGTACATCTCGTAAAATCCAAAAGCAGGAAAAATGACATTTTCATATAAATTATCTTTTCTTAATTTCATTAAATCTTTATGATTTCCAATTTCTTTATTATGTGCTTTTTTCATTTTATAAATTAACTCTAAAAATATCATAACTTTATCATATCGTCTATTTCGTATTAAATTATACCATTCTAAGTCAATGTTAACTAGCCATTGTAAATTTGTTGTAATTTCAAGATCAATTTCTTGCATTAACTTTGGTAAATCTTGAAATAATAAATAGTTCATATTTCCAACAAGGTATTGCCGAATAACCTGATATTTTTCACGACATAAAACAACCTTTTGGTAAAATTCATCACCTTGTGCTTTAACTGCGATCCCAGTTAAATTGGAATATTCAATAATTTCTTTGTAATCGTCTAATGTTTTTAAAAATGCTTTTTGACGACATTCATATAAATGTTGAAGGTAAGAGATATCTTGGTAGAATGATTTGACATCACGTCTAATTATTTCCTTTTTCGATGAAAGATCAATCTCATAATGAATTACATTGAAAATATACTTTGCCCATTTTAAAAGATTGAATGTCGTAAAAAAAACCTCGAAAAATTGCTGATTGATAATTTTGTATAAATTATACCCCTTTTGATTCGTTTTTATTTTGACATACGCGTTTTCTGGTAATAAATAATTTACTAAATCCATTCGATGGAATCGACGAAAAGATGATGTTTTAGGATTTTGTACACGAATGTCTGAAGGAAATTGATAGAAGCAATTTGTAAGTAAATAAAAAGGGATACACTCTAAATTAAATGTACTAGGTTGTACTAAACAGGTATACACTCTAATTGTAATTTTATTCCTCATTGTGTATTCTGTTCGTAAAGTGTCTAAAATACTTGTAATTAATTCACTAAGCAAAAATTCATTTTTCTTCAGTCGAATGACAACTTGTATTTTTTGTTTTCTTTTTTGGATTGAACTATCTAATAATACAATAAGGTCGAATTGTTGTAGGATATAACTTAAATTGACCGAAAATTCTGATTTTTCTTCAGGAGTGTCAATGTCTTTAAAATAAAAAACCATTTGAGTTGTTTCACCCTTAAATATTTCATTATCCCCAAGATACTCTTGTATTCCTTTATTTTTAATTATAAATTCATCACGAGAACCATGATCATCCCGACTTAATAATATATCAGGACATATACTACCTGTTTCATGCAAAATTGGTTGAAATGACCTTTGTTCACGTTGACGTGGATTTGTATTCCTTTTAAAAATTCCACGACTTTTATATTTATAAAAAGTAAATTGCGTTTCGTAGATTTCACGGATTAATTGCGTTCGTCGCTGAAATTGAATAATTTCGGAAATATCATCTAAAGCAGGGGTTATAAATGAATAGTCGATTAAATCTAACCGCTGTTTTCGTAAAGCCATTTTTATCTCTTTCCATTTTTGCGGAATAATAACCATTATATACTTCTCAATAATAAAATCAGTAATTTCTTTGTAATTTCCAGGTTCAATATCAATATTATATAAAGCAAGATCCAATGTATTGGATACCAAACCAAGTGATGTATAATAATAAGAAAAAAGCTCAATGGATACATTTTCTGGCACAACAAAACAATCGTTAATCATGACGCCATGGCCTGATATTGTAATATTTTTTGCTTTTTGAATCTCTAATTCATCTATAATTTCATTTAATTTTGATTTAGTATTATTAATGTACAATGGACTGGCATCTTGATCAATTTTTTTCTTATAAATATTATGCATATACATTAAATAGTAAAACTCAAAAGATTCTGCATTCCACAAAACATTTTGTTTTGCAAAAAGATCTTTTAAAGATTCAATGACCGTGTTATAACGAAGTTCAACCATTTTATTTTCTATTACATTTAGCAAAAGAAAAAGAAATAAATTACTTTAGTTATGTTAAGTGATCCAACAACACAACAACCACAAAAAAAATGTGTGCCTGAAAAAGTACTGCCAGGAGAAGCCCCAAATTATATATGTAAACCAAATGGTGAAAAATATTACCTCTCTCGCGAAGAAAGAAAGGACTATCTTTACGGCGGACCTTGTCCCAAAATATGCCCTATAAAAAACAATCGAGGCAATTGTCCTAACGTAGACTTTGGACTTTCCCAACAAAAGGCTAAACAAACTTGTGAAGCTAATCCTAATTGCACCTTTATTGCAAATGCTCTTGTTGATCGTTCAGGTCCGAACTATTGTATCCCGAAAAAACAAGAGGGTTGCATAACGCTCACAGAAAAAGATCTTCAACGATCCGATAAATTCTTAACGGATAGTCCTAATTTTTGTGATCGATTAAATAAAGGTTGTGTGTTTAATCGTGGAAAAGGTGATCCAAGATTCACACGAACAGGGGATCCAAAGTGTTTGCGTGGATGCTTAGGCACGAAGTATTGGAAAAACCCGAAGTATATTTGGGGAGGCGGGGGTACTAATCAAGACCCTTTTACTGGATCATATGATTTTAATGATCTGCGACTAGGACCTAAGTACCTTGAAGCTGCTCCTAGTGCAAAAAAGCCTGGTGGATGGGGTGGACCAGAAGGACCCCCCTTTTATGGTCATGGCAAATTACCACGATCACTGGGTATTGCATATACTGAAAGTCAGGGACAGTATAGCCCACCATGTAATTTAAGTGAAGGAAATATAGGGGCTTTTACAACACAACTCACAGGGGAAAATTTAGCTGGACCTGGATGTCGTTTAACGCCTCCACAACCACAATTTGGGCTATTAGACTGGAGTTTCACATGTAATTGTCCTTATTTAAAATCGGGAGGAGAATTTAGAAGTGATGCCTGGCGACCATGTGAAGATTATCAAATAGATCAAATGAAATTGCAAAAACGAGATGTTTGTCGAGCTTGTTATATACAAAATAATCCAAAAAAATCATTATATGGTCATTGTGTATTTGGTCAAGAACGACCAGACACGGAGAGTAAAATCTTAGGGTGTATCCCAGATCCTAATATGCCTGATAAATGTCGAGTTCGCCGTGTTATTGAACCAACAGAATGTCCTGCCTTTTGTTCAGATAATCCACTAAAACCAACTGAATGGAAAAACTCAACTCAATGTTCACGACAACTTGCCAATCAATGTTTTACGGTAAATCCAGATTATTATGATGTTATTTCATTAAAGCAGAAACGACAAAGTTATCAAGCACCACCCTTTAAACCTGGTCCAAATTTAAATAATCCCGAATTTAAAGAAAAATGTTCAGTGAAAAATACAAGTGATCTCTGTCAAAATTGTAATCAAAGCCCAATGCAAACAATTGGAACAGCAACAAAGTACCCTAATCGAAGTTATTGCACAATTGGAGGAAGTCAAACTTATTCTCAATTAAATGATAATACAGCTTATTCGGATGACATTGCACGCAAGTTAATCTGCCCACCGACTTGTCGTCAATGCGCTACTGGATATTTTGGAGAACCTTTAAAACCTGTTTACAATTTAGTAGAAGCTACAGATAATGTTTCCGCATTTGATAAAGGACCGTTTTTCATTCCATGGGTTGGTACACAAGCAACAAAAAATCTTCAATTAGAAAAAACAAGATTTGATCAGAAAAACTGAATTTTTTTTTATAAATTTATACAATAAGAAAGAAAAGAATAAAAAGAGATTTTTGAATGGACGGAAGTTATGTTAAAATTCCATTTAATTATCAATATGCATTTTTCCCTTCACCTGCACCTAATTTAAAAATTAATGATCAATATAATGTAACTCATGATTATGAAAAACCGGAAAATATCAGAAAACGCAAAGAAAATGAAATGACAAATAAGGTCAAGCAAGATCTTAACAAAATAAAAGAAACATTTGAATCAATTTTTATGCGTTAATTTTCTTTGAATTAAATCTCTACTTTTAGAATAAAGATATAAAAAAAGAGTATGAGTAATTCCACACCATTAACAAGTAAATCTAAGACAAAAACACAAATGAATTCTTGCCCTGATACTGGAAGTGCAAGTGAAAAATATTGTGATTTTTTTCCATCGTCTTCGTCATCGCCATCGTCATCGTCATCGTCATCGTCATCATTAGCCTTTTATTTAGCTTGTGGTGCTTTCTTTTTAGTTATTATCGTAGCTGTATATTTTTGGAATCAAAATCGAATAGTCAATGAACATTTACGAAATATTACTGTTTTAACAAATAAATTTAATTCTTTAGATAATCAAGTCAAAGTCGATAATAAAAATATCAAAGAAGAATTACAAAAAGTAAATAAGGAATTATCAGAACAAAAAAAGAAGAAAAATAAGATATCAACACAATCCAAAGAAAATACAAATGAACAACACGGCCAAGAACAACAAGAATACGCTCAACCAAGTTCCACTTTTCGTCCTCCATCGTTTTTACAAGCCTTTAAATTTCCCACACCAGGATCTGCACATGCACATTTACATAAAGCAGAAGAAAAACTTAAACCTAAATTTACCGGGGATCCATTACTAGACTCCTTTTTCCACTTATCCAGTAGCATGCATGGCAGCAGCAGCGATGACACCGAAGACGGTACCGAAGATAATGACAAAAATCAAGTTTGTATTATTGAAGAAGAAGAGGAAGAAAATAAAGAAGAAGAAGAAGATCAGAAGAAAGAAAACAAAAAGGCAGAATAAATAATTAATTATTTTTTTGTTGTTTAAAAATTAATAAGAAAATAAGTTAATAATGTTTGATCAACCTATGCCAAATAAATTTTTTAAATCAAAGCCTCCTAAATATGACAATGGGGCTTTATTTTTATCGTATAACTCACCAGGATCCCAAACATTTACAAGTTATTCACCACCTAGTGATATAAATGCATACCTCCAAGCATTATCTGGTTTATCTGGATTTGAACAACGACGATTACTACAAAGTAAAAATGGTACAGAAATCTTAGCCCAAGCAGCTTCAGGTAAATTAGACAACCAAACCCAATATCTTGGATCACAAACATATGGATCCAAAGCAAGCTGTCAAACCGATAGCGATTGTGGCAGTGATCAAGTTTGTTATGCTTTTAATGAGTTAACTTTTGGTCCACAACAAGGTCCTACTTGTGTCAATGCTGTTTACCCTGAAATAATTTTAGGCAATAAATTTAACAATGGCAAACCACTAAGACAAGACAGTAATTATTGTTATACAGATGACGATTGCCAAGGAATTGATAAATTAACTGGAAAACCGAAAAAAGGAATGTCATGTAATCATTATTATAAAGGACCAAGTGTTTATTCCAGAAATGGGGTGTGTCAAGTGAAGTATGAAAATAAAGGCAGGCAATTTTACTTAGATACACCACCAGGTTGGGTTTATCCTTTAAATAAAAAATTAAATAAATGTAATTCACAAGCCGATTGTGGTTTATCTGGTGTCAATGGATGGGTTCGATGTGTAGGTGGAAGTGACGATGGGAAAAAGTATTGTGTTTGGCCTGGGAAAACTTCTACCCCAAGTCCAAAAGATCTCTTTAATGTTACTCCTCGTGGAGTAAAGAAGGAACCCGCGCCGTATACTCAAATGCCTACGAAAGAACAAAGTGAAGTACTAAGTTTTGAAGCGAGAAATGCAAGTCGTCCTGGATTACAAACACCAGGTGGTGGGCTTACAAATACAAGTCGAAAGCCGATTAAAAATCCCAATTCATTAATTGAAATGACAAATAATGTTTCAAATAAAGCTGAAATGTTTGGCAATTTTTCTCCGTTTTAAGACATTTTCCAATATTCTTCTTGTATTTTACGAATATCATCTCTGGAATACATAACTTGAACTTTTTGTTTATTATTATATATCATTTTTTCCTGTAAGATCTCATCTTCGTATTGTTCGAATATTGCCATCAAAAATTTATAAGCTGCAAAGATATCCCGAGCACATTTGCCCCCTGTAATAATAATACTTCCTGGAAAATATAATGAAATTGAACATTCTTTTTCATATTTACGAATATTTTTGCGGGTGTAATGTACTTCCTTGTTTTCTATAAAATTATTCTTGTCGTCAAATCGGTTAACAAATTTGATTACACAAGCATGGTATTTATTATCCAAATTAAAAGAACAATGTTTTATAGGCCCTCCATTTTGATATAAATGTTCCTTTTGCTGCAATATTTTTGTACATTTATCTAATTGGATTTCTTTCATTAATTTAAAATCAGTATTAACCATTGCAATTTTACAATTATATATTTCAATGTTTTTATTTTCCGTTTTTACACTTTTTACGTATTTATTCAATTCTTGAACAGTTTTAGACATTGTAATTATATGGATTGTCGCAATATTTGTAAATTCTTTTGGTTTAGTCATTTTCTTTTCATAAAATCTAATTTTGTTTATTTTACGGAAAGTTAATGTTTCAATAAATTCAAAAGATGTCTTTTTTACTTTATATACAAAACCATTCTCATTATTATCAATGAAAATGTCGTCAATATTCTCAAAAGTATGTACATTATATTTGGAATACACAATTTCAACTTTATTAATCAGAATATCCTTTATAGTATAAATGTGTATTTGTTTAAAAATTGAATGATAATTTTTAAATTGAACAAAGTACTGTAATAATTTATGTAAAGCACAAACACATTGATTTAAAGTACGACAACCAAGAATTATTATAGCACCATTGCAAAATAATTTGATATTAACTTTTACAAATTGATCCAAAATCTTGTGATGTGGAATGAAACCTGTCATTGAACAACTATTATACATTTTATTATTCAATTTGACATCATCTTTACATTTACGACTGTTCTTGACGTATACTGCACTACAAGCAATATCACTTTGAAAAAAACTACTTAAAAATTCACCTAGGTCTATTTTTAAATTTTTTAAACGACAACTCAAAGTAATCGTTGTAACTCGTAAGGGACTTAAAAGTAGTTTATGTTTTTCATTTTTAAGTTCTTCAATAAAAAAGTCAAAATAATGCCAATGCTCTTCGCATATACATAAATTACTTTGAAAACAACATACTTTGCAAATTTGGATTTTTTCCATTATTTAAATATCACTTGATTCAAATCCACATAAAATTCCGTTAATTTCAAACTCGTCTTCTGAACAAAAGGAAATACTTGGACGTGAATCACTTTGTGTTTGAGTTGGTGTTTGGGTTTGAGTTTGGAAATCCGTTTGGGTTTGGTGGTGATTGCTTTCTTGTTTTTTCTTCTTTGTACAATTTTTTTGCTGTCGTTTCTTTGATGTACTTTTTCTTTTTTTGTTTTTTTTCTGTTCGTCATGTTCAAATTTAGAACAAATGCACCATAAATGTTGATACATATTCTGTCCACTATATTCACGCAGACCTGTAATTATACTCGTGGCTGAATTTACATCTTTGTTAAATACATATATACTATTTTCCGTAAAGCGTAAAAGGTAATCTTTTGCACGACAACTAGCTTTTGTTTTAGGAATCAAAGATGTGAATAATTTTAAATGCATGCTTTTCAAATTTTGCATACAAGATTCCGCACTCAATTCATGAATTTCACCCAATTGTTCAGTTATAGTTTTTAAATTTTCTCGCTGAATTCGATTTAAGTAAGAATCTTCTTCCTTTAATGTTTTGCTATACTTTTGTACAATACATTGTACTTGCTCTCGAACATTTTCAGAATAAAAAACAATATCATTTTGACGAATCATTTCTCGTCGATACAATTCACCACGATGGCGTTTAGCATAATAAACACTATAAGTATCCGACTTTTTAGAAATATCTTTGCCAAAATATAAATTTTGTTTTATGTCAATGTTTTTTAAATCCTTATCACTTAGTCGTTTACGAGATGCAGGATCTTCAAATTTACCACTAGACAGGATATAATTTACAAATGCTTCAAGATTATAATACGCATACTTTTGATTTGACAACCTTTGGCGCCAATAAGGCACTTTCACCGGATCTAAAGTTATCATACATGTTTGATTTTTACATTTTAAACTCAACCACCAATTTTGTAATTTTCTCACCGCTTTTATTTTTAAATAAAAATCAATTAGTTCATTTTTACGAAGTTTAGAAAAACATTTTGTTGTATTTTGCTGAGACTTATAATTTTTAATATAAAATTGTAAAAGTAAATTAACTTGTCGTTGACTTATATGTGCTTTAAAGTACTTTTTGATGTGTTTTTTCAAGGCACTAATTTGTATACGTTTAGATATAACTTGATGCAAATCTGACTCCATTATTTTCTATTCTTGCAAATAGTGAAAGAATTAAATTTTCTTAATTTGAATCTATTTCCAAGGTATTTTTTTATCCTAACATATCCAAGAACCATTCTGATAAAACCTCATCAAATCGATGGGGTCTAAACTTAATTTGACTATTTTCAATGCTTTTTTCCAAAATAATATCATGATAAACTCTTAAACCATGATTCTTCACGTTATTTCCGCAATCGAAAAAATCTCGAATTAAAGTACCAACTTTACAATATCTTGTATTTAATGGCTTTTGTGGTACAATATCAGCATCGTTTTCAATATTATACATATGAAAATAATCTGATTGCATTAAATGGTTAATGTAATATTGACATTCTTGATTGGCAAACTTTGGACATCCGAATGTATAGATACATAATTTAACTTTAATCTTTTTTAAAACTACTTGCCTTTCATGACATAACAAACCAATAATACTCCCAATTGCTCCGCCCATTGAATGACCAGTGAAAAATATAGTATATTCATGGTCATTGTTATTCAATATCTCATCTATAAAGCCCGATATTTGTGTATAAATTTCGATTGCTCGATTATAATAACCCTCATGTACTTGAACCAAGGGCCGTGAAGAAATAAAAGATACTAAATTGCGAGAAAGACTTAAGGATACATCGCCTAAATTACTCGTTGAGCAGCATGTAATTATTACACACTTTTTCGATCGTATAAAATGCAAGTATCCCGTTATTTGTTTGGCGTACGTAAAGGAATTCGTTTGGAATATATATATTTCTCCAAGCGTACAAAATTCTTGTAGAAATCGATTCGTATTTGAATTAGTTAGGATTTCTGTTTGCTGTCGTCTCATGCCGTACAAGACAGACGAGAAGACACAATAGTGCCATAAAAATAATGCTTGTTTACGACAATATCTTTTGATCTTTGAAATGACTTTATTGAATTTCTTGTATATCTTGTCATAATTGAAGATTTCAATGTCGTGTAATATACGATTGTGGTAGTATTGGACATTTTCCAATGATTGATTGAAATACTTTAACAGGAAATAAAAACAGAATAAACAAATAAGTATAACAAAAGTTGTATATTTCTTATTCATGAAATACTGCAACAAGAATTGTAAATGTAATTTACCTACATTGATGTATTCAGATTGTAGTTTAGGCAAGACGATCGAAAAATGTGCACAGCCAAAGTATCTATTTGATGAAGAGAATTTTTTTTTTTATGTCAATCCGACAGCACCTTGTGACTATTATCAGGAAAATATTTCTTTCCCTTATTATAAAGACAAAGACAAGGACAAAGACAAGGACAAAAACCAAAACAAAGACAAAAAGATTTTCTCAAAAGAAACCAAAGAACAAGAATTGTCTCGACTTATTAATGCATTTTATTTAACGCATAGTTTTCATATCTTTCAAGAAATTGAGAAAAAAGCCAAAGGACTGGGTCTTACGCTTGGATTCTTTAAAAATGATGATATTATAGAATTCTTAGAAGAGTTAAAATACAAATTAGAACATCACGTCTAGATCGTCCTCAGTGACAATATAAGTTCTTTTTGGTATGGTATTACGATTTAATGGTTTTGTACAGCCCATTTCGGTTTTTTTACAATTTTGGGCCCTGAATTGATCAAAAAAATCGTATACTTTTATAAATTCTTTTAAACTGAGCTCTTTTTTCTGTAATTTTTTGTTGACCTTATTATGAATTTTAAATATCCAAAAAACTAAATCTCTGCGACTATTTAAACATTGTTCAACGGGATCTTCTTCAATGTATAGTTTATAAGAATCTCGGCATAAATTACAAGGTAAAAGTTCTCCAAGTAAATTGAAAAATAATGCATACATCGTCCGCTGCTGATAAGTTGGAGAATCTTCAGGGTAACCCATAGCAATAAAAATCATGGAATACCACATTGGTTGACCCCATGCTCTTGTTCGCATATTATTACTTTTTTTACTTAACTTTTGTTGCTTTTTAGGTCTCGGTGTTGTGATATAAAAGGAATTACTACTACCACTACTATCACTACTTGCGCTGCTGCTTATTTCACTTTCACTGGACATGTACATTGTTATTGTTGTTTGTTTTTTGTAAATTTACAAGTTCTACTTTATCACTATATTCTTTATTTTTATTAATTGTGTTATAAAATAGAAAAAATCCATTTTTTGTAATTGTCATGTTGTCATTTTTCTGAAATGGGTTAAATGCGCAAAATTGTATAAAATGGGCTTTACAACAACTATGGTAATCCATTAATCGATTCATTGCGACAAGTTCTGTGGGTTTAATATCATATGTAGAATTAATGTTATTTAATTCACGATATCTCAACAAAATATTATCATCACTTTTCTTTTCTATGGCAATATCATGAGTTTGATAACTTTTAATTACAATGTTCCCGCTAAGCAATTCGTAAACACTCCTTGCTCGATTTAAATCAATGATCGATCGCATAAAATGACGACCTTTTATGTTATTTAAAAAGAATAAATTCCTTTGATACCCCATTTTTTTATTCTTTCAATTTATAAATTTCTTTAAATCAAAATAACAAAAATGAATGAGAAAATCAATTATTCTTTAACAAAGTTTGGGGCAAGGGTTTTTTTGTGTCATGAAACAAAAAATTTACTATTGATGAAAATTCGTAAAGAATTGATTTTAGTTCCAATTGAATATGGTCCGTTTAATAATAATAAGAAAACGAAAGAAACAACAGAAAAGAATAATAATGTAATTGCGTTTCGGAAAACGACAAAAAATATTTATCTTCCAAAATTTTATGTTAAAAACAATTCTGACTTTCAACTTGATCTAAATGCAAAGAATGAAGAAAGGAAAGGTCTGGTGTGTAAATTTACAAGTTTTAATGGGCAATTGCGAAATAATCAAGAAATAATTGTTTCAAAATGTCTTGACAAGTTATTTCTTGAAGATGCTTGTATTTTATCTGCGCCTTGTGGAATGGGAAAGACAATTATGACATTGTATATTATTACGCAATTGAAAAAGAAAACGATTATACTTTTACATAAAACAAATTTACTTGAACAATGGAAAAAAGCAATTGAAACTTTTTTACCCAATATTGACATTGGTATCATTCAACAAAATATTTATGAAATTGAAAATAAAGAAATTGTGTTGTGTATGATTCCGACCATTCTAGCTAGAAAAAAGAATATAAAATACATAAATGATGAACGATACACGGCGAATGCTTTTGACTCTTTTGGATTTTGTGTCATCGATGAATGTCATCACATTTGTTCACAACAATTTTCTAAAATTCTTTTTCATTTGTATACACAAAAAGTATTAGGCTTATCTGCAACACCAGAAAGAAAAGATGGCTTAACAATATTATTAAAATATTTTATGAATGATATTCTTTCATTTGAAAACAAAAATAAGAATATTGATTTACCGACTGTTCATATACGAAAATTTATTCATGAAAAAGCATTATCGGCAAAATATATCTATAATTATCAAAAAAAACAAAGGCAAATTAATTACGCTTCATTGATCACTGCTTTAGTCAATTGCCAAAAGAGGACGATTTATTTAAGTCAAATCATTTTAAAGTTAAAAGAACAAGGAAGAAAAATATTAGTTTTATCGGAGCGCCGAAAACATTGTGAAGAAATCTTTAAAACTTTAAAAAAAAGTACAGAGGATATTGGATTTTATCTTGGTGGAATGAAACAAGACAAATTAGATCAAAGCAATGAAAAGGGGATTATTTTGGCCACTTTTATGATGTGTTCAGAAGGCTATGATTGTAAGACATTAGACACATTAGTATGCGCAACACCAAAAATGAATAAACAAATTATTGGACGAATCTTAAGGCAGAAAAACACTTTCAGCCCCTTGATTATTGATATACATGATTGCGGCGGGCAGACTTTAAATAATGAAAGTGCGCAGGACTTTTATAACTTTTTAAATATACAGAAATATAAAAGAGTTCATTTTTATAAACAAGAAAAAGTTTTATTACAATACGAATAATTTTTTTTGTGAAAATATTATTAATTAAAAATAAAATAATGAATTCCACTTGCCCTTATTTAAATATCGATCCAAGAAAATATATGACTTCGTGCCCCTTTTTAATTGCCCATGGAAATTCCTTTGGCAGTAATATTCGTTTTCGTCAACAAAATACCAGCCCATTATCTTCTTGTTTTAGTTCAATCCTAAAAGAATGGATGATATTTCTCATGGTTTTATTATTTGTTATAATATTCCTAAGCCTATTGCAATTCATGGACAGTTCTTCTGATGAAGAAGAACAAGATCAATATGAAGCCATCGGTGATGATCTAGAATACTTTTACGACCAGGGCGTCAAGCGGTGTCCACTTTTTGCTCCATTTTTTGAAAAGAAAAAGAAAGTTAAGTGCGAACGATCAAATAAACATTATATTCGTGATGAAATTTCAGACATCAAAAAGGAACTAGACTCTTTGTACTTTGTTGTCAAGGAGACAAGGTGCAAATGTAAAGAAGAAGAAGAAGACAAAAAAGAAGAAATTGACTTAACAATAACAACACCTGCTTGTTGCGAACCCGAACCCGAACCCGAAGAAGCGCCCGAACCGGAGCTCGAAGAAACACCTGAACCGGAACAAAAAGAAGTAGCAGTTCCAGAATTGGGCCAAGAAAACGAAGACGCAAAATAGATTAAAAAAACCTTTTTTAATATTTATAAACTTTAATGAAGAATATGCTGAATATTGATATTCATGATAATACAAGGGACTACATTCAAAATGAAGAGTATCAAGAATGTATTACAAAATTAAGAACAATTGCCAACGATATTTTTAATAATGTTGGACGAAATTATTGTGCGCAGATATATGAAAACATGTTTGCAGTTGAATTAGATAAGAATAATATTGAATATACAAGATGGTACCGAATTGAAGTCATGTATTGTGATAAATTAGTTGGTGCTTATGATGCCCCATTTTTTATAAAATTGCCACATGATCACCATTGTATTGTTGAAATTTTGGCGGAAAAATCGAGTCCACTTTTACATGAAATGGGGATTGTAAAGAATAAAATGATGCATTGTGTTCCAAAAGCCAACTGTGCAGTATTGATCAATTTTGGATCAAGTCACCTCACTCAACGAAATAATGTTGATTTTTATTGTTTAAAAAATTACTAAGAACATGATATTTACGGGAAAAAACGATGAATACTAATGGATAAATTAATGATATTCAAAATTATATTTACAATTATAATCAAAACTAAAAAGAATACAAGATATTGAAAAGGTTTAAAACAACAAAATAAAAAGTCAAGAATGATTGTTTGAAATTTTTGTTTATTTTCAAATTTTTCAAGCTCATCTTGAAACCCTTGTAGCAATTCTTCTTTAATGTCATCAAACATTCTGTTTAATTATTCAATTTTTTTATTAATTATTTAAATTGAAAAAAAAATGAATCAAAGAAACGACAGCACAACATGTAGTAGTACATTTTTAATTATACCTTCAGCACCGATTATTTATACAGATGCCTTTGAAATGAAGTATAAACCTCAAAATTTTTCTGAATTTTTAGAAAATGATGAAGTCATACAAAAGATTAAAGAATACGAAAAAAACTTTATCGATTTAAAGTATCCCTTTCTTTTCCTACATGGATTAAATGGAACTGGCAAAACAACGATTATACAATTATATCTAGAAAATTCCGGGCGTGAATTAATTGCATATGATGAAAGTGACCTATCTTGTAAAAAACAATTTTTGATTCAATTTGAACAGTTATTAAAATTTAATGGCGAGAGATCGCTCATTGTATTTGAAAATGTTGATAAAAGTATCCATGAACAACTTTGGAATGCGTTATATAAAATTATTACGAATCAATTTTTTAATGATTATGTCCCCAAATATCTTTCCAAACAAATTAAATATCAAAGTTTTCCAAAGATTATTTTTACAAGTAGTCAACGAACAATAAAACGAAAGTATCTTAAAGCAAATTCATGTGTGCTTGAATTATTACCTCCTTCACAACACTGCTTAAAAAATTATTTTAAAAATATTTACGAATCAGAATTAACCAGAATTGATAAAGGTGCATTAGACACTTTAATTAAAGAAACAAAATGTAATATGAAAAAGATATTTAATTTAACAAAGTTACTTGTTTTAAATCGAAAAACAATTGCACAAAAGGATATTCAACAAGTTTTACAAAGTAGTGGATATGATGAATTTTTTACTTCGCATTCTTTAATTCATGATCTTATATTTCAAAAAGATAAGGATATATTTGAATTAATAAAATATATGCATTGTGAAATAAATTATTGTACTGAATTATTTATTAGCAATATTCCATTTTTTCTAGATCTTGAAGCTCTCGAATTAGTTTTACAAGAAATTTCATTTGGAAATTTGTTTTTATATAAATACTTTTTATTCTATGAATATAATCGATATTTAATCTTTGCAAGTGCTTTTTTTTATTTACAAGAATATCGCCATAAAAGCAAAAATAAAAGTAAACGAAAACAATTAGTGAAAAATCAATTTAATAATTTTGCAAATACAAAGAAAAAACATAAAAATGAACAAGAACTTTTAAATCGAAAATTAGGTAGAGGATTCTATAATGAAGTCTGCTTTCCAATACCACCTCAAGATATCTTTTTTGTTGAAAAAATTTATTTATATAACAATAAGGATAACAAGAATAATAAACACAAACAAGTATGGAATCAGAATCAAGCAGACGACAAAAATCAAAACGAAAACGAACACCAAAATCAACTTCAAAACGAAGATCAACAAAAAGAAGTAGAAAATTAACCCAACCTGCACAACATCAACAGATCAATAATTTTGTCTATAATATTAATAATTATATCAATTGTATTTATAATAACACAATAATAAGAAAAAAAGATCAGGTATACTTACATAATTTAGAACAATTCTTTTTGAAACAAATTGATCGAAGTATATTCAGATTTTTACGGAAAGTACATATTCTCATTTTAACCCTTATCGAGGTAGATAAATATACTTCTTTTAAGAATCTTCGACAAAAAAAACAGCCAATTAACTTCGTCCAGTTATTTTTATTATTCCCGTATAATTACAGCGGCGTGACCTTAGAACATCAAATAAAAAACAGAAAGGAATACTTTAAACAATTCATAGATGTATTTCAAAAAACAAATATACTTAGGTATCCCTTTTTCGATAAATTAACCGATCGAAAAAAGGAATATTATAAACGAAACCCATTGCCCAATAATGAATTTGCACTATGTTTATATTTATATTATCAAGGTTTAACAACGAAATTATACGAGGAACAAAGACATAATATTTTAAGCTATTTCACTTCACAAGACCTTGAAGGTGTTTCGTTTAATTCTTCTTCAATGTGGACAACACAAATGAGACCAGAAAGTGAATGTTCTATTTATAATAAAGTGATTAAACAAGGAAGAAAGCGTAAAAAGCAAGTTGAAGAAGAAGAAATTGGAGTAAAAGAGCCCAAACGGAAAACATTTAAACGACATTTTTAAATTATACAAAAAAAATTTGGTCGTAATTTTCAAGATAAATTTTTGTGGCATTTTTTTGATCAAATATCTTATAAACTTGCCAATATTCTCCTTGCTCGTTATCTAAATAACTTTCTTGGACACCATCTAAACTAAAACTTTGTAATAATTTCTCACAAATTGATTTATACAAACTTTTCTTTTGATCAATAGTTAATATTTTCATTGGAATAGAATATTCATTGTTCTTATTCTTTGTCTTGAAATCATGTAAAATTTCACTGACTAAATAGTCGCCTAATCCAGCAAATTTACTTTGATCAAATAAAAATTGCGCAATTGTTGTTTCATCATTTATTTCAACTTTTAAAAATTCCTTTAAGGAAACATTTATATGAATATCTGAAATTCTTGTTTTAATCTGGTCTATTTTGTTGTCTTTAATGTTGTCTTTGGTGTTGTCGTCTTTGGTGTTGTCGTCTTTGGTGTCATCGTCGGTACCAGTACCTTCATCGTCGTCATCGTATTCGTAAAAAATAAGCCAGCTTTTACCAATCTTTTTTGCTTTAAAATATTTATGTAATTCTTCAGTTGATTTACATAAGAAAATATCTTCGACAACGAAATGTTGTGCATACAAAAAATATTTATTTTGAAAGTTAAAGTAATGACTGCCAAATTTATTATTTTTATTACGTAACATCTTGAATGAACTTCGTTTTGAAGCAGGCAAAACAATGTATATATTTTGTGTTTCATTAAAAGGAAATAAGTATTCTTTCTTTTTGCAAGCAAAATGAGATTCACATGTAAATTTGAATATGAAAAAATTACCATTAAATCGAATGTCTTTCCATCGGATTTTTAAACTTTTTTTGGAATGGATATTCTTTTGTTGTAAATGTTGATAAAGCGGGTCAATATGATTTTTAAAGGGATACGGAATGTTGTATTCTTTTAATGTTGTTTTTTGCTTACTTAATTTATCCCTTAAATGATTTAATTGAATTGTATAAACAGCTACATCTGGAATCTGTATACTCATTTTTTTTTTCTACGTATTTTTTAAATACAAAAAAACAAATAAAAAATCTTCAAGAACAAACAATGAATAATAAGCGTGGAAAAAAGAATTTGACAATACCTGGCAATACACCACTTCCAGCAAGCAATATCTCACAGCAATTGTTTAATGCACAATTACCCCAATGTATGAAACCAAATGTTCAACAACCAGAATGTTGTGCTAATGAAGATATCTTGAATTCCTTTTATAAAAAGACTCCAGTTAATTTGTGGAATACTGCTTCTAATTTCCAAGGCGGACCCCCATTTAATCAATGTACAGATGATGCTTTATTTCAACAATGCATGCTTTCACAATACTATAATTACCTTTCCGGGAACAATAAATTGAATTAAAAATATTTTTAATTAATCTTGTTACGTATGTATACTAATAATATAAATGTCAACAAAAGACGAAATAAATAGAATTCACGAAAAACGACATAAACTGATTGAAGAAATTAAGGATATTTTAAATGACCTTGGAAATAACAGAAATGATGATAATAAAGAAAGAGTTCGGCAAAAACATATTCCATTTGTTAACCAATGTCCCAAAATATGGCAACATATATGCGATGGTAATATAAATAATACGAACATCTTTGCATTGCAATATAACGATCAATTATATAAAAATGCTTTTGACAAGATTGAAGAACAAAACCCGGAATCTGATTATAATATAAAACGAATGCAAGCCAATGTCGCGATTGGTGAAAATTTAGCCAAAAAATACTTGTATCCCTCTTTTCCAAAAAGTCAATTACCTACACAAAAACAAAAAGAACAAGCATATAGGATAATTAAAAAGAAAGTACAACAAAAAAAATAATATAATGCATTCTTGTGATCCTAATTTTATTGTACACGACAACGCTCGTGGAGATGATATTTGCACGAATTGTGGGTTAATAACAAAACACAATAATTTATCTGCAAAAGATGAAAATTTAAGTATGGATTCAAGTAAAGATCGGGCGGGTTTCCATGGTGATACTTCGAATCCATACTTAACTTTAGGTAGTCGAATGAATAATCAACAGATCTACTCCAAAAGTTTTTATCGGCAGCCGTATGCGTATAAGATGAATAATATTGCATATGTGCACGCGGTTATCAATAATAATCATAAAGCAAAATCGATACAAACGGTTTTTAATATTTTTGATCAAATTAAGGAAAAGAATAATTTAAGCGAAGTGACAATAAGAAAAGCTAAACATTTGTATAATATTATGAGCAAATCAGAAAAAATCAATAAAGGTCAGAAAAGAAAAGGTGTTTTAGCAGCTTGTTTATATAATGCAGCTTTAATACATGAACCTTTGTTTCGAAACGATGTTATAAAAATGTTTGATTTACCATTACATGTTCTCTTAGAAGGAGAAAAAAAGTTATTAGCTCAATTATTTGAACAAGATAATGAACTATTTAAAAAGGTGACAAGGAATTGTTGGGAAGCGAATCCACTAGAAACAAATGCAAAGTACACCGAACTAATTATATCGCAATTACATCGCTTAAATTTGGATTACAAGAAATACAAACCAAAGTGCTTAAAATTGTTTAATGCATGCAACAAAGATCTGAATCGCATTGAAATGCCATCACAAGTAGCAGGTGTTATATCGTTTATTGTTCATACATTTTTTAAAGACAAACAACCATCGAAGAAACAAATTACACAACTTTTAAATATAACTTCACCAACTTTATCTAATGCACTAAAGTTAATAAATGCATCCTTAAAAAAGCAAAATTTAGATAACTTAGACTTTTTAAATTAAATTAAATTATATTAATTTCATTTTTTTAATCGTTGATTTTCGAAATAAAGTTGTTGTATTTGATCCTGTATCTCTACAATTTCCTCATCGCTTATACCACCTTCACCACCTGTACCGCCCACTAACTCTATTTGACGCCCTTGACCATCTTTAAATGCGCCGTTCATATTATTAAAAAAGGCTTTAGCATTATCATTTAAATTTTGTAAAGTTTCAAATGCTTCTTTTGTGTCATAATCTTCTTTTATCTGTTTCTGTTTTAGCATTTTTTATTACTTAATTAAAAAACAGGCAATAATTTTTTTTTTTAATAATGTCGTCGTTTTCTTTGTCTATAACTTCCAAATTTACTTTCACTTTCTCCGGCTACAGATTCAGTTTCAGCTACACTTACCTCTTCTTCTTCCGGTACTTCATTGTGATAAACACATTCCGCAAGTAACCTGGCCTGTTGTAAAGCAAGTTCTAATTCATGTATTTGTGAATCTCTTTCGTCTTGACTAAGACCCTGGCTGGATTTTCCTTCTTTTAATTGTTTTATCTGGTTTTGTAAAGATATAACTGATTTATTAATATTTTGATTTGTATAATATATGTCTTTAATATTACTATTTGAGTCATTAACCATGTCTAAAACAGTTTCATAATCAGACATATTACTTGTTTGTGTTTATTGTATTTATTTCTTTTAAAAAGTTTTCTTTATCGTATATTTCTAAATATATTCTATAATTTTTTTTTTTCAATTCGACTTTATTTATCTCTATATTTATATAATAATTTTTATAATATTTTTTAGCTTTTTCTATAAATTTTTGATTTTCGTAAAATTTCGATACGTAAAATCGAATGGGTACAATTTGATTACTTTCTTTGTCCCTTTTTTTGGGAGTAACGATACCTGGATTCAAGGGTATCATATTATTACGAACATGCGATAAATCATGAATCCAGGTAAAGTTTTCTTTCAATTGAAAAATAGCCTTCATTTCTGTTGGCTTTAAACATACAATTTGGAATACAGTATTTTCCGCATCCTCCCAAGCATTATTAAATATATTATCTTTTTGAACTTTGTATTCCTGATCTCGTATTTTTCGAATACGATGCATGAATTGATCTCTTGTTTCTTTTTGTAAAGTTGCTAACTTTTCTTTCAATTGCTTTTCCTTTTCCAAAAAAATATCTAATTCTTTTCGAAGAATAATTTGCTTTGACTCCACATTTTCATGTAATAAAGAATTTCTTAAATTTTCAATATTGCCTTCGATAATAGCAATTTCACCTTCAAGCTGTTCCATTCTTTACAACAAACACCAACAAATACAAATACAAATACAAACACAAACACAAACAATAAACGAAACAATAAAAACAACTTAAAGAGCTTAAAGAAATTGAGAAGTACTTAATATTATTTTACTCAGTTTATTTAATCTTTATATTATTAATAATCTTGAAGAAAAAAATGTCAGAACAAATAGAAGGACTATTTCGCGGTAGAGTAAAGTTGTATAATCGACGCAAAGGATTTGGCGTGATCGTAAAGACATGTGAAAAAGACAGTGGTATAAAAGACGAAGAGCTTTATAATCCAAATGAATTTTTTGTTCAATATAATGATATTCGCGTGAATCCTAAAATACCTACACGAAATAGATATCTAAAAGAAGGCGAATATGTTCATTTCAACATTGAATTTAGAACCCATAACATGAAAAGTCGCTGGGTTGCAACTTGTGTGACAGGTATTGATAATGGACCATTGGATTATGAAAACATGTTTTTTAAAAGAAAAGATAAAGTGAATTTTCAAAAACAACAACAACAACATCAAGGACCGCCTACACAAGGACAACAACTAAATAAACAATTTTTACCACCACCACCTCCGACAACAGGTATACATATGAGACCACCTCCACCTATGGGACAGGGAATGATGCACCAATACTCCTTGCCTGCATTCCCACCGCCAATGTTGCAAAGGCAGTATACATTACCCTTACAACAAAGACCAATGTCTTGGGCATATAATTACGAAGAGGACGGTTATAACCAAGGTTCACAAGGAAAAATCGACTTGTCACAACAAGTGCAAGAAGTTTTTTCTAAGATTATGGAAAATAACGAAGGACAAGTGAATGACAATGACGATGACACCGAAACAAAAGATGACACCGTTGAAGACACCGTTGAAGACACCGTTGAAGACACTAGTGATTTACCAGCGTATACCCCCGCACCAATTTAATTAAACTTTAAAAAAAATGCGTTTTTTTGGCGTATTTTTCTAAAATCTTGACTGAGATATCTTTCATTCTATTATAATCTTTATAAAATTCAATGTATTCTTTACAATTTTCAATAATTTTTAAACATTTACTCTCATTTTGTATACACCATTGATATTGATCAATCAAATCAGAAAAGTCTTTCTTAATCGGAATATAATGATGATATGGACGTAAGATACCTTCCATAAAAAAACTCTCAATGGTACTATGTGGACGTAAACATACACTATTACTCGACATAATCCATTTTAAATTACTGGCTACATCGTTTCCTTCAACACTAATAATAAATTTATACTTTAATTGTTCTTTAATCGTCATTTCATTTTTTAAATACCCTTTGTTTTTTGTACCTATGTAATTATTATCGAAATACGTAAACCCAACATCAACAATATCATCAAATTTACTATAACAATACTTTTCAATTAAAGGAATTCGTTTCATATTCCCAGTAGATCCACCACGCCAGACAATTTGATTTTTTTTTTCTTTGTAGGGTATATCGTTTTCTTCCACTAATTTTATATTGCCAAAATGACGGTAATAATTTAAAGGCAAAAGCACATTATACCCTCGATTATTAAGTGGTCGGGTTTTAATAAGAACTGGCGCCTTTCTTTTTCCATGGGCTATATCTCCAGGTAAAAACAAGAATTGTTTATTTAACATTTCCGATTCATTTTGATTCTTTAAATAGTATTCTTTTAAAAAGTGACCCATTTCATTTAAATAATTTTTAAAAGCCTTATTTCTTTTGGTTTGAATAAGGTCTTTATTTTTCACATTTATTAAAGGTTGAACGCTATGACGATCTAATAAATAAACACGATTTTCAAAATGTACTCTATTTAAATCAAGGGTAAAAACGCCTTTTGTATAAAGTAAATTACCAAGACAATAATTTATACGATCTTGATCACTTAAATTATTATTCATTTTCTTTTGTTGTTCTCTTTATAATGGAAACAAAATTATAAAAAAAAATGGACACTTCTTTAGTAATCAATTATGACTACGAAGCACAAGTACGAAACTTCTCCGTTTGGTCCAATTTTATTTATTTTTTAACGGGCTTTTATACTCTGATTCTTGCATTCAAATTAACAAAATCAAATTGTTATTTTCTTTATAAGTATATTTTTTATCTAAGTGCCATATTAATATTTTTAACCGGTATTTTTAGTATTTTGTATCATACACACACACCTTCATTTACACAAAATAGACATATCATTAATAATCCAGTTTATGAAGAGTATCTAAACTATGACCAAGGCTTTGCGTTAACAACTAGTTTGTATTCTATATTAATTTTAATTATAGTTATATGTCTTCAATACAAATTTTTTAAACAAAATCGGATTGGGATAGAGTGTTGCATTTTTGATTTGAATTTATGGTTAGCAATTTTATTTATTATATTAAGTATCGTATTTTATGTTTTAGGCGGTGCTTACACCAAACAAAGTTTAAATTGTAAACGACAGAAGTGTTTCAAAAATCGTATTGATGGATATGATATATTCCATTCTAATTGGCATATTTTCACTGGAATATCGTTGCTTTTCTTTAATACTTTTGTATATAACATTGTAGTGTATAATAAAAAATAAAACAGCTTAAAAAATATAATTAGAAGTAAATTTAAACAAAAAAAGTAATATGAATACAAACTCAAACACACAGGGAGCGTCATCATCATCAAGACAAGAAGCTTCATCATTATCTGCAGATGAAAATAAGAAATATTACGTTTATAAATTAAGTGAAGATGAGTTTGACCGAATATTTGATCAACCGGCGCAACCTATTCAAAGTAAACCTCCAACACAAAACTATCAACCTCCGCAATTTGTCTCTGCCAGAGAGCTACATCAAAACCAACAACAACAACAACCGATCACCACCGAACAACAACAAGCAGAAAAGGATTATATTTATTATTCTGATGGTGAGCCTTATACGGAAAAGAATGAAAAATTGTTAAGAGAATATCTCGATCATTCAAGAGTTCAATCAGCTAAACATTACAAAAAAGCTAAAAAGTTAAAATTATATCATCGCGTTTTTGGATTACCATCAATGCTGATTCCCTTAATTTATTCACCTATCGCAGCCTTTTTTAAAGGCGAAGATGGTATAGATGTAGCAACCGTCTGTGTCCTCGTAACAACTGCAATATTTTCAGGAACTACACAATTTTTCAACTTTTCTGAAAAATCACAAAAACATTTTGAATTTGAAGCCAAATACGCCGATTTAATTACTACGATTAATGGAGAATTATTAAAACAAAGAAATTATCGTATCCCAGCAAGTCGATTTATTGCCAAAGTACATTCCGATTTTGATCACTATGGAGCAACTGCGCCAGATCTATAACTATGAAGAAAAAAACCAAAATATACCTGCGATAATAATCTTTGAATTTATATTAGTTTTATTACTTTTTCTTATAACCGATTATAATGAAATTCACGTGGATCTAATGGAAATAATAGTCTTTGTAATGTTATGTTGTACTTGTTTTTTTAAAGTTATTTCATATAACGAATAATTAAAAATGCAATGAGACAAATAATAGTAATTGCTATTAGTACAAGCACTGTAAAAAGAATCGCGTCTAGTGTTTCAGCTTCAGATCCTTGAGTTTCATTATCAAAAACACTTGTATATTCCGTCTCGCTTTCAATTTCTTGTTCTGTTTCAGTTGTCGATGTAGTTGATGTTGTTGTGTCTGTTGTTTGAGTTGTATCCGTGGTTGTTCCATTACCGGACGGAGCACCGGGACTTGACGGAGCACCGGGACTTGATGGAGCACCAGGACTTGATGGAGCACTAGGACTTGATGGAGCACCGGGACTTGATGGAGCACTGGGACTTGACGGAGCACCGGGACTTGGAGGTGGAGCTGGTGGTAATTGAGGCTCTTCGTCATCATCATCATCGCCTTGATCAATTTTTTGTATATTTCTACATTTAGCATCTTGTTGTGCAAGAATATCCCCACCAACTTCATTTTCATTTATTGTATTAAGCATAACTTGTACACAATTACTACCACAATTTGGAATATTGCGTCGTTGATCACTTCGGAGAATAGCACCTGCTTTACATTTGGGATACATGCATTCCGGTTCCGTGCGGACACTTGCAATTCCTTCAATGTTATAACCACCCGCCTTGAATTGATCAAAAACACTATCTACGTAATCTTGATAAAATTTGGTGTCTAATAAACAGCCACAATAATCACCATATGTTCGCCCAGTATTGCCAATTGTTAAGTCTAATTTGTTCTTTTTATCTTTACAATAAGTATCTGTTAAATATTTCTCACAAAACTCTGGATTATCTTTACAAAAACGAAAACAATATGGCTTTTCCATATTACTCGGATTCTTTGTACAAAAATCTTTACGCATTGTATTACAAAAATTCTTATCAACATCTAGGTCTCCACCACGACATAACATCCCACAACCAACATTTGTTGTAATATTTTCCTCATTTGCTGCAGTTGTTAATTTGTGTGCACAGGTGTCTTTCATATCTTGTAAACGCCGATTAGCTCTCCAAAACTCATTACAATAATTACCTGCTTGGGGCCAAAATGTTTGATTCCGACAATATTCCGCTTTATGTTGTTGACATAAAGGTGATCCTTGTTCCTGTGGACCCCCACAATATGACTGACAGGCATCATCGGTTATCCAATTTCGATCACTCTTTATAATTTTGCCCAATTTGTTTCGTTTTATATCATTCAACACAGTTTTACCACATAATCGATCATGAGCAAAATTACAATAGTTTTTAGGGTTATCTGTAGAATTTGTGTTTATACATTGACGAGCACAAGCTGGAACTGTTGCAGCGTAATCCCCCATTTGACAAAAAGAAGGATAATGAACACCGCCTCTCAAGCAATTTTCTTTATCCTTTTTATTAGCATCAGGTGTACCATAAAAACACTTGCTAGTTAATTCTGATGTTTTATCATAAAATTTCCCCGGTTCCCCTCGATTAGGATATTCGCCATGGTACTTTAAATCGGATCCACCTGCGCAATAAGTTGCAAGACTTTCTGGTAATTTTTGCGGCAATTCTGTATAATTACCAGTTCCATAAACAAGTTTATTTGTAAAATTGTTTTTACTACAAGGACCGTCATAAGCTCCAGCCCAAGCGCCAATTGGCACACGACCACTTTCAAATTGCCCCTTTTGAAAACAGTTTCGATCAAATAAACCTTTGCATTTTTTTTTGGTGTGTATATTTTCATAATCCTGTGCATTTAATTTACTTATGTTTTCTTCGGCGGCAAAATTCCCCCCCGTAAAATTTTTTTGTCTATAGGCATCCCAAGTTTGACGTATAGTATTATCAGGGACTGCGTCAAGTGAAGGGGTGCCGTATGGTAAGGCCATTTTATTTTTCTTTACTCTTTACAATAGGAAAAAGAAAAATAAATTATGGAAAGTATATATATTATCTATAAAATGTATCCTTATATTTTATTTGGCTTAACCTTGTATAAAAAATACGAAGAAATAAAATACTATTATGAATGGATAAATTTTTTTGATATTCCCCGTAAGTTATTTTTACCTTCAAAAAGAAGGAACAGCAAAGACAAAGAAGACGACATTAAAACTGAGACCAAAGACGACACCAAAGGTCCGCTTTATGATCTTGAAGGGCAAGAATATACGATAAAAGAAGAAAATCACTTTGATTTTATTTTTATAGAAGATTCCGAAAAAGTGCAAAAAACATCAAAACAATGGTACATCATAAACAAAATTTCGTAATTTTTTTTTAATTGTTTTAAAGCTTTTTACGTTGACGCAAATCACCAAATGCATTATTGTATTCATCCGCTTCTTCATTTGATTCTTCACAGAATCCATACGTTTGTTGACCATGGGATCTTAATCCCATCACCTGACCATACGGATTTTTACCTGAATAGTAATTTACGCCATTTGGGTTACTTGCACAACTTTGTACCGGATATGTGAAACCAGGTCCCGCCATCGTTTGATTTGCGCCAACAGGTAATGCTTTAGGCATTTTTATTTGCGAAGGATATTTACTGTATCCCAATTTATTTTGAAATGCGGGACAATTCCGATGTTTGCATTGAAATGCGCATCCAGGTCCACATGATCCATAAAATAAATTACCTTTTTCCATTGAATCAAACTGATGATCACTATACTCGACTGGCAAAGCGGCAAAAGTTTCTTGTTTCTTTTTTTTAGAGGATTTTGGATAATTAGGCATGCATGATAAGTTTAATTTATTGTACGAAGTTGCAATTCCAGCAATTAACAAAACAAAAACAATTAAAAACAGAATAATAAGAAAAACTTGACAAGCGACATGCATACTTCCTTTTTTTAATAATTATTAACTATTTTAATTTTTTATTTTACATTTTGTTTTTCGGGATATCGTCTTAAATTATAGTGCACCTTTTTTTCACATAAATTTTCTTTAATCCATTGAATAATTTCTTTACTTTTTGAATGTGCTTCGTTTTCTTCCATATTCTGCGTTTTTATAAAATATTGAGATAAACTCATTGGTAATGTCTTTTGTATTAAAGGGTTTGTTCGTTGCATTCTCTGACGCAAAACAAATCTCTTCTTAACATCGGAAACTTGAGCGTCTTTTAAACTATATCGTTGCATCAATGAAACACTTTCTTTGCTAAGTATTTGTTTCTGTGATTTTAATGATTTTAAACTTTTCTTGTAAAATTGAATTTGATCCTCTATTTTACTCATTTGAGTCAGAACATATTTCAATCGCTTTTTACGTTCTTCAGATATGAAATTGTCTTCGTCGGTGTCTTCGTCGGTGTCTTCATTCTCATGTTCATTCTCATGTTCATTTTCATTTCCATTCTTATCTTCATTCTCATGTTCATTCTCATGTTCATTTCCATTTTGAGTCTCATTTTGAGCTTGCATTTTTCTGTTTTAATAATACTTCTTTTAATTTTTTTAAACTTTTTTAGAAAAAATGATTACTAAAAGTAAACGAAAAGTTCGGGAAATCCCTGGTATTCTGAAACCTAGGAAAAAAACAAAGCATGAACTTGAAAAGTATTCAAAAATGAAGGAATCAGAAACACGAAATCATGTTAAATTAAATAAAACACCATTTACACTTCATATTCATAACCTTTTGGTCGGCAAAGAAAAACCAAGCTTTGCGGTACATTCATTTTGGGATAAATACATTAAAAAAGCGCCTTTGTCTATTTTTGTAATGAATGAATCAATTTCTTTTGGTGAAATAATATACCTTTTCATAAGACATGGTTATAAATTTTCATTTAAAGCAATGTACCTTCTTTTGTTAAGAACTGATATAAAGTTAGTACATATTAATTTCATTCTCGACAACATTGGAAGTACTTTGTTTGATACTACTTTACAAAAAAAACAACGAGATTTTATACAACGCTCTTTATTATTTTCACAAAGTAATTTTTTAACATTTGAAGAATTAATTAATGTAATACCAAGATGGAATTCGATTTCGTTTTTTAGACAGAATAATTTTTACATTGATGAAAATAATTTAATTTCACACTCATTAATAACATTGGAATTTATGCAAAATATTCTACATAATATATGCGAAATACATGTTAATGCAACTGTTCTTGATGAAATTATTAAAATTCGTTACAAAAAGCAAGATGAACAAAGTGATGATATAATCTTAACTCATTTATTTGAAAACGAAAACTGCCCGCTTGATATTATTGAATATTGTTTAGATACCATTTTTACAGAAAATACCTTAAAGGGAGATGAAAGTAACTTTAATCGAAACCTAAAAGAAGTGACGCTTTATTTCGGCGATGCAAATATTATATATGAAAGTCCTGACAATCTAAGAACTTTTAAAAATTCAAAAGAATTTATCACTTTTGTACATAATATTCAACTTCACATCATTAATAGAGTCGTTGATCATAATCAAAATTTGACCGTTGATTTTATTAAGAAATACAAAGGTCTTTTAGAGTCATCAACTGATATTTATAAACGATTATCATTTAATAGTTCTTTTAATTGCAAGGATGTTGAACAGATAATCAAACAAAATATACTTTTTGATATGAAAGGTTTTGTTGCGTGTAATTTAAACTGCACCGCGGATTATTTTCTTTCGAATACAAAATATCATAGCAAAAGACTTCTCGAAGAATACTTACAAAGTTCATACCGAACAAATCGTCAAATTTTAAAGAAAATGTACATTGCATTTAAGGAACATCCAGAAATCATTTCAAACATGGCATATAATTCGAATATCTCTTTACAATTTCTAAAAAAACGAAATTTTTATACGCATGATGGCGATCTTTATTATGAGACTATTAAAATTAAACGAAATTTGTTATTTTTGACGCTGAATTTTAAAAATCTCAATGAGCTAAGAGAAATATCAAATGAATTAAATATCGATTACCACTCTTTGAGTTTTAATCAAAATCTACATCATGAATTTGTTCAAGAAGTACAAGAAAAAGTTGACGAGGAAAAAAAAGGAGAGAATAAAGAAAATCAAGAAAGAGATCGATGGAGTTGGATTCGACTAGCTACAAATCCGTTTATGGGATCTAAAGAAGCTGAGTTTGAACAACACAAAAAAAACATACCTCGCATTTTGAAAGACATTCCATTAAATATAATTCATCTGAGTCTGGAATATTTAAATCCGAAAAATAATATGTCTATGTACTTTTACACATAACGTACTTTAATTATTAACGAAGATGACCAAGAGGCGGTTTTGACATGTTGTTTTGATTTCGTCCGGTGGGTCCATATGTAGAACTCATACCAGCGCCATAGATACCGTTTTCTGGTACATATCCATCCAATGGACGCCTTTGCTGATCTGGTGTAATACTGCTATTATACCAAGGACTTACTTCATATATAGGATTTGGAATATTATTTCGAATATCATATGAAGGATTCTTGTTGCTGGACAAAACTGTGTCTACACCAACACGCTGGGTTGCGGATAAAAAATTCTGATTGGCCAATGCCTTTGTATCATATACATTCCACGATTCTTGGCCAGGTAAATTGGTTTTTGGTAATAATGAACTTGCAACAAAAGTTGGTGCATTTTGTGCACATGGACTAATTAATTCTTGGCGACGATTACCAAAATTAACAGCAGCTGCATCATAAAAGGTATCATCTCCGGCCGGTGGGACGATTCCAGGGGCTTCCGGGGTATCAATATACCCATATCCACCACCAGGCATATTAGAAGCCAATTCTAGTTGATGTAAGGTAGGTGTAGCAGCATTCACAGCTTGCTGATATAATTGATAAGCCGTTGATTGGGTTCCCCCAACTGGAGGACCTGTTGAATAAATTCGTGTTGGTTGATCTGCATGCCCACCCCAGTATCCTTCGTTTAAATCATTATTCATCATGGAATTGTCCTCATTGCCAAAACATTCAACACCTACACTTTTGACATTAGGTTCAAGAAAATTACTAAATTTTTCTGTAGCCTTGTGGAAAGGTTTATCGGCTATACTAATGCCAATTAAAATAAGAGTTAAAACAAAAAGAAAAAATTGTCTTTTTGTATCCCCAGTAAAATCCAAATCAAAATTTACTGCCATTTTATTAATTATTTAATTATATTCTATTAAAAATAAAAAATAAAATTTTTAATTTATAAATCACACAAAGAAAATTTTTTTTATTTTTGCAAAAGGTAAATCTTCGGGGTGAGTAGATTATTTTCATTCTTTTTTTTTTCTTTATTTTTAATGTCGTCTTTGCTGATTTCCTCATCTTCAAAGGAATCTTCGTTTTCTATATTTAAATTTTTTAGTATTTTATTTTGTGATAAATCACATAACTTCATTTGCGCCACTGACCAAGATGCATAGGCTTGTAAACTAGATATTTTTATTCGAGAAACTTGAAGAATAAATATTGCTTCATTATAAATCTCTTGAGTCTTATCTTTACACAACAAGGATAACTTTAATTGCTTTCGAAATGCATCGTACAATTCACAATTTTTACCCAAAGGTAACTTCAAAAAAAGTTGATCATTTAATAAATTAATTGGCATGCGAATACAACTCTTAAAAAGATAATTTTTTATTGTATTTTTATCAACATACTCTTTAAAGTATTGATCCGATAAAACAGATAATGATTTACAAAATTTATCTTCAATGTTTTGTAAACAGCAATAAAACTCATTGATTCGTTCTTTTGAAGTGACTTCTGAATCAAAGTAAATTTTAATAAATTGTTCTCCGCATGGGTTTTTTGAAGAATACTCATTATCTGGTTTTTCATTGACAATATGATATCTTAATCGAGGCGTTTGTAAATAAAATGCATTTTCTTGGTCATTTGATAAATGAAGGACGGAGGTTAAGATGTCATGTTGATCTCTTATTGGTTCATCAAAAGTAAAATGAAGTTCTTCCTGTTCTGTGCATCGATAAATTCTTGCTTTATTTTTTATTGGTTTTGTTGACCTTGTTGTTGACATATTATTTTAGTACTTTTCGATTTTAATTTAAAAATTTACTTATTTAAATTACTTTTAAAGTTTTTTTGTACTAAAAATTACGCATCTAGTCTTTTTTAATTTCTGAAGTCTTCTTTTGTGGGTTTATATAAACTTTCATTTGTACAACATTCCAATTTACCCCAGCTTTTATAGAACTTCCACTGTCGCTAACCCACGCACTATCAAGTTCAATGATACACGAAACAATTGAATTTATATTCAGTTGCGCAATTGAAAACATTTCTTTGTATCCCATCTTATCAACGTCATCTCGATAGAAAATATCCGTTACAGCTTCTTCTTGATCGTTCAACGGAATTTGTACTTTTATTGTCGGCGAATAATCATTGCTTTCATTATTATATACGCTTTCATAAAAAATCAACTTTTTACCATTAAATTTTTCACATAAAAGGTTGTGGACACAATCATCAACTTTTTTCATAAAATCAATGAATTCCTGAATACGATTCCGATTAAATGTTGTCTTTTCTTCCTTTGCAAACTGCACTGTTTCCGTTGATAAAGTCAAGGTGTACATAAACTTCTTTTGTGTTGAACGATTCACTTTGGGGAAAAGATCAAAGGGGACTTTCATTTTTGGACTCCGAGTGCGCAACTTCATTTGGTATAAACTCAACCCCTGTTCCTCTTTAATACGATCATCATTATAACAAATTCGAAATTTCTTCGGATTTTTAGTTGGGTCAAGCACCAACTTATCGACATGAATAAATGGGATTGTAAGTGGATTCATTATTATTTATTTGTTGACTTTCTTTTGTTGTTTGATTCAATTATGGTTTGTTTTCAAGTAATTTGTTTTAGGTAAGATTTATCTAATTTTAAAAGTTGTAATGCTGTAAATCGATAATAATATCCATAATTATAAAAATATATCCCTTTTGTATATATTAAACCAATTACACGATCACCATAATTTATTTCTAAACTACTTAAAAAGTCTTTATTTTGATTATAAACATTCGTATCTTTGTTTAATTTTATTTTTAAGGTCATTGAAGAATCGTGAAATTCAATTGAACTTTGGAAATCGTTTTCATCATATAAATGTTGTTTGGTCAACGCATCCACAATTAATTGTTCGATTGAACAGAAAAACATAAATGGTTTTAAATTGTTAATTGGGAATTGTAAATGCAGATGTTCAATGTAAGTATTACATTTAGAATACTCATAGTATTTTACACAACAAATTGGCGTTTGGAAATAAAAAGGTGTATTCTTATAAAAAACTTGAAATTGCAATGGATTGTTAGTTAAAGAAGAAAGTGATGCTGTCGATGCCTTCGCCGATTTTTGATCAAAATTTTTGATTAGTTGTTTCACACATAAATATTTCATTGTGTAATCATCAATATCTAATTTTATCATTTTTTTTTGACAACCTTTTCTTTAATACATTTTTTCTTTTTAAGTTTAATTTATCACTGAATTTCGTAAATTAAAAGAAGCAATTGCTTGAGAATTTCCAGAAGTAAATCCAACATTGGGTTGTAATACGCGACCTCCCTTAGCACCTGGATACACAGGGAGGCTTAAAGGTGTTGGCATACTAGAAATATCTTTGTAGTAATTTTGATAAGCTTTCATCCCACTAAGTATTTCCTTGATTGCCTCTTGTAATACACTTTGGTTTAATCGTAATAATCGCTCTGTCATTGAACATTTCTTATTTCCATAAGCCGTCGCTAAATGAACAACACTGGTAGATGGCAGGCCACCTAATATGCTAGCTTTATATTGTTTCGCCATAATTTGTAAAAGCGCTGGTTCACTTTGTGGTTGAAGTTCTATATTTGTAATTTTTTTCACTTCAGAAAGAATTCTTTGCTGTAAATGTTTTACGTTTTCTTCATTGAAAAAAAACTGTAAAAGTATCGTTGGCGTTGAATTCGTTATTTTTAATCCATAATTTAAATAAGCATCACCTAAAAGATTCTTATTGCTTTGTATTTGATCCCATTGTATATTCTGATGATCACTTACAGGAGTAAATGAGGAAAGATCATATTCCTGGTTAAATGTATTTTGATTTCTTTCTTGGAGGTTTTGTTGCTTAATGTACTGTGAAATTGTTTTTGCAGATTGTGCTTGGTTTTCATTTGGACCTGGTATTTTCCAATTATTACTTAACGGGACTTGGCTTTGAAATTGTCCACTTCCTCTTATTTTGGCTAAATCATGAGGTGAAGTGTATACATTATTGTATTGTGCACTTAAAATACTACTTGTTTGATCAATTGGGCTTTTGCGATTTTTTCGTTCATTAAACATTATTTTTTTGTTTTTTTGGTCTAAATATATATTTTTATTTTAAAAAAATAAATCAATTATAAAACACAAGAAATGACGGCACAAAAGACGAAAAGTGGAATGCATTTAAAGTCGAAAAAGAAAATAAAAGAACATCGAAAAACACTAAAGGAATTGCATGAAAATACCATGAATGATATTGAAGAAAACAATAAACAAGAACTTAAACAATTGAAAAGTAAACTGAATAAATTAGAAAATCAAAATGGAAAATTTCAACAAATAAAAAAGATTAAAACTCGAATTCATGCAATTGAAAATAACGATGACTTAAGTAATTATTTATTACAAATTCGAGATATTTTAGTAGAAAAATGCAAAGACAATTCAGTTAATCATGAAGAATATAATGTTAAACTAATACAAACAAAAACCCAAGACCAAGGTCAAGGCCAAGGTCAAGGCCAAGAACAAAACCAAGACCAACAGGTACAACAAACGAAAAATGGATTTTTTGTACAAGATGATGAAAATACTTCATCGACACAAAAGGGGACATTGGTAGAAAAATATTATTTATCCTTGTCTCATTATATTAATATAGATGACATGCAAAATATAAAAAATCCTTCGATTATATTTGTCAACGAAATGTATTGCGAAAAATGTAATGGATACCTTATACGTAATCGAAATGAAGGAACAAAGGTGTGTGAAAAATGCGGCATATCACAAGTTTTTCAAGATCCCATGGAGGCACAATGGAGTGATACTTGCCACATCCAAAACAAATATCGGTACAAACGATTATTTTATTTTATAGATCACTTAAATCGATTTCAAGCGAAAGAAAATGCTAATATTCCACCAATTATAATTCAGAAAATTATGGTTGAATTAAATAAAAGAAGAATTAATTCATTAGAACAAATCAAACCAAGCCTAATTCGCAGTATTCTTAAAGAATTAAAACACACTGAATACTATGATCACATTAACACTATTATTCTAAAAATAAGCAAGAAAGAACCACCCGTTATTTCAGATGAATTACAAAAAAGACTCATCATTATGTTTACTCGCACATTAAAACCTTTTGAAAAGTATAAACATTTAATTCCGAATCGAAATAATTATTTGAGTTATCCGTATGTTGTAAGGAAATTACTCCAAATCATCGCTGAATGGGATCAAAATGAACAATTAAAGAGTTATATTTCCCATTTCCAATTACTCAAGTCAAAAGAAAAATTGCAATTACAAGAAGTTGTTTGGAAGGAAATTTGCAAAGAAACTGGCTTTCCGTTTTTCAAGTCAATCTAATTTAATTTAAATTTTTAAATTTATTTTTAAGTATATACCAGCAATCAAAAAGTAAAATAAATATTAATGAAGAAAATATCTCTTTTTTTACAAAAATGTCGATGCAAAAAGCGCAAAAAGGATAAATCCAAAGCAAGTTCAGTTACAGTAACCAGTCTTTCAAAAAAGTTTAATCTTTTTCTTGAAGAAATTTTTGATGATAAAATTATAACCGTTCATGAATTTAATCAAATATACTTACATTTTGCTGCTCTTTTTTCCAACAGTGAATTTAGTTTTCGTAATTTAGTTCAATACACGAAATGTCTGATGCAATTAGTGGGGCATTTTAAAGAACTTAGTGGTGAAAACAAGAAAAAAGTCGTGATAAGTTTTCTTAAATTTTTGCTAAGTGATAAGGATTTTCAACAAGGTGATGTAAAAACGGAAGAAGATAAAAACATTATGAAAATGATTATCGATCAAGTCATTGATCAAATGATTGATGCGTTAATTTTAGTAGAAAATAAAAAATTAAAATTTAATAAAGAAAACTTTAATACTATTAAGTTAGAATTAAAAGAACTTTGCTGTTGTTGTATAGATTCCTAATTAATTCCAATCACGAGTAAATATAATATATCAATGGACCAAAACGAAAATACAAACATAACGAAAAATGAAAATCAAGAGTATATCGATCATTTAGAACAAATATACAATACAGAATTAAATATAAATGTTTCAGATGACATCCAACATCAACCACAAGATATAAAGCAACCTATTAATCATTTTGATATTGGCAGTAAGCTAAGCCATGATGAGTTTAAGGAATGTTTACAAAAAAGCGAAGAAGAAATTGAAAAAGATCACAATACCCGTGAAATAAATCTTGCAAAAACTTCAAATCATCTTCAGGTACCAGGTCAACAATTTGCCCTTGTATCTTTTATTGGCAAAAATCTTCCCCAAAAATGTGAAGGTTTAGGGATGAAAATTCATGGAACTTTTGATACAATTGAAAATACAAAACAATTTGCTCAATATTTGCATAAAAGTGAAGAAAATATGTACTTTGATCTTTATATCCTTGAAATGTACGGTTGGGCGAGTATTCCTCCGGATGATAAATGTATTCAAGATAAGGAATATCACAGTGAAAAATTAAATGAAATGATCAAGGAACATAAAAAACAAAAAATACTCAGTGATCAAATATTTGGTACTCGTAAAAAGAAATTACAGGAAAATCCAGATAAAAATGTTTATGATATAAAAAATACTGTTTTGAAGAAGTTGAAAGATGATCCCAGAATTTTATCTGATGATATTTCCGAAAATGAATATAAAAAATGGGATGAAAACAAAATTGAAAATAAAAAAACATATTTAGAAGTATTCGGATATCCTGAAAAATTACCTGATTTTGAAGTCACAACGACTCCGAAAGAAAAGAAGTAAATAAAAAAATTTGATTATTTGCTTAATTTTATTTTAGTCTGTGGTTTTTGTTGCCTTTGTTTTTGCATAACTTTTTGGGCTACTTTTGTTTGAGTAATATTCTTATTTTTATTTTTATTTTTATTTTTACCATTTACTTTTTGCGAAGGTGCCTTTAACTTTGGTGTTGATGATGATGGACGTGGAATTATACTATCGTCTATATCTTCTTCTTCTAATGAAGACAATGATTCTGTTTCACTAGCATAAAAATTATTGTGTATATACCAAAGTTGTTCTGAGCCAACTTTAAATGGTTTTGGTGGAGGGTTTTGAGCTCGGTACCAAAACACATTTCGTTCAATTTTATTTGAAATTGTTGTTTTATCCAACATAACACAGCCATAATTTTCCGTACACTTATCCATAATACAATTAAATGTATTTATATCAGGAATGGATGCACCAAAATCTTCCCAAATTTTTTTCCGCTCAACGTAACTTGGGGTGCGCATAATGAAAACGTAATCAGCATTTTGTCTCATTGGAGGTGGTATAGTACGACAATACTGAACCGCCATAATAATTAAAATCTTATAGTGTCGGCCATTCATAAATAACTGATTCATAACTGTTTCTTTTAAAGTCTTATTATCATATCCACAATCATCAAATAAAATAAAACAGGAGTAATCTTCTTTACTCTTTTTTGCCCGTAATTTTCGTTGTGTCTTTATTATGCGTTTGAATCGATTTAGCATATTTTGATCCACACTGTCAAATATACAGCTTTTAGGAAAAAAAGTAGAAAAAACTTCACTTGAACCCTCAGATCCTGTAATTATTATACCTTGTGGGATTTTACATAAATAAGACATTAAATCGCGAATTAAGTAGGTTTTTCCAGTACGCTTGCTACCAAGTAAAATTATACTAGGAGGGCCTTGATTGGGATCAAGTCGTTTATTTTCAATGATCATTGGATCAAACTTTTTTAAGGAATAGGTACTACCATCGTCATCATCCATCCTTAAAATCCTTAAAACTTTTTAAATTTATGTCTTATGTATCTTTGTATACTTTATTTTACCAAAACAAAACGAAGATTTATTTATGAAACATTATTAAAGTAAGGTTCATTTAAATAAGTTTTAGGACCTTGGAATATGGATTGAAATGGTATTGGAAAAGTTTCACGAGCGTTATGAGCAATGATACCAAAAAAGACCATGGAAAAAAACAAAGACGGTAAGAATACTCGAATAATTATCTCGTTTGTTTCTTCTCTTTGACGCTCACGCAAAGTCTTGCTATAGTATAAAGATAAACCAACTGCTATGCCAAAAAAAATTGTAGCAGATATTGCTTTGGTCCAAAACATGATTTTTTTCTTTTTCGCTCTTTGTAAAAACCTATCACAGAAAAAGATTAGTGAAAAAGACACATTAAACCCTAAACCCCAAATGGATTAGAATTACTGGTTGATTTATCATCGTGGTCGTCGTCGTTGTGTTCGTGGTGGTCGTCGTGGTGGTCGTCGTGGTCGTCGTCGTTGTGTTCGTCGTGGTGACTTTTTCCAGGGTCCTGTGTTCTCTCCATTTTTTGTGTTATATTCATTGTATCATGACTATGTTGTGTTCCCGTTGTGTCGTGGTCGTCTATAAAATTAAACTTCGATTGATCACCATTGGAAAGATACCTTTGCTTATTAAATGACTTTTTATCGAAAGTAAACTGTTTATTATCATCTTCCTCATCTAAATACTTCTCTATTGTATTTTTATCATCTTCGTATACTGAATGATCTGGATTGTGTACATCGCTACCTGGAAAGAAAGAACTATTACGTCGGCCATACACATTATCGTAAAAAGTACTTTGGTCATCTGAACGAAATCGATCATCGACATTCTCCTCATACTCATTATAATTGCCGTCATTGTCGTTCTCATTGTCATTGTCCTTCTCATACTCATCGCCCTGCTGATCCTTCTCATCCTCATTGTCCTGGTGGTGGTCGTCCTGGTCGTCCTCGTTGTCCTGGGTATTATGGTCATCGTTAATTTCTTGTCTGTCGTCGTGAGTGTTAGAAAGAATTGATTTTGATGATTGCTTCAATTTACGATCTTTACTTTTAATGTGAGCCTCGTCCTCACTTTCATCGGAAGATGAAGAAATATATTCCAATGGGTCGCGTAGTATGTCTTTTAAAAAAAACAGCTCATGTATTGTTTCAGGAACCGCCTCGGCTATTATATTATTAAATTTATGAATTTGCCGTTCTTGCTCCTTTAAAGTAAAGTCTTTGGAAAAGATCTCAGGTTTATAAAATAATCGCTTTGCTGTATTAATATAACATTTATGTAAAAAAACACCAGTTGAAGGAAGTTGAACACGTATATTTTTATAATCATTCGATATACTAATATTCGCTAATAATCTTACTTTAGCTAGAAATATAGCCTTAATTAAGTTCGATAAACACGGAATCTCTTTTTCAATTCGTTTAGTTTCTTCATCAACTGTTAATTGTGGCCACTTTTGAATGGCTTTTAAATATATTTGAAATTCTTGATATATTTCATTTTCACGATATTCTTGATATACACGAGACTCTGCTTCGTTAAATATTGCACAAAACCCCATTTTTAATACTGGCTGTAAAAATGCAATTAATTCATTCGTGTATTCATGCAGAATAGCAATATCCTGTGATTTACCGCCCTTCATATCGATTTTTTTTTTGGGCTTTTTTTTTTCTTAATAATTGTTCAAAGTAAAGATATTTTTTTTATTTATCGTTTGTCGCGTTCATTTTTACATCTCGTCATTTTGAAATTTTATTTTTTTAATTTTTCTTTTCTATATTATAATATAAAGGGAAAGAATATTCGAAAAAAAAGGTTTATATCATGCCAAAATCACGATCTAGGTCTAAATCTAGGAAACGAAGTACTTCAGCTTCAAAACGAGCACAATATTGCGTTAAACGAAATAAATCAACCAAAAAGTACTATGTATCTAAAAGATGCAAAGGATCAAAAAGACGATTTCAAACAAAAAAAACTGCACTAAAACACGCCGCTTCCAAAAATAGAAAATTCCCAGCTCCACGAAAATCGAAAAGACGTACGCGATCAAGAAAATCTACAGGGCCAAAAAAGAAAAAATCAGCTCGGTCAAGATCAAGATTCGGGTTAAGTAAACCATTAAAAGCTACAAGCTATCGAGTACCTGAGAAAGATAAGTTGTATGCTGTATGTAGAAACGAAGAAGGCGATTTTGCGGTCTGTGAAGTTGAACCCGTCAAACTTAACGAGGATGAATACTTTTTTAAAACACAATTAGGCGACGATAGAGAAGATTCGCAAGTTACCATTGCGTATGATGGGGCTCTCACAACAGAAGAATTAAAAGAACAAAATATATTTAAAAATAAAGCAGAAGCAATGAAATATGCATCAGTTTATGAAGGTTTAAAAGATAGGGAAGATGATATTGACCTTAATCTAGCATTTGATGCATTAAATATGGATGACGATGGCTTCTTTGGCGGCGGTGGTATCTCGGGGGGAGGGTTTATTGGAAGAGATAGTAAAAACCCATTTTCCCTATTGAAATATGGTCTAGGTAAAGTTGGCAAAGGCACTCAAGCATATTATAAAAACAAAGCAGCCCCAATTACCACACAATATGGACCTCTCAAAAAATTCCGAAATATAAAAACAAGGAAAGGTGACCCAGATTCAATGCAACCGGAAGAAATAAATTGGATGTTTAGTGAAGGAGATTACTCAAAATATCGACGCAGACCCCGTAGGGCTGAATTAAACGCTGAAGCAATCCCTTATGTCAATGAACTAATGAATGTTGATACAGAAAAGGAAGAAGGTGGAAATATTCGAGGCACTAAAAAAATGAGAATCGAACGACAGAATGAAGGGAATCGATATGGGAACAGTTCGTACAGCCGATATTTTTAATTTAAAAATTCTTTGATTTTTAGTAGATTTAAAGTTTTTATTTTTGTAAAATGCCCTCCATTTGTAAAACAAATCAACTTAAGAAAACAAGGTGGGATATCGAGCCAGATCTTATTAAAGGAGAAAATTTATTAAATGCAATGTATAAAGATGATGAAGTATCGGCTACCTTTAAAGTTTATCATACAGTTGAACAAAAATGCAATCAACAAAAACAATGTCATTTGAAAAAGACCACAAAAGTAAAATTAGATAAAATAAAAAATGGAAGAGGAGCATCTGTAAAAACTGAACATAGTTTAGTGAATTGTCATACACATCCATTTAAATGTTATAATGATGAAGTCTGCATCTGGGGTTGGCCATCGGGAGAAGATATTAGAGAAGTATTACTCTTTGTTATTGAAGAGAAACATTTAATTCACCTTGTCTATTGCTTTGAAGGAATATACTCCATTGAAGTTAATCCTCTTTTATCCAAATTTTTAATTGAGTTACCAAAAAGCCTTGCTTCGAAATTAAAAAAAGATTCTACCTTAACAGAAAATATTATAAGAGGGCTTCTTATTTATCTTGTAGAAATTACATTTAAAGGAACACATCAATATCGAAATTGCTCTTTTTTAAAAACAATTAAGCAAAAACAAAATTTCATTACTCCATATGATTGGATACATTTTGGTAATCAATTTAATTTAGACATACATATTAAAGGGTCACAGCCAAAGTCCAAAAGGAAATCAACAAAAATACCCACCCACGGTATTCCAGATTTAAAAAGAAATAAAGAAAAAACGGCATTGAGTATAAAGGAATATATTCAACGATTTGAAATGGATCCCTTTGAAGTTGATGATAAGGGCCGATGCTATGACCCTGAATCATCAAATCCAATAAAAACACAAGTCATTAAAGACTTTTACAACTCTTATCTTCCGATTATAAATAATAAATTAAAACAATATCTTAAAGGTAATAATTGGTGGTTTCAACTAAATTTCTATCAAAATATTCTTGACAAAAAAAATATTGTCGATTTTCTTCTTTCGTCCTCTTTCAAAACTAATAAAGATAGACTGCAATATTCCTTTCATCATTTGAAACAATTGTATCATTCTACAAAATCAAATAAAAAAAATAATCAATTTGAATTTTATAAAAATGTCATTCCAGTCTGTGGGTACGAAATTACGAGCCAAGCGGATTGCGTCTTACGATGAACACACAAGTGATGCCGAAGGTGATCCGTTCTTGTACAGATCACAAGAAGAAATACTGGATAACTTACTCTCATTCTTATACATATTTGGTCTTCTATCAGCAATGGTTGATGATGAAGATACCCAATCACCATTAATTGTTGATTGATTTAAGTTACTGTTTGCAAAGATCCCGCCCTTGGCTATCCTAGGATTGGGTGAAAATCGACGTGGGCCCCATGGAAGATTGTCAATTTTATTTGCGCTTGGGTACATAATAAAAGTACCGTCATTAATTTGATTTGCAATATTATATCCCTGTGTATGATGATGCAAAGCCTTATTCTTACATTTACTTTCATTTAAATTTACATTAGAGACCTCTATTGGTTTTTCGGTGATATTATTCACGTAATTCGTATTATACAAAGCTTCTGCAATGGGCCGGGCACTCCCCGATAAATTACCCCCATAAGTCTTGCCAGAAAACATTGGCGTGGCATTTGGTACATTACTTAGACCCAAAAACGGATTGTTTGATGTTAACCCTAATATATTGACCTGAGGATTACCGTTTATACCAGCCAAAATTGTTTCCCTCGATGCCGGGGGCGCTGGAACATTTTTGTAAGTACCGTAATCATCCGGTCGGATGTAAGTCATAAAAGCAGGAATGTCATCTTTTTTATATTCATTTTCAACATATATACTTAATGGATTTTTACGTAAATTTGTTACCCGAACTGGATCTGTATGTCGAAAATCAACAAATTGTTGTTTATTAAACTTATTATTAAAATGACCTAGTTGTGCGCTATTAGAAATTCTGGGATTCGTTACTTGGACATTGGTTGAAAATAATGTACCCGGACCAGCTGTTGAAGCACCGAAAAGTATTTTATTTTGACTAATTCGCTCCTGTCCAATGGATGATATTACATTACTTTCTAAAGGATCTAATTGACGGGAATTATCAGGATTCAAAATTAGATTTTGGCGACCAGGTCCCGGAAAATAATTTTTTACCTGAGCCGCTTCTCGAAGTCCACGAAAACCCATGCCTCCTTGTCGCCAATTACCACCATTGAACATTTTTTTCCATAAAGGAATACTATTATTTTGGTTTTTAACTTGTTGCATTATTCTTTCTTGCAAATTTCCGAATTACTTACTTATTTATTATTCCAACGAAAAAAAAATTACTGTATTTTTATTATTGAACTTTTGGCATCGTATCGCCTTCATACATAAATCGATTGATAGGTTGCGCGTTACCTCCAGGCATACCATGATATGAAAATAAAGTTGTTTCTTTCCTTGTCACATCAGGTGGTTGTTCTTCTGCTAATTTGATATGATTATTCGGTGATTGAATATTACCACTATAACTAAATTGAGTTGTCTCTTTACGGGTCACAGGAGGTAAATCAGTTGTCATTTGCGTTTGACCCTTTACATTTGAGTTTGGAGCACCTAAATAACTAAATTGCGTAGTCTCTTTACGTGTAACTCGAGGAATATCTTGTGCGCTATTCGGATTCCATAAACCACCATTTACAGTACCCGAAACATTGATGACATACGGATTTTGGTCGCCTCGATTCGTTAAATTTGCATACACGCCATCATGAGCCCCTAACCATTGAGGGACAATACCCTTTCCATTAGGTAATAAATCCCAACGAAAACTTCCTTGTTCTTGATCTAAACATTGCCAATAACCACCCTTCCGTGAATCCCAACCAGCAGCCCCTCGCTTAAATGTTTCACGAATATCCTTATAAGTACTTAAGTTATTTGGAGGCAGTGGTACATGACTACCCATACGCAAACCAACTGGTGCTTCTCCAAATTCTATACAATATTCTTGTTCGTCGTTCTTTGGTGTAGTGCCGATTTTTTCGCCTGCTTTTGTTTTCTTTAACTTTATTGGACCAAATCCACCACCCGGGCCTGTATCTGCACGAGCCTGCTTGCCGCGATTTACAGAAGTATAAAACTCCGTCATGCCGCTTGTATTGGGAGACATCGCATTCGTTGTAAATTTTGACCGCATGGTCGGCCGTCTAGACTGTGGAATATACGACTTGGGGCGATTTGTTTGTAAACCCTCAGTGAATTGAGAAGTTGGGTGATTTGTAAACCATTTACCTGATTTAACACGACCAGGTAATTGATTGCGACGATATGCGTTTACGTTGTTTGGTAACACGCGAGTAAATTGTTGATATCCACCCTGGGCGGGTGTAGAATAATCTAAACCTATTCCTGGGCCGATGTGCTGCTTTTCAACGGGACTTTCATTATTGCGATACTTCACACTTTGCTCCAATCGATTCAAGTCCGGTCGAAAAAGAGGCGTACCATGAACCCAACTTGTTTGTTGTTCGGCGGGACTAAACATAGGACCAACTTCTCGTTTATGTAAATACATTTCTGGACATCCTGAAAATAGATCCAACTTTTGTCGAAATGGCGTTTCTCCAGCATACCCAGTCTTTAATTCGCTTCCATCGTCACAACCCTTAGAAAAAGCCTGTGGGACACCAGTACTAAACATATTCTGGGTAAATTTGGCGCCGAAGGGTAACATGTTTGCATGGGAAGCCTGGCTCACGGGTCGATTCTTAAGATCTAAAAGAGGGTTGTCATTGAAGGAAGGGTATCCTGAACACTCTGTCGAGGTATTTGTATTTAATTCTGGTATAACTGAACCAAAACCAGTGCGACTCTGTGGATCGCTAAAAGAAACATCTTTAAAGTCCTCTACATTATCTTTGTTACGAGTTGGTTTAAAAAATGGTTGATCGTAAATTTCATCAGCTGAGGAGTATCGATCTTGAAAGATATCAAAATTGTTATTAGGATATCCATTTTCTGTCTCTAACGAAGGAACCATAGGTACCTCATTTTTCTCCGGTGGATATCCATATTGTTGACAATTTACATTATCATTGACATTATAGGGACTATCTTTTAGAATATCAACTGGATATGTAGCTAAATCTGGATATGCTTCTTGTGCTTTTTGTTGTGTATTAATGTAATCAATTTTTTCTTGATTCGTTAATTGATTAAAGGGACCAGGAAAACTACCAGAGGTTCCGTAAGGAACAGCTGCTAAATACTTTGCTCGAACATCAAGTGGATTATTGTTGATAACCTTAAAAGGACGAGTAATAGGTAAAGGTAAGGAAGCAGTAGATGACATCGTTTTTTATTTCATTATTTATAACTAAATAAATAAAATTTTAAGTAGAAATTATCTTTGTAAAAATACATTTTAGTTCCTCATTCAAATAACAATTGTCATATTTTTTTGCTATATCATCGTTTTCATCGCATTCAAAAAAAATAAATTCTTCAAGAGCCACATACAAAGAAGTATACATAATTGCATCATGTTTACTTTGATGTTCAATAACAGGCAAATAAAGTTTCATAACTTGATGCATAAAAGGTAAATAATTATAATCACCTTGTGGTTTCCTTAACCCCAATGCAAGGATAAAATACAGAAAAGCGGGATATTCAAAATAACAGCGATTCTTTTGATTCATTTTTTGAATGTCTTGGAAATACTTGTTATACTTGGAGTATTCCTTTTTAAAGTCTTCTTGGGATACTTTTTTCTTTTCATTTTCTAAATTCTCGTTGTCTTGGTCTTTGTATTCGCCGTCATTTGTTGTGTCCTTGTCCTTTTCGTTGTCCTTGTCCTTGTCCTTCTTAAAATCAATATTGAATTTTTCTTCAATCAATTGCAATAAATTGCCTTTTCTTTTCTCCTTTTTACTTTCATTTTCTTCCTTTAATATTTTCTCTTTCAAAAACTGTTCGTTTTCTTTTTTCTCGTCTTTTAAGAGTTTCCGATTTACTTTGTCGGGATACGACTCTTTTCTACAACTGTTCCCCATTTTTACTCTCTCGTTTTAAGGCCTTTTTGTAATCTGTAAGACTATCGTTAAAAGTTTTTTTATTCCAAAGAATATATTTGCATAATGTATTTTGATTCATTAAATCATCTTCATTGTAATTTAAATTTTCTAATCGAAATGCTTTATATGCAGTATCGGGTTGAGTTAGAAAATCAGTCTCCCTTGGATGACCAAAAGACACAACCTTTTTAGTTTTTGTGTTTATATTCTCAAAAATTGCATCATACTTTTTCTTTGGATTTTTTGAACGAATAATTCCTTTAAAAATGTAATTCTTATAAACAACCTTACCTTCCTTTGCTTTACTTGCTCGTAAAGTCGTCGTTTTCCCCACTTGATTTTTACTCTTAGTATTATTTTTACTTTTAGTTTGAGTTTGAGTTTGATTTTGGTTTTGGTTTTGGTTTTGATTTTGGTTTTGATTTTGGTTTTGGTTTTGGTTTTGGTTTTGGTTTTTATTTAAGGTTTTAGTTTGTTTTGCAGGCTTTTGTTTTAATTGGTTTTTTTTGATACTCTGTCTTATGCTGTTATTTTTCTTTTGACGAAGTGAATGCATATTTAAAACTTCAAAAGGACTATGGCTATTACGATCAGATTGAAATAAAGACATCATTTAAGATTCTATTACTCTAACCGTTGATAATTTAAAGACTTTTTTCAACGCAATTTAGCTAGCAACAAGAGGGAAATAAGTCGTCGTGGCATACATTTGACCAGTATATGGATCCTTCGCTGGAGGTGGGTTAGCCAAGGGATTTTGTATCTTGGGTAATCGTTTTTTACTAACTGTTGTATTCCCCTTTGTCGGAACTACGTACATTGGACCACCGTTGTCAGCGCCCACGCTTGTTGCTAATTGAGAAGTTAATGGAAATCTTGGAGCCGCCATACCAATTTGAGTATTCGTTTGCGATGGACTTAACCATGACATATTAGGTAAACCCTTGGGCAGTTTTCCCCAAGCAGCTTCAGGTTTATCTGGGGAATACGGAAGTCTAGTGAAATATCCATTCACTTCGGAGCACTTTGGACCACAGAACCGATTGGGATCCAGGAAGTATTCACAAGCATTGCTATTATAGGCTGATTTAATAATATTGGATGTATTTGCACCACCTCGTTGAGCTTGCCCTGCAAAAATAATATTATTAATATCCTGTGGCGGCGTGAAAAACTTAGGTTGAAAGGTTAAAGGTAAATAACTAACGGCCGATAAATTCACAGCTGATTTTTTTTCACGAGTATAATTCGGTTGTAAACGATTAACATCTCCTTGATCTTGGTAAACCAAGGGAGGCTCATTTGCTTCATCAATAGCAGGTAATGGTGGATTACATTTTGTTAAAATATTGTCACGGCCTGATAGAAAAGAATCTACATTAATTACATCAGGCCGAACGTAATTACTTGTTGGGAATATACCGACACTTCCGATTGCAAAAGTATTATTATATTGACCATTTTGTAGGGTATATTCCAATGGAGCAGCTGATTGATTGTATAAACAGAAACCGTCTGATTTTAATCCCGTTTCTGCCATGACATAAAGTTTTTTATTATACTTTTGTTTTTTTATATTATGTCTTACTTTAAGTCATCAAAAAAGAAATTCGAAAAATGAAGCACTGTAATAATTTAAAAAAAAAATTATATTAGATGAAATAGAAAAAATGAAAAAGAAGAAAAAGAACTACTTTTTTTCTATACACAGTAAAAAAAGTATATGGCAACAGGGTATTATGATGAAAATGAAAGAAAATGGATATGGGATCAAGTAAAATGGACAAAAACTTCACATGGTATTTATAAATCGAATCGAAAAATACCATCACAATTCTTCCAACAGGAGTGGAAAAAGGAACGAAAACGATCAGCTGGTGTGATTCTTATTCGCCCTGGACAACGACACCGAGATTATCCAGATATATGGCTAGTTGAATGCTATAATAGCGGGTGTTTTGGTTTTCCAAAAGGAAAATGCGAAAATTTTGAATCATTCAGGCGGGCTGCAGAACGAGAATTTTTTGAAGAAACCGGATACAAAATTCATATTCCCTTTAAATGTCCACAAATTGAAATAAAAAAAGAAAAAACAATGATGGTCTTCTTTGTCATTAAAGTTAGCAAATATTTTGACATTAAAACATTTCCACTGACAGACGTCGAAATTACGAAATTTGGGTGGATTAATCTAAAACAGATATATAATAAAACTTTTCGATTAAGTGCCACAACCAAATCCATCCTGAACAACAAAGAAACATGGAGTAAAAAACTGCTATGCGATAACCCTAACAACAAACTAAAAAGCCCCTTTTCGCACTACACTGGTCATCATCATGGAAAAAATGAAGTATTTTACTGAAGGAGGTAAAATTACTGAAAGGGACGTGAAAGACCACGACCACGACCACGACCTTGACCAAATTATGACAAAAAGAAAAACATTAGTCAGAGAATTTATCAATTATTTAGATGATTGTATTTTTCATTTAGAAACAAATGTAGATGAATTAGAACATTTACTTTTAAGTGAAAATAATTAATAAACAATTTATAAAAATTATTTTTTCTTGTCATCTTAATACCAGAAAGAGATTTTTAAAATTTTAATAAAAATATTAAATTCATTCTTAATTTAATCAAAGTAAAGTAAAATAAATATATTCAATTATGACAACCTCTAGTCTCGAAAGTCTCCGTATTGAAAATCTTAATGTAGTCACCAGTTTGAAAATTGATGAAAGCAATAACGCGGAAACTAATGCAACTGACCTTACAAATGCTTCAGGTCTTTTCCTGACACCTAGTGTAGTAGCTGCTCGACCTGATGATATTTCAGGATATATCGCCACTGCTGCGACCGAACAAGGTAAAGTAGAATGGTCTTCTCCCGCGGATCTAGGGTCAAGTATTTTATTAAATGACCTGAGTGATGTTGATCTAACTGCTCCGGTCAATGGTGAATACCTTACCTATGACGGTACTAACTGGGTCAATTCAGCTTTTCCAACCGTTGATCTTGGAGAGGTGAGCGATGTTGATCTAACGGCACCAGCAAATAATGAGATCCTAACGTACGATGGAACAAATTGGGTCAACTCAAGCAGCTTAACTCTTTCAGGAAACCTAACGGTAAACGGCAATGTATCTCTTGGAGATGCAGCCACCGATACCCTAGGCTTCTACGGAGCTACTCCCGCAGCTCGCCCAGCCGTTAGTACATCCAATGCCAACTTTTTACAAAACGGAAGTAATGTAACCGATGGTGGTGCAACATACGATGGATACACCGTGGAAGGAATTGTTGTCAATCTACGAACAATCGGACTACTTTCTTAAATTATTAATAATTGTAAATTTTTTTTCTTGTTTTTTAAGCATCAGAAATAATTTTTTTTTAAAGAGATCTTGTACATTTAACATAACATAATAATAATATATCTTCTCTATGGCTACTGCAAACACTCAAAGTGAACGACATCAAAATGTCCATGCAATTACGAGTCTTGTAATCGATGAAGACAACAATGCTGGTGATAATGCAACAGATGAAACTCCCTACAGCGGCCTTTTTATTTCGCCAAGCGAAGTGATTGGGCGTGCAGCTGATGTATCAGGATTTCCCGTAACTTGTGCTACATCACAAGGAAAAGTTGACTATACCGATCCTAATGTTTTATTTTCCACAGTTTCCCTTGGTGATTTATCAGATGTTAGCTTCACAAGTGTGACGGGCGGCAATTATCTTCAATACGATGGAACAGACTGGGTCAATGCTTCGCTTGCGCTAAATGATTTTGATGATGTAACCCTAACAGGACCCGCCGCAAATGAAGTACTTGTGTATAATGGCGCAGACTGGGTAAATAGTGAAAATATTACACTTGCAGATGATATTACAACAAGCGGCAATACAAGTATTGGTACAAATTCAAGCAGTTTGTTAGGGTTTTACGGCGCCGCCGCCGTCGGACGTCCCGCAATAGCAACCCCAGATACCAATTTCGTGGCTTCTGGAGCAGTTCCCGATAATGGTGAAGCAACATATGCCGGATATACAGTCGAGGGAATTGTAACTAACTTAAGACTTCTTGGTGTTTTGACTTAAATTAATTTTGGTAAAATAGTAAGTTAAAATTTCCAGATTGGTCAATATTGAATTTAAATTTATTTATTTTGTATCTATACAACAATTCATTATCATTATTACTGTACAATAGACTGTAAAGTTGATCATTTTTTTCCGCTGATTTTTGAAGAATATATTGAAATAAGTAATCAAAATTAGCATTTCCTTTACACTGTATTTCTTTTTGAATATCTTCTAGTATTTCAAAAAGACTCCTTAAAGAAATACATTCAGGCTTTTGGTTGTTTAAAAAGTATTCCAAAAATTCAGAATTATGTTCAGGAAGTCTATAAAACATGCACCGAAATAGCTCTTTTTGAGCTCCTGGGTACTCGTTGCATAAAAAATCACAACAATTGATGCGATAAAATACTTTTAAATGGTTTAAAATTTCAGTATTTCGTGTATTAAGCGCTCGTGAAAAAATTCGTTGTTTTTCCTTTTTCGTTATTTTCGTGGCAAAAGACTCTCCATTTAAACGAGTTAGAATGTCCATCACTCCTTTATTTAAATTCTTTGCAGCAGTTATAAAAAGTTTTTTACGAGATTCCACAGTTAAATATCGTTTAAAACTAAAAAGATTGCATAAGTTTTGAAATAATTCATTTGAATGCTTTTCAATTATCTTTTTCATTATACGATAATTTCTATAATCAAATTCACATTGTAGCTGCAATGGATCGCCTTCTTGAACAATGAGGTCTTTTTCAATCTGTTCAGCGGCTTCGTTATAATAATTTTTTAAATCGTACGTTAATTTTAAATACCTATCGTTTACTTTTTCTTGTTCTGTTTTGAAGTGATTTTCCTTTTTGGCGTACTCATCGTCGTCTGAAAATTCGCTGCCCGTGGAAAATCCTTTTTCCAATAACATTTTAAATTTGTCTTCTTTCATTTTTTCAATGAATAATTTTTTTATGTGATATTAAAAAAACAACACATTATTATGAAACTCAATGTAGACGCCATTTACGTCATCAGCTTACATAAAGATAAAAAAAGACGCAATGAAATAAAAAATTACTTTAAAGATTTTCCTGTACAATTTTTCCTCGTTCATCCAAAAACGAATCCAGAGCATGGATGCTATGACAGTCATGAAAGATTAATACTTAAAGCTAAAAAGGATAACTACAAAAAAGTCTTAATTATGGAAGATGATGCAAGGCCAAGGTTTAAAGCGCCTGTTATTAAAGAAATTGCGAATAAAGCCATGGCAGTTTTAAATGAAAAAGATCCCAATTGGAGATTGTTAATGTTAGGATATCTTCCATTTAAAACACAATTAACGGAATGGGATTTTCTTTTAACAGTTCAATGTGCCGCTGGAGGGTTTGCTTATATAGTTAATGTTCCAAATATTCAACAATTGCCTAAATATAAAGGCACTGGTGTAGATATTGTTTTATTTTGTAATTCTAAAAAAAAACAATTTGATGTTGGTAATATATTAGGATGGCCAATTATATACAATAAAAAAACGCGAACATTTAAAAAGCTACAAAATTTTGGAGTATATGCAACTAGACCAATGTTAATATCACATGGATCTTTAGATAAAAGTAATATTGATCAAGGACATCTTATGCAACGCAATTTTGTTGAATTCTATAAAGATGAAGATAATCTAACAAAAATATCAACACAAGTCAACACTGTTCATCTTGCGTTTTTCATCGTTGCCATTACATTATTGTCTTTATTATTTTTCGGTTTTTTACTTGGACTTCTTGTATACCCAATTCCAAATGAAATGTGTCGCAATGGAGCAATTATAAGCTTTTTACTAATTATTACTGTTATTATTATTTTTACGTCGACTTCTTTGTAAAACCAACATATATTGCCTCTCTTGGTGATCCACTTGGTAAGATGTCACTTGCTGCATAATATATTATGTCGTTGATATTCGGTAAATCCTTTTTATCATACTTTGGAGAAGATAAAACCTGAACTAATGTTGTTCGCTCGAAACGAAAACAATTGCGGATGTCTTCTGGTATCCCTTTTCCAACATAAAAGATTCGTTTAGATACCGGATGGATACACTTAAATTTTCCCAAACGCCCATAATATTTATTCAATCCTTCACATAATCCAATAATTTTACCCTCACCTTTACTTTGTTTACAAATCTGAAAGAAATCTTTTCGAGAATCTTTGTTATTATATAAATGAGATTCCGCACGAATAAAGTATAATTTTTCATTACACTGCAAGAGATCAAAAGTTTCAATTATTTTCTTAAATTCTTTATAAATATCAGTAATAACATTTTCACCAAATTTACACAATGAAGTATTTGTAATATACCGGTTATTTTGAAATTGTTTTTTCTGTAATATTTCTAATCGTCGATGTCGATCAGAAAAAGAAAGACCGGTAATTAATATATCAAATACACAATAATGTACTTTATCCTTTACCTTTTGCCAATCTCCGTTACCGAAAAGTAATTCACTTAAAGTTTCTTCATACTCCTCGCAATTACTACTACACTCATTTGATAAACACAAAAATCCATCAAGCGCCGTTCCACTTGGTAAATGTTTCACCAACCAATCTGGATAATTTTCTAATGGAACCAAAGTTGTTGAACATAAATCATTTCCATTCCAAATAATACGAATAGAATGACGAGGTCGAATAAAATAGTAAAATTTACCATACAACCCAATTTCTCGCTCATAATAATTTCGATATTCTTCCTGAAAAAAATTTCTTTCCATAATTTGACGAGCATTTTCTTTCTTTTTTAATTTCTCCTTACTTCCAGCACCACACCCGCCATGACCGAAACCGAATTCCGCAATGTAATTTTTTATGTAATTAAAATCAGGAGCAATTCGTTTTGCAATAGATAATCGCTTTATTCTTAAAGCACTAGATGCTTGTTTTGTTTTGTAATCAAGATATTTATTGTTTTGACCATGGCTACGGTTACGGTTGCGGTTGACGTCTCGTTTTACTAAATTTGTACGAAGCATAAAAAATTTCTTTCTTGTACAAATAAGATTTTATTTTAAATAAATATTTAAAACGCTTTCATCATCATCGCCATCCTAAAGTTTTCATCAAGAATAAAATCATTACATATAATTGTATATTCTACATCATATTCTGTAAAAGTCTTTCGAAATTCTTCGATCGTCATTGTTCCGCCAAAACTTTTTAACCATTGCCTAGGTGGAGCACATTTTATAAACATAGTCTTACCCATTATTTTTTTCACCATTGAAGTGAAGTGATGCAAATTTGTACATGGAAAATAATTACCCTTGTCGTTTATTAAATAACTTTTCGCACATTCCCAAGAACAAAAATTACCTTGTATTTGATAGCGCTGTCGAATATCATCGTATCTTGTAGGAATAAACCTGGGCTGTTTATCAAACGAATGACAACACCACCAACATAATATATTCGTTGATTTAGGATAAACAGTTGTACATCCCTTATATGTAAATAAAACAGTATGTTCTTTTAAAGCACGAGTTTTCTTTAAAGGCGATAACGGGGCAGGACTTTCTTGTTGGTGTATTTTATTCAATTGTTGCAATTGCCTTTTTCGGGTATACGGCAATTTATCCGGTGTAAACTGAAAAAAATTTGAATTGAATTGGTCGATGTTTTTGCTTGTATCTAAAACATTTAAATCCATGTTATTTAATTTTTCATTTGTTAAATACTCCTTCGCCTTTTTACCAATTGCTTTCTTACTTAATATTGAAGTTGTACTACTTTGTTGACTATTGGTACTGCTATTTCCATTGCCCTTAACAACATTGCTTTTTTCAATAGTAAAAGGATCCGTCATCTCACATTCCTTTTTTATGACATCAATTGTGGGTAAATTAATTTGACATAAATCATTGAAAAAATTGGAATTGCTTGCTTGATGTTGTGGTAAAGATAAACCTGTTTCTGTTTCTGTTTCTGTTTTAGGTTTACTTTCATTTTGTCGATAAATACGAAGCGGTCCGAAATTGATTACTTCTAAATTTGGCGCGGCAATAAACTCCTTATTTTCATCCTGGAAATGCTGCTGCTTATTTTCTTCTTGTTCCTTTTCTTGATCCTTTTGTGTATTTAAACGACAAAATGTTATTTCATTATTTTGTGTATCAATCGAAGGACCATTTTCAACATATCCCGTTATTCTTTCACAACTTTGCATATCCCTTTCGCATTTTTTTCTTCGACCTCTTTTCTTCTTAACCACAACACTACTTGGCAATGGATTTAATTTTGTTTCGTCATTTTGTCGTTTTAAATTTTGATTGACATTACTTATAATACCATCGTTGTTAGGACAATTTTCATCCACCTTTTTCTTCCGACCTCTCTTCTTCTTTTCTTTTGATATTTCCATCTTACTTTGTCTTTCCTAAAATTAAATAGTATCTTTTTATATTTAATTATCCTCAAATGTTATTTTTCATACTCATTTTGAACATGACCATGGCCAGCTCTTATTTATCAAAAGGTCAAAAGTTGGAACGAAATACAACAGATATCTTAACAAAAATGGGAATACTTGAAAAAAATCAAATTATTTTAAATCACAATAATAATGAAAATCTTGTTGACCTTGTTGAATTAGAAACTTTAAATGAAGATGACGAACATTATTTCGTCTTTGAACGAATGTAAAAGAGCGGTCAAAAAGTGATTTAAAAAATAGACTACTTTTTAGTAAAAACATTAATTGTGAAAAAAAAAGACATGGACGAATTTAAATTGAGTCAAAATCTAGAAGAAGAACAAGAACAATTAAAAAAACAAAATAACAACTTCGAAAATCAAAATTCTTTGCCAACAAATTCTTCCTTTGATGGAAGTGTTACACTCGATAAAAATTCATTCCAATTAAATGAGGAAGAACAAGATAAATACGCGGTATATTTTGCAACAACCCAATCACATACAATTAAAACTTTGGTTGAATCTTTAAAAGACATTATTAACGATGCAACTTTTATTTTTAATAAATTTGGAATTCAAATTGTCAATGTAAATGCAGAAAAAACAGTTATCGTTAGTGTAAAACTAGTCGCTTCGCAATTTAATTACTATTTTTGTGCAAGTAGTGAAGAAATTATCTTACACATAAAAAGTCTTTTTTTTCTTCTTAAAACAGTTGTCAATGGCGATATTATTAAAATGTATATGTTGAAAAAAAATAAAACTAGACTTTTTATAGAGATTTGCAACAAAAATAGAAATGTATGTGACCGAAGTGAATTAATCTTATTAGATTGTAATATTAAACGAATGCATATTCCAAATGTTCGATTTGATAGCGTTGTGACCATGAATTCAAGTCACTTTCAAAAAATTATTAAAGATCTCTCCCATATATCTGATCGAGTCACTGTGACTTCAACAGATAAAACTTTGAGCTTTGCAGTACAAGGGGAAATTGGAAGTAAAAATATTACATGTAAACAAGAAATAGACGATTTATCTAAAAAACCTATTAATGAATTTCAAATTAAAGTACCAGGAGAAGAAATTAAACAAGTAAAAGAAACATATGATTTAAGTTACCTTCTTAGTTTTATTAAATCAACCAATTTATGTACAACAATTAACTTATTTTTAAAACAAGAATTTCCTTTGGTTGTGATTTATAGTGTTGGAAGTCTTGGAAGTTTAACATATGCTCTTTTACCTTTTGTCGATCCATATGAACCATTTTAATAAATAAAAAATTAATATATTTGTAAATTTTTAAAATGATCTAATAATAATTCATTCTCGTTTGTTTTCAAGAAATTGTTTGTACAATAATCATCCGCATCGAATAAACGATAAATCAAATGTAATATAATTTCTTTCATTTTTGTGTACCCATGTTCTTTTACCCCCGTTTTTTCGTCGTCTTCTTTTAATTTTCGCAAGGATACAGGATTCAACTCAATTTCAAATTCATATAATGTTTCAATGTATTCTTTTGCATCATCTTGCTGTTCTACAATTGTTAAATCAAAATGCATGCCATCTTTAAATACATAACGATATCGCTTTTTCTTGCGAGAATAATATTCAACTTTTGTGCAATTGGTATTAAATATTTGTGGAAAATTTGATTTCATTTTCTTCTTCGTTTGCTGTTTTTCTAAACTTAAAGATAAACGAGTATCGAATAATTGCGATTTTAAACATATTGTCTTTTGTAATTGTCGATTTTTTTCAATACAAAAGTTTGGCATCTTATGCACGGTGTCCTTTTCATTTTTAGGATAAATCCTTTTGGTCTCTAAATCACATGTCATTCTTAAATTCTTATTAAAGTAATTAATCTCGGAAGTTTCGTAAATAGCATCCCATTCTTTGCATGTATCTAACATTTTCTTTATTTTATTGTAATTTTCTTCTCCAATATTCGTATCGAAAGTATTGTTTATACTATCAATACGACCGAGTCGACCTTCTAATTCAATGCTCTGAATATCATGAATTTGATTTAAATGATTAATATTTTTGACAAATTCATCACAAATATCAGTGAATAAATTTAATGATTCTCGCGCTGACATCTTCCTTATTGAACACAGGCAATTAAAAAACCAATGACTAGGGCAATAATAGCCACAATTGAGATTACAAATATACTTGCACGATTATTACTTTCAATAACTTTTACGTCTTTATAATTATCATTTGTTTGTTTATATTCGGAAATGATATCATTCACTTCTTCAATCGCCTCTTCTTTCGACATTGCATTTGACTTTTTTGAATTATTTAAATCAGAATTAATATCTCCAAAATTTTCTTTTTTCGTTTTCGTTGGATCATTGGCTTTTATTTCATCACGAAGATCTTTTGCTATTCCGGTTTTACTGCGAAGTAAAAGATTTAAAATTTCCTTTTGAGTTTCCTTTGGAAGTTTCTCCCAATACTTCGTAAAGTATTTTAAGTAAGTTAACATTGTAATGAAATTAAAATCTGTCATTGACTTAGTTACATACTTATTCATAAAATCATTTAAAGTTGGGCCATAACTTTCACGAGAATATTGATTCCGATATAATTGTGGACCAGAACAATTATCCTGATATTCAATGAATCCAGCAGGAAATAGATTTGGGTATCCAGTCGACATTTATATATTTTTAGATGTTATTTATTGCTCAGAAAAAATTATTGGTCTGTATTAAATGTCAAACCACCACGAGATGGCCATCGGACAAAAATCGCTAAGATATATAACAAGAAAACCATAAACATCCATATAATAGTTTCCCGGACAAAGGTACCAAAGAAAATTACGTTATCTGGATTTTCTTGTTGAATAAAATCAGTTGGATTGATAGGATCAGGCACCATTGTTGGCGGATTTACACCAATATCCGGTAATTCAACTTTCATGAACTTAAAAGATTCCATTGGCAAAATGTATCCTAATATTTTGTCAAAAACATTTTCACGAAAACTTGCAATTAAACCAAATGTAAATATACTTCCAATACTAGATAAAGTAATAAAATTTTCACGATATAAAAATTCAATTGGATCTCTGGGCTGTCCTTCAAAAATTTCATCAAATTTCATTTTTCCGTGTCTTTACACATCTTACCATAATAAAATTTTAAATTTTTATCAACCCCTTTAAACTTTAATTTTTGATTATGATATAATATACTATTTGATTCAGGAAAATAAACCTTGTGATCTTCGTCTTCAAAATATTTCTTTGTACGCCAATTTGTGTCATTCACTGGATTATCTAAAAAGTATAATAAAGTATATTCTTCAATTTCTTCGGGCACTTTAAATAATAATTTTAAATTAAAATTGTTTTGAACTTTTTTCAAAATTTTGGAACCTGATAATTGATTATCGACATTGAAATATCGACAAGGAAATTGAGAAAATATATCTTCTTCCTTTTTTTCACAAACCTTTGCATTTTCCAATTCAAAGTCCTTCTTCGTCTTTTCTTTTTCTATAAATTCTTTCATCAAAATATCTTTCATCTTTTCTCGTAATTTTACATATTCAGTTTGTATCACCGTACTATATGACATGTATTTTGAATAAAGTATATACATAATACAGGTCACCAATAGCAAAATAATAATGACAATTAAAGTTAAAAATAGAATATTCATTTCTAATACATTAAAAAGAAATACAATATTATTTTTTAATCCAAAAACAAACCACACAGACCGACACTTTTACACTTTTTGTGTTTTTTGTTCTTTTCGTGCTTTTTTTTCTTTTTGTTCTTTTTGTGATTTTTTCACCGTTTCCTTGGGTGGTGTGTCGTTTTGTAAGTCGTATGTTATGTGGGTGTGCTCGTGGTTTTCGGTAGTACCTTCACCTTCACCTTCACCTTCACCTTCACCTTCACCTTCGGTTTCTCGCTGAACTCCATTGTCTTCGTCGTCGTCTTCGTCTTCATCGTTTTCGTCGCTGTAGTCCTCGCTTGTAGAATACAAATCGATTTCATCTTCATCTTCGGAATATTCATCATCACTGTAAATTCGGAATTTGGCAATTTCGGAATCGTTTAATTTTTGTAAAGTTACACTGTGAATATCATCTTTTTTTTCTTCACCTTTTGCTTCTTTCTTTTTTGTAGGTAAATTTTCTTCTCCAACAAAAGAATTCTTTTCAGGTGGAATTAATTCTAATAATTTTGTGACAATACTGTCATCCAAAGTATCTGGCCAACGGACTTGGAATAAAATGTACAAATCACCACATTCTTTTTTAGATTCTTCACCATAAACAGGCATTCCCTCGCCCTTAAGTTTACGTATCGGGGTGTCCGGCAACAAAACATCATGGTCTTGTAAATTTAATTGTAAAACTCGGCCATCTAAATGAGTTAATTTAGCACAACATTTATATACTTCACCAATACTTATTTCACATCGACAAAACAAAGTTTTATTATCGCTATCTCGTTCAAATACAGGGTGTTCTTCTTCTTGTATTGTAATAATTACATTACCTGGACGATGGTGTGGTGAGTGGTTTGCTTCTCCTGGAAAAACTATTGTTTCTCCAGAATGTATTCCAGGGGTAATTGGTACTTTTAAAGTTTTCTTCTCCATAAAGGTTTCATAACTACCATCATCTTTCTGCTTATATTGTTGTCGCTTTAAAGTTAATCGTTTACATTTACCAGTATAAATATCTTCTAATTTAACGTTTAATGTATAATATATATCATCTGTTGCAGGAAGAACAGCGTTTTTGTCTTTGTCATCATCCATGTGTGTGTCTTCTTCGTTATCATAATGTTCAATTGATGCATTTTCTTGTTGTTGTACACCTTGCATAATTCGAGTGACATCTTTCATCGTATCTGGATTCATCAAGGTTTTACTAACTTGATTGACCATAACGTCCATATTCATATTCTGTGGATCACCACCATTTATAGTCTTGTGATTTCTTAAAGTATCTGCTGCTAACTTTTGAGCCAATTGCATAATCCCTTGTAAAGCATTTGGATCTAATCCCGATAAAATGTTTGCGTTGTTATTGTTATTCATTGGTTTTTGCTTTTTAACTTTAAATAAATTATACTTTTTTCGATTTTCTTTTTCTTTTTCTAATAAAACAAATTAATCATTTCTCACGCACATAACATACCACAAAAAAAAAACTAAAATGGTTTAGGATTTGTATTTTGCTGTATTGGCGTCTTTATATCTCTTTGCCGCTCCGCTAAAAATTGTTGGATTAAAGTATCCGTGTCCTGATCAGACATTCTGGACGATTGTTTATTTACGGATTCCTGTGGTAATTGATTGTTATTATTAACTTGTGAGGGTGGTCTTTGTTGTGGTTGAGGGATACTACCACGGAGATCCTGTAAATTAGAATTCATTTGTTGAGCAATGTTATTCTGATTATACTGTTGTTGGGTCTGTTGTTGATTCCCAGTATCATTTGCTTCTGGATTAATTGGTTGCATACACTGTTCAATAGGAGCACCCTGAACACTACTACCACTGGCTACATCTCGAGAAAAATTGCCTAACTGGGAAAATACATCTTGCGGAATTTGATTGAATTGTTGTGTATAATGCGCATCACTTCCATTCACTCCACCAGATAACTGTTGACCTTGGAAATTTATAGATGAAAATTCTACATCGTTTTTACCAACACCACCCAATGGTTCAGCAATCTCTTCAAAATTACGTTGACATTCTTCCTTTAACCAATTAAAAGCACTCTGTCCCGCATAAATATTTTGTCCTGCAATAATACATGGAACTTGTGTGACATAATAAGGTGGGCGAATGGTGTTAACATCATATTTTCTTATCTTATTCGATAACTTATGATACTCTTTAAGGATATTCAAATACTTTATACAATATTGACATTGCGCACTGAAAAAAAGATAAGCAATTTCGAGGTCTGATGAATCCTTTTGTTGTGCTGGTTGTGCTTGTGATTGTATTCCTGGTTGTTGTCGGTATCCTTGGATTGGCGTTGCACGATGATAAGCTTGCATTTGCAATATTTTTTTTTTAAGCCCTTATTTATAATAATTGTTAGATATTTTTAGACTACTAATATAACGCACAGTATGGAATATCTTGATAAGATTCTTTTCTTTTTTTTCGCGTTACTTCTGGTTACGATTATGTTTTTATTATTGCTTTTCTACGGCAGCAAAACAAAGTATAAAAAGGACTCTTTTACTAATTCAAACAAAAATAACAAAGATCAAGAAAGTGTAGCATCCTTTTTAGATTATAATCAACCGTTAAGTGTAAATGAAAAAATTGACTCTTTGTATTCTCCAATTGTCTGTCGCCCACCTGAACGATCTGGTAAAATTTACGGCGGGCAGTGTACAAATGAACTTTATCCTATGCAAACTAGTCCATATGGAAAGGGTATGATGGTTTCTCCATGTAATCCTGAAATTGAAGCAAAATATTACGCTCAGAGACCATTACTTGCACCTGAAACTTATCATGAAATGTTACAATTGCTATTTAATCAAATGCAAGATCCTATTCCCAAAAAAGTACCCATTGATATTTTACAATATCCACAATCCTTTTGTAATGATAAAATATATTCAAATGTAATGAAATTTTTAATGAAAAAAGTAAAACAAACAATGAAGAACAATAAAGTTTTTCAAAACTATGCTAAAGCAGATACTTGGGGTGGAGAACAATTTGCGTATTTATATCAAAAAATCTTTTGCTATTCTTCATTTGATAGCTCAGGGCTTTCGGCGCAAGAAGAGGCTGATATGACAAAGAAAGACATTCGTCGTGCATATAAATTAATCATTGCGTTTACTTTATACAATACATTGCGAAGTGTATCCACAGATGTTGTGGCTACTGTATTTTACTTTAAAGGTAAATATTATTTAGCAAATATTGAATTTGCAACACAGAAACCAAATAGCGAAGGTGTTCAACCTATTAGTATAATGGGACAGGCAAAAAAGGATCAAGTAAATTTAAATAATGCAGATATTCCAGTGGGAGATAAACCTGAATGGATCTATTATAACACAATTGAAAATAAATACTTTACACCAGAAGGATACCATAGCCCACATAAAAAGAGTAATTTATTTATTGCTGGAAGTGTACCACCGCAATATGGAACATTATTAAAGAAATTTGACCAGGGATACCTTTCAAAACCATCCAACGGATACAATCGATTCAAAGGAGGACCTTTATATCCATCAGATTCTGTTAATCAAACAACTAGTAAAATTACACCTAATTTTTCAAAAGACAAAGAAAATCATTTTGATGTCTATGTCTAAATTGGACATCTTTACTTGTACGATTTTTTTGGTTTTTTTTGACAACGGTCACGCACGACGTAAACGACAAAGAAATCAAAAGAAGAATTATATAATATAAAAAAGTAATAAGTGATAAAATTAAACAAAAAAAACAAAAAACAATAATGGCAGATGCATTTAGACAAGAAGTTTCTGAGAAGTATCAAAAAAAAACTCAGCGTGAGCATTTATTGCTGCGCCCTGGAATGTTTATGGGCAACATTCATAATACAACTGAAGAAATGTATATATTTGATAAGGATACTCAAAAGATGAATTTACAAAAAGTCACTTATAACCCTGGTATTGTCAAAATGTTTGATGAGATTATGATGAATGCAGCAGATCATGTTCAAGAAAATCCGGGAAAAGTCAAACTTATTCGTGTGTTTGCTGACTCTGAAAAAATTAGTGTATATAACGACGGACCCGGAATACCAATAATCAAGCATCAAGATCATGATGTATATATTCCTGAATTAATTTTTACCCAATTCTTAACCTCATCAAATTATGATGATCGCCAACGCCGATTAAAAGCCGGTATGAATGGACTAGGTGCTAAAATTACTAGTACTTTTTCAATTTTATTTAAAATTACAACAGTTTACAAAAAAGAAAAGTACACTCAAATTTGCGAAAAAAACTTGGATGTCATTCATGCTCCGGTTCTTTGTAAAACAAATGAAAAAGATTACACTTGTATTGAATTTTATCCTGATTTTAAAAGATTTGGTACACAAGATATTTCAAAAGGAACATTAAATGTAATTGAACGCCGATGTTATGATGTTGCAGCATGGATTTCAGATTATAAAGTACAGTGTCATTTTAATGACAAAAACGTCAATTGTTCATTTGAAGAATACACTTCACTTTTTTGTGATGAATTTCAATCGAAAGAGAAAATACTTACTAAGAATGATCATTTTAAAGTGGCAGTATGTTCAAGTAATAATGAACAATTTCAACATATTTCATTTGTTAATGGTGTACATACAATAAACGGAGGAACTCACGTCAACTTTGTTCTTCAAAATTTAATTAAAAAACTTATTCCTCGATTGAAAAAGAAATATAAAATAGATTCTAGCGTAAGTAGCAGTGTATTAAAAGAAAATTATCTTCGTGAACAATTGTTTGTTTTTGTATTTGCTAAAATTGAAAATCCTGATTTTAAATCTCAATCAAAAGAAGAATGTACAACAAAAAAGGCGTTATTGCAAAATACAATTATACAATTTGATGATCAACATCTAAAACTTGTTGAAAAAATGCAATTTGTTTCTAGATTTATTGATCTGATTCGTTTAAAAGAAAAACGAGTATTGTCGTCGGGTGATGGGAAAAAACGAAAACAAATTATTATAGATAAATTAGATGATGCTCATAAAGCAGGGACGAGAGAAAGTTATAAATGTACATTAATTTTGACTGAGGGTGATTCGGCTAAAACATTTGCCATAAGCGGTATTCCAGCAATGGGACAGGAAGGGAGAGAATATTTTGGAATATTTCCATTAAAAGGTAAATTGCTTAATGTTCGCAATGCCACTCCAAAACAAATTAGTAATAACGAAGAAATACGTAATTTAAAACAAATTTTGGGATTACAAAATAGTAAAGTATATACCGATATTCAACAATTGAAAAAAGAAATGCGTTATGGTAAAATTTGTTTATTGACAGACCAAGATGTAGATGCTTTTCACATTCGTGGATTAATTATTAATTACATCCAATACTTTTGGCCAATTTTATTAACAGATGATACATTTATTACTTGTTTAAATACCCCAGTTATTAAAATTCTACCAAAGAATAAGAAATTACCGACAATTCCTTTTTATACTTTACCAAGTTTTGAGGAATACAGAGCAAACAATGGACCACTTCGTCATTGTAAAATCAAATACTACAAGGGTTTGGGTACAAGTGATTCAAGGGAAGCCAAAGAATGTTTCAATAATTTTCGAAAAAATTTAATTTATTATGCGAAGGCGAATGAAAATGATATTAATTATTTAAAAATGGTGTTTGATAAAAATCAAGCAGAAGAGCGCAAACAATGGATTCAAAAAAATACAGGAAATACGAAACTTTTAGATATTTCTATGTTGGGCGAGGGTGAACTTCAACGAGCAATTTGTTTGACAGATTTTCTAAATAAAGAATTTGTTTTGTTTAGTATCCATGATTGCATTCGTAGTATTCCTAATGTGGTTGATGGATTAAAACCAAGTCAACGTAAAGTTTTATATGGTATTTTAAAAAAGCAAAGTAATGATGAATTTAAATTAGATCAAATTCGAGGATACATTGCAGAACAAACAGTCTATGCACATGGGGATATGTCATTGAATAAAACCATTATTTCAATGGCACATGATTATGTTGGTAGTAATAACATAAATCTTTTATTTCCAAAGGGATGTTTTGGTACACGATTACAAGGTGGTGAAGACTCTGCTAGTCCTCGTTACATTTCAACTGCATTAAATCCTATGACCCGTGAGATCTTTTTACAAAATGATGAAAATATTTTAATGTATATGAATGAAAGTGACACAGTGGTTGAACCTAAATATTATGTTCCCATATTACCCATGCTACTTGTCAATGGTTCAATGGGAATTGGTACTGGGTTTTCCTGTGATATTCCTGCATATAACCCAATTGATTTAATTAAGTTTTTACGGAATAAAATGAAATCAAAATCATTAGATGAAAATATAAAGTTAATTCCATATTACCGTAATTTTAAAGGTAGAATAATAATTGAAAATCATTTTGAAAGCGAGATATTTTATAGTGAAGGTTGTTTTAAGCGACAGAGTCCAACAACTTTTGAAATTTACGAGTTGCCATTAAAAGTATGGACTCAGCAATATAAAACATTTCTTGACAAATTACTTGAAGAACAAGTCATTGAAAGGTATGAAAATTATTCATCAGATACAGAAATTCAATTTATTATTCATTCATCTCGTTTACAAATTGAGCAATGGTTAAAAAATGATCAAATATATAAAGTGTTTAAACTACGCAATTGGCATCGCTTAAATTTCACTTGTTTTAATAGTAATTTAAAATTAAGAAAATACCACAATGTATATGATTGTATTGATGATTTTTATTACACAAGAATTCAATATTACGAAAAACGTAAAAAATATCTACTTGATTTTCTTGAAAATGAATTGAGAGATTACCAAGTTAAAATTCGATTTATACAATACGTTATTGAAGAGAAAATTAAAATTTTTCGACAAACAAAAGAATTAATACGAGATCAATTACTTCAATACAATTTTACAGAAGAGTGTCATGTGAGTTTAATGAATACACCATTATATCATTTTACACAAGAACAAATTGAAAAACTGCAAGAAAAAGCAAAACAAACAGAAGAACATTTAAAAGAACTTCAACAAAAAACAAGTTACGAACTTTGGCAAAAAGATCTAGATTCACTAGAAATTAGTTTATCTTCAATGGCTTGATTTGTAAGCTGAAGCATATGAGTTCCTCCAATTAAATAAGTTTTTGCATTATCAAAAAACTGTTTTATTAATTTAGGCCCATAATATATATCTAAACACATATCTGTATTTTCAGGAAATAAATAGTTTACATTGCCTTTAAAATCTGTGTGAAATACACATGAATCTCGTATTCTATATTCTACCTCCATTCCAGCTAAACAAATACAAAAAAGATCCTTAAATGTTTGTTTGTACACATTTGCGTATTGCATGGGAATATGGGTCATTAGTTTGTAACTATTTGCTTGATGATCATGTCGTAGTATTTTGACTTCAAAATTAAGAGTATCTGTTTCTATATCTAGACGATAATTCCTGCCTCTTGGACTACCTCGTTCTGGTGGTTTAATATTGACATTGCTATACCCTTGGATCATTAACATTTCCGCGGTAGCAAGTTCTGCGATTTTCCCAAGAAAATGTTTGGGTACATCTTTATCTTTATAATTATACCATTTCGTATCTTGATCTAATGCATTTTCAATAATATTTTCTGCATGATCTACATTTAATGTAAAATTGTACTTTGTTTGTAAATCGTGATAAGCTTTTAATTTTTTTTCATATTGACCTGTGTATTCTTTCGTTTTCATTTGCAAGAGATCCTTTTCTAATGCAATGATTCTGAGAAAATAAGGGTTAGTGACAATTTTAAAAGTAATATCTGGAAACAATGTAGGCAAATACCTCAAATTTTTTTGAAATTTTTGCCGTAATCGAGCATTTTTGGGTTCTTCAAATTGAAGATAATTTTGAATATGAAATTCTTTGTCAGAGTCATGATTCACTGCATCAAAGCCATATTCCTTTTTAACACTTTCTTGAAGTTTAAATAGTTCTCGCATTTTTTTCTGTCTCTTTTCGTGGGTCAAATGGGAATCTTTGTGTAATTTTTGATAAGCAAAATAAAACTGCCCTTGTTTAAGACCAGCATTCTTAAAACGCTTTTTGTGAAAATTTAAAGTTTGTGTAATTTTTTTAGTTGCTTTTTTGGCCATTGTAGAATTATTTTACTTACATTCATTGTCTTTGTATTTTTTATATTACTTTGATTTGTGTTGCTGATGTAACGCAATGAGTGATAAACATAAAATAATAGCTAAGGCTGAAATAAACACCATGAAAATAATAAAAATAATATACATATTACTATTGGCCTGTAAATTATTCGTAAAATGCTCCTTACGACGACGACGACGATTTTCAGGAAAGTACTGTGGGTTGTACTGCGGATAACCCGGAAAATAACCATCCGGTTGGTATTGTCCGATGGGGACAGGATAGGGTGGTCGTTGACCAATGCCAGGGTTCACTTGCGCATTATGAATTTCATTTGCGATTTCGGGGGCGTATGCATATGGGTTATTATAAAATTGTTGAGATATGTATGGGGTATAGCCTAAATAGGCCGCTTTAGGTGTAGGATACCAGGGATATTGTGGTAAATACGGGTAGCCGGTATAGGGTTGTTGCATTCCTGTTGCGACTTGTTTTTGTCTTTGATTGAATGCATTATTTCTATGAACAACATTATTACAAGTCTCCGAGTTACCGTACATGCATGTATAGCGATTGCCGTAATCTTCTTGGGCTTGTTGTTGTTTTTGCTTCATTTGTAGTTCTTGTTGTTTTTCTTTTTCTTGTTGTTGTTTTAGTTGTCGTATCCTTGGTGAATTCTGTTGATTTAATGGTGTATTGAGCATGTGCGAACCACTAATACCACCCCATGCTTCTTCAATAGTGGCATATGTCATTCGCGATTAAAATACTTTAAAAAAAGTTTTTGTCTTATTTAGTATATATAAAAAATTTTTAAGGAAGTCAAAATGGGAAATACCTTTCAAAAAGATACCTCAACAAAACATGAAGAAGATAGTAATGAATACTTAATTGATGAAGAGATCTTAGAAAATGAAGATCGCAATCAATATCTCAAAAAATTAAGAAAGGTCGTGCATTCATTTAAACAAAAGCATAAATTTGGCTGGAAAAGAGATATGAATGTCGTCAGTGCAAAATATTTGTATCCCTGTGATTCAAATTCATTTAAAGCAATAAAACCGTATAATCGTGTGGATTTGCAAAATACTTTTAACCATTTAATTTTTAATCAAGGAGATCTTAGAAGCAGTGTAGTGTGTACAGTTTTAACTGCATTTTTTCATAAACATGGACCAACAAGCCGTCAAGAATTTTTCCCCTCAGTTTTGTTTGTATATCACAATGCACTAAAGCAAAATGATCACCCCATTGTTGATTGTGGTGTTACTTTTCAACAAGTTTTTCGTGCAATTAATAAATATGGCGTTTGTAGTGAAAAAACATGGCCGACTTATTCCAATTATTTAAAAACAAAACCATCGTCATATACATATAATGAAGCAAAGGAGTATACCCGTTGTTTATACTACCAAAAAATTAAAAACACAGACTTGGAATCATTACAAAGTATTCTTTCTTTAGGTGTTCCCATTGTATTTGGTTTCATCGTGTTTGATAATTTTTGTGATACATTTTTATGGAATCCAAAAATGGACAACATGCCATTGCCTAGTGACTCCTCTCAGCGCATTGGTTTATTAAGTGGAACAATTATTGGTTATACAAATTATCGTAATTGTTTTCTAATTCAATTAAATTGGGGTAAAAAATGGGGCATGGACTCTCGTTTTTTTATGCCGTATTCTTACATTACTTCAAATGCATATTGTGATGAATTTTACACAATCGAGCGCCGTTTCTTTAATGAAAATACTGAAGAGAAAAAAGATCCCACAAAGTATAAAATTAAAAAAATAGACAACGACAACGAAACTTCCATTGTAACAAGTAATTCATTGGAGAAGGAGAATACTTTATTTTCACAAGGTCAGAATCCACCGCCTTCTTCAAATTCAAATTCAAATTCACGTCGTCATAGGAGGAAAAAGCGGCGTAAACACGCGAACGAAAAAGGTGGTGATACAATCAAGATTCCAAAGATAAGCGAAGCACCGCCAGAAGGTCCAAGTCCAACAACCAATGATTCATTTATAAATGAAGACACCGAAGAAGAATGAAGATAGGAAATTTTTTTATTTATTTACTTAACAAAAAATGAAACCTTTTAATTTTGATATTAATGAAGTATATCGTCTACAGCAAAAGCAAAAAAGAGATAAATTAGAAGTTATTAAATATCATTTTAATCAAGCTTACAAAAAAATGATCAAATCTTATAATTCATATGAAGATCATATTTTATATCAAATACCGTATACTACTTTTAAATTGCCACCGTATAATAGTGAAGAAATAACAGAAAAGTTAAGTATTTGTTTTCGCAAAAAAGGATACGAAGTAAAAAAAGTTAATTTAAATTTACTTCGTATTGAATTTGAAAAAAAACCATCAAGTGATGAATATTTAAATTATATTATGGAAGATATCGTGGAAAAGATAATGGAAGCCGTTGAAGATAAGTGTAGTGAAATTATGTATGAAATACCGCGAATAATGTATAATAAAACAATTCCAAATTACGATTCTTTATACACAAAACGTAAAATAAAAGAAATCTTGAAAAAAAATGGGTTTTTAATTCGAAGTTATCGAGACAATTTAATTTTAAACATAGAATGGGGTCATTACAAAAGAGCTAAAGATCGTGTAGATCGTCGATTACAATCACAAAAACAACAAGAACAAGAACAAAATTCCCAGAAAGATCTTGAAAACGAAAAAGACTCGGAGTCCTTTGACAAAAGAGCATTGACACTAAAACGAATGCAGCAGTTTATTCAACCAAAAGTTGTACAAAATGTTCGGATTAGTAAAAGTGAAGATTTAAATGAAAAATATAATAATAAATTAAAAGAATATTGTGTAAACAATACAAAAAAGAAATAATACAGTAATGTCTGTTGTTTTATCTATTGATGTTGGTATTATTCATTTTGCATATTGTTTATACAATATAAAAGAACAATTAATTTTAAAGTGGGAATGTTTTTCAATTTTATCAAACGAAGATAAAACTAAAACAAAAAGAAAGTTTTTTTCATTAATAAAAACATTACAAGATCTCTTAAAAGCATTGAAACTCAGAAATGATATTTTTCAACAAGCCAATGTAATTTTAATAGAAAAACAACCAAGATGCAATGTAAAAATGCAAAAGATATCAACTGCAATATGTACTTATTTTTTGCTTGAGTGTCCTAATAGTAAAGTAAAAGAATATTCCTCTAAGCATAAACTAAATAAATTAGAAGATCATGATAAGATTGTTTGTGTTGAACAATTAGAAAAAATTGCTAAAATTAAAAGTGCATATAGTCGTCGTAAAAAGTTATCGATCTTGTATTGTTTACATATTATCCAATCATCGTCGGGAAACAAAGAATGGGTATACTATTTTAATCAATCAAGTAAGAAAGATGACCTTGCAGATTGTTTTTTACAGGCAAAATCCTTTTGCGTATAAGATTCAATTATTTTAAAAACAAAAGAAGAATAAAGATAAAAAAATATTTTTAAATTTACGATAAAATGAACAGTTACCAATGTCAAAGTAACAATAATAATGATAATGATAATGGTAGTCAATTTATAATTGAAGAAGATGGAAGTGATTTAGAAGATAATAATGTCATGGAAAAAAAAAGTGATTCTCAAAATAATAGTGAAGAAAAAACCACAACATCTAATGCATTATTACAAAACAATCCATTAAATATGTTTATAAACAATGATAAATTGAAATCATCTCCAATATTCAATAATAGTAGTAAAATTGATAAAAGCAGTGTAAAAAACAGCGAAGGTGATAATAATTCAGCTTCTGAACAACTTTTTGGTGATTATTATTCTGAAACCGAATCGAAAAGTAAACCAAATCGCTATCCATCATATCAGTCTGAGAATAATCGATCCCATCGATCCGATAGATCCCATCGATCCCATCGGTCCCATCGGTCCCATCGGTCCAATAGGTCTAATCGGTCCAATCGATCCGATAGATCAAGCAATCCTCGTGACCCCCGTCGACCCACTTTCCAAAATAACAATTTCCCCACTTACGCCAAAGAACGGATGTATTCGGCCAGTTCTGATGGCTCCAATAATTTTAATTTGACTGGTCATCAATTTTTTTCAACTAAACCCACACACACACACACACACAAACAGACTCCGACTCCGACACAGACACAGACATCGACACCAACACCGACACCGCTTTCTACTACATCCGCAAAACAACAACAACCTCAACATGACAACGCCAGTGTGAATAGTAATGATATGTATGTTGCGCCATCGTATGATAGTAAAAAATACACTGACGAGGAGAATAAATCATCGTTGGCGGAATCGAAGGACTCTAGCAAAAGTAATTATTTTTTACATAAAAAACAATTATTAAATGAATTATACGAATTGGAGCAATTAGGATTTGAGCCAAGGGAAAAATTTACATTGCAAAGTCGTACACAAGATATACAGGATGAGATTGATTTATGCAAAAAAACAAGAACCCAGTTGCTTATGCAAGATAGAATGACAAACTTTTTATTAAGTATATTTTGGTTTATTGAAGTTGGTCATAATATGTGGAATCCCCTTGGACTACAATTAAAGAATTTATATGATAATTTAGTCACCGAAAAAAGCAGTATTTCATATGATATGCGAAGGATCGTGAAGGAATTTATGGGGGATACGGAAGAGATAAATCCGTTTTTTAGTCTAGCAACGACGATTATTGGTTCAATTTTAATTACTCATATCGTAAATTCGGGATCTAAAATGGCTTCACAGGCTATAAACAATTTTACTGATAATTTAGCTAAAGGAAATACGGATCAAATGCAAGGATTTTTTGATAAATTACAACCCATGATGGGACCCGTTATGAACATGTTAAGTGGTAGCGGCGCTGGCGGTGCGCAAAATATCCCAACACAACAACCAACCCAATATCAACAACAAGGACATGGACCACAATCGACCCAATACCACCAACAACAAGGACAAGGACCACAAGTTAATCCACAAAACCAAAATCCACCTAATGTAATTTCATCTTTATTTAGTACCTTTTCAGATGCATTAATGCAACAAAACAACGCTCCCCCACAGCCACAGCAACAGCCACAGCAACAGCCACATAAATTGCATACTAAACCTGATGTAGCTTCAGCTTTATTAAGTCAACCGATGCCTACTTTAAACCCGAATGCATTATCCCGTCCAATCGCTTCTTCTTCAGCTGACATTCCTGATCGATTTCGTGTTAGCAAACAAAAACAAACTGAAAGTAAAAAGGAAAATACTAATGAAAACGATTTTGAAGTAACTAGTATAAGTTCTTCTGAATTGGACTTAGATACAAATACAAGTATATTAATACCAAGTAAGAAAAAGAAAAACGAAGACACCCAAGACACCGATGATGAAGATAACCTTGACAACGAGAAAGAAATTTATTCAAAGAAAAAAGCGCCTAATTTTTTCAAAAAGGGTGCAACAAAGGCGAAAGTGAAAAGAAGTAAAAATAGTATTAAATTATAATTTTCGACAATTCTTGTACCGTCGCCTACTTGAACCATAACCAGACACATTTAATGCTGCAGCTGTATTCAATACATTTTGAGCCTGTTGTTCCAATCTCCGAACAGATGCAGCAACATCGGAATAACTTCCTGTTTGTATATTTGTCGGTCCAGCCCCAATAGCTCCCCCTGTAGCCGGTGTTCCCGTTTGTTGTTGTTGAGTTGCTGCTGCTGCGCCCTGTGTAGGTTGGCCTTGTGCGGGTTGTGCGGGTTGGCCTTGCGCGGGTTGTGCGGGTTGGCCTTGTGCGGGTTGCGCGGGTTGGCCTTGTGCGGGTTGTGCGGGTTGTGCGGGTTGTCCTTGTGGTGTCGTCGTTGTTGTTGTATTGGGTTGGGTTGCGGCTGTATTTGCAGCGGCTTGTTGTACCAAGGGTGTGCCTGCATTTTGTGTTTGTGTCTGTGTTTGTCCAAATCCAAATTCAAATTGATTATTCTTTTTTCTCACATCGACATTAAATTTTTTACACACTCTTCCAAATTTATTTGAATGATTTAAGAATAAATAATCCATTAATAATTGGACTAAACTTTGTTTTTGTTTATATTGAACATTTGATTGCGTAGCTAATTCTTCAATGAATAGAGCAATTTTCTTCACTGTTTGTTTGGCCACTTCCCTAACAATGGAATAAAACTGTGAGATTTCCTGTAAATCTTGTGAATCAGATGTTGTAGAATAATCGGAATCATAATTTAAAGAAGATGCTGAAGACTGTCCGGAATACGATGAATTAGAATTAGATCTTGTTGATTCGTACGAATTACTCAATTCGTCTTCATCTTCATCTTCAACAGAATTGTAATCAAAATCCGAATGACTTGAATACGAAGGATTATTTTTTGAAGTATAAGTTAGTTGAAACATGATTATTATTTACTTAATCAACAAACAATATTTTCTTTTTTTAATTTCTTTTTTTATTTTTCTTCTTCATTTTATTATTTTTGTATTTTGAAGGATTGCTTAATCGATCCATTTTATGCATTTTATCCATAGTTTGTTTCATTAGAATATATTCTCGTCCATTTTCATATTTATATAATTTGTTTTTTTCGTGATCAGCGATAATTAAGGTTGGAAATCCCTCAGATTCAACTAATTGCATAAGTGGCGTCGCCTGTGGATGTGCATCGGTTAAAACAAAAACATTGTAGTCTTTAGACAATTTTGTTAGTGCCTTGCTTTGTTTTAATTTCTGACAAAATCCACACCAATCTGCTAAAATTGCGATAAACGAAAAATTACCATTTGAGTCCTTCTTTTCTTCAATAAGTTCTTTTATGTCTTCTTTGGGACTGACTGCATGATAATTTTTACCTCCCTGAACTTTATTTGCTAAAGTTTCTCCATTAAACACCACGAGATCTGTAAATTCATCACATTTATACTGGACTTGTGATAACGGTATAATCGAAAAAATGATAAGGATAATTAAAAATACAAACACAACCACAACGCAAATAATACAACAAGTTGTGCTAGTATCAGTTACGGTTCCTTGATTCATCATTATGCAAAAAGAAAAAAGTATTTTTTTATTTATTACTAATATAAAAAAATTTCCAATTAATTTTATTAATAATGTGTAAAAAATGGCTACTTTAGATCAAAATTACCGCAAGCCGACAAGCGAGAAAATAAGGATACTATGCACATCTGATGATTATCCCGATAAAGCTTTTTCTAGCTTTACTGATTTTCAAAGTCATATCATTACTCAAATTTCGCAATTTTTTGAACCAAGGGATATTTCAATAGACAAAAATATCATTGTATATACCCGGGGCCGTCGCGGCGACAATGCAATTTTGAGGATCCTTAAAAATTCTTATCCTCAAATGACGTATATTGAATTTGCGCCAAATTGGAAAAGAGATCAGAAAAATGCGGGACTTGTTCGCAATAACCTGATATTTGAAAATGAGATACATTATCTGTGGATCTATCTTACCCAAGAGAATATTGAGGGATACACCGGTTTGGAACATATCTTGTACCTTTCTCAAAAAAACGACGTCCAGATCAAATTTTTAAATAAAGTAATTACACATAATTATTTGAATTTTAATTGTGAAAATTTTCATGAAACTCAAATGAAAACAAATTTACCAGTAAAAAATTCAAATGCTTATTATTTAAAATTAGAACAAACTAAAGCAAATGTTCGACTGAACAAAAATCTCAATTATGTCAATCACCAACGAAATAGGAGTGCAAAAAAATCTAATGTTGGTTCGTTGAAAAATTGGAAACATGGAATTGATATAAATGAGTTAATACAAGATCAACGAAGTAATAGAAATAAGGCAACCACCGATGCTTTTGCAAGTAGTAATAATTTAAAAACGGACACGAAGCCAAAAAAGAAAACGAAGAAACCTTATGAAAAATTAATGAAACGAATTAAAGAAAGGCAACGCGAGGAGAAACGAGAACGACGAAAAAGGGAAAACTTAAAAAAACTAGCTAGAAAAACTCACGTACAAACTAGCTCTTATCGTAAAAATCGGAAAAAAAACAAAGAGCTTGGATCATTGATGTTTGACACCGATGGCCATGATAGTGTTTTATCGACTTCTTCAAAATATACTCAAATTGAAGAAGGGTTTGGTCATGAAAATGATTTTGCCTTTGACGACGATAAAAGTGACCAAGACATGCCCGAAACACTTCAACATCTACAGGATAATAATGATAATGATAATGATGATGATGAAGACAACAATCATGATGAAGACACGAGACCTCAACTTAGCGATGGTCACAACAGCGAGGACGCTGAAGAAGAAGACCCTAAACCTAAACAAGTAAAGAATTGTAATTCTTCTCCGGCTTCAATTTCCGTTGAATTGATATCACAGAAACTAAATGAGATATCATTACAAAAGGAAAACAAAAAGAAAAAAAGAGGAAGAAAGAAAAAACCAAAAGAAGAGATCAAAAACAATAACAACAAAAATGATGAAAACAAAAGCGATGAAAAGAAAAGCGATGAAAATAAAAAAGTTTGTGTTGCTTTGGAATATGAATCGATTGACAAGAATTTAGATTCACTTTTAAGCTTTTAATTTGAATTATATTTATTGGCTCAAACTTAAAAGTTCATTAGCGGATTCTTCTCCTTTAAGAATAAGTTCTAACTTTTGATCTTTATTGATATTAAATGAGGTTACTGTAATAGTATCAATTTTATCAATTTCACATACTTTCGTTTGAGGATAAATAATTTTATAATGCAATAGTTTTGTATACTTTTCATAACTTCTATCATAAATTACATGGAATAAATTATACAAGTATAGAAATAATGTTTTGTTTGTTTTGTTCGTTTTGTTCGTGTTCGTGTTTTTGCTTTTACTTTTCTTGTTTTCCTGTAAGTTAATTCTATTTGTAATTATTAAAGTGACACCTTGGTTTTTTTGTATATTTTTTTTGTCCGTATGCATAAAAGGCTCTAAGGGTAAATTATTGATTAATGCACCATCAACGAAATACGTATCATTCACTTTATCATATATAGGTGGTGTAATTATTGGAAGAGATGTCGTCATGGCAATTGCGTCAATTAAAGGTAAATTCGGATGGCTTTTATATGAAATAAATTCAACTCTATGTTCCTTTAAACAAGTTAATGCAATATAAAAGTCAATCTGTGTTTTTTGATGTAATTCATTCAATGTTATATTGGGATTGCCTTTCATGTCAAGGATATCGTAAAAAAAAGTTTTAATTGCATGACCTTGTAATAAGCTATAATTTTTGAAGATTTGAGTTACATTAATATCCTTACATTTTGCAAAGTCTTTTTCCCATAAAATATCAATTAAATAATCAATTTCAAAATTAAAAAGTAAACAAGCTGCAATAAATGAACCAATACTAACGCTTGTTATAATTTTTATATTCTTCATATCAAAAAAATTCTTCTCTTTTAATGTATTTAAAGCAGATACAAAACTAATTCCCCGTATCCCACCACCACAAATACATAATTGAGTAATTGTCAAAGAATCGTCTTGTGTGTCGTCTTGTGTGTCGTCTTGTGTGTCGTCTTGTGTGTCGTCTTGTGTGTCGTCTTGTGTGTCGTTAGTCTTTTGCTCCATTCTCTTTTTTTGTTTATTAAGAAAGAATCTTTAAAATATATATTTATAACCAGGCACAGAAAGAATGGATAACAACAATATTATTTTTTTAGTTTTTTTCTTATTTATTGCCTTACTTTTAATTATTATACTAGGTGTATATTCTGACTGTACGATTGCACCTGTATACCACACTAGAAAAATGATCTCATACTTTACACCTGTAAATAAATTACCAGAAGCATCAGAAAAAGAAATACATTCAATCAAACCCGCCAGTATTTATGTATATATTGTTGCAACACCAGAAATTTATCATTACGCCGAACTAAGTATTCAGCTAAACAAAAAGTATTGTGAACAATATAACTTTCAATTTACCACTGTTAATGAAAATTTAGTTCCAAATTTACCCATTAATTTTACAAAAATAAAAAAAGCTTTAAATTTGATGTCAAATAAGAAAATAAAGTACATTATGCATATTGACGCCGACGCGGTCATACATAACCAAGATTATGATTTACGAAATATCTTGGTGAAATACTTTAAAAAAAATCCTTTAACACATTTCATTGCAGCAGAAGATTGTTATGATAAAACAATATGTAGTAAACCAAACAAAATGAATAGTGGTGTATACATTGTTCGCAATACGACCATCGGTAAACAAATTATGCAGACATGGTTAAATAGTGTCCAAAAGGGAGGGAATTGTGAGAAGTACAAAAGTATATTTCCCAACTGCCAGCTGGTTTTTGAGCATTGTGTTCGTCCTAAATTTTTTCTCAACATTCAACTTGTGCCGTACAATATTCTTAATGGCGTTGACGGTCTTTTTATTAATCATTTTATGCAAAATTTAGACAGTCACCGAATGAGTAAAATGCGACAACTTCGTGACAATTTTGCAAGCAATACTTCAAAAGAAAATTTTAAAAGAATTCCTGTCTATTAATTTTTTTTTATTTGTTTTTGAATATATAACATGGGGACTGTTTTGTGTATTTTGAAAAAGACATTAGAAGTTACCTTTTTGCCCCGTGATGATAATGTAGTCTTCGGATTTGATAAATTTTGGAAAGCGTCACGAAAAAATTGGTGGAAAATAAGCCAAAATACCTGTCATAATTTTTTGGGACGAGAAAAAGTTGCAATCAATGTAGCTCTATTTTTTATTGTTATACTTTTAATTATATATTCCCCACTTGCTGCAAGTAATTTTGACGATGAAAATGAAATTAATCCTAGAGATATAACTCCATTAGATATTCTTAATATTGTATTCGTTTGTATTATTCTTCTTTTAACATTCTTGTATTTCTTGTTCTTTTACACGGGATTTTTTAATCGATTGCCCAAATTTCAAACAAATGCTCTATTTGTGCAACTTTTACCTATTGCTTGTCTTGTGTATATCTCTATTTTACTTATTATGTTTATTACTTACGAAAATACCAATATCCCTCAATTAAATTTAAAAATGTATCCCTTTCATCCAGCGATATTTCTAACGGTGGCTTTTTTTATCTATATTTTTTACTTAATACAATACATCATTCATATCAAACAAAAAATAAAAATGCCTAAAATCCTTCAAAAAAATATACCTACGAGAAGTAACGGGTTACAACGACAAAGTGGGCAGCGGAATATTTTTAATCAAACACTATAGAAATTTTATTTTATAGTAAAATGTTATAATATTAATAAATAAAATGTATGATCCAGCGTATTTCAATTTTAAGTATACAAACGATTCAAGATTTAAAAGCCAAGGTTTATCAGGAAGTATTTTTAATAAAAATGCGGAGAAAACATTTGATCTTTCAAAAATAATACATGTTGACTGTCCTTTAGAAAAACGAAGTCAACAAAATTTAAAAAGCATAGATGAAAATACAAAAATTCGATTTTATCATACACCAAAATCAGGGGGTACGGCGATATTTAATATGACAAGGCCGTGGAAAAATTTTACTCGCGCTCATCCAGAAAGTAATCACATTCCAATTAAAAAACACACCCCGAAAAAAAATGAAGTAGCTTTAACAATTATTCGCCACCCTTATGATCGTTTCGTTAGTGCCTTTTATCATTTAGTAGATTCATGCAATGAAGAATTCTATTATCGATATGCAGCAGTTAGTGATTGTGAAATCCTACAAAAAAAAAATATCGATTTTGGTATATTCAAAAACGATCCAAATGAATTTCTAATGGCTTATGTCAATATTACACATCCTTATCACAAAGAAGCAAATGTAATATTCCACACTTTTAGTATATTCAAACCACAGTTTTATTGGCTAAGTAATTTTTTTCAAACAAATATTCATGATCAATTAAAAATCATATTACATCAAGAAAATTTGGAAAAAGAATTTAACATGGTAGCCAAAAAATTAGGCTATCGTGAATTAAGGTGGCCCGATAATCGTAGAAGTAATCGCCGTATTACACAAGAAACAAAAACATTGAATGATTATAGTAAAAGTATTCTTCAAAAATTGTATAAAGACGATTTTAAATATTTTTGCTTTGTTCAGTAAAGTAATGGACACTTTGTTCACACCATTGAAGTATAAGTTGTATTTCGAAGTTTCCATGCAGAAGGCTCTCTTACACTACCCGGAAGGTTAAATGTTTGTATCCCTGGTTGTGGTATTTCTTGTGGTATTTCATTTGTGCCAAAATTATTTAAAAAAAAAAAGACCCACTTTCACTCTCGTCATCAGCATCCCCAAATCTTGATTTACTTTTTCTTTTTTTACGTTTATTGTCAACAATTTCATAAAATCGTTTACCATCGGTGTACACATTTTTATGACTTTTTCGACGTCCACCAAAACTAGAATTACTCGGATTGTTTTGTTCGCCTAATTTATAGCCGCCATAGTAGCTATTTGACTCCGGAATATCCACATTTTTATAACCCATGGGATTTCCAGTTTTTTTATTAATATGATTATTGTACATTGAATCTGTCATACCAGTATACATCTCGGACTGTGACATATTACTTTCAGGAACATAGCCAATCATTTTATTTAATCCAATTGTATCCCCAAATTTACCCCCTTTCTTCTTTTTTTTCGCTTCTAACTCTTTTTTCACCGTTCCCAATTTTATCATGTTAATAACGGCCATGCCAGCGGGATCTTCTTTCACTCTTATTTTCTTTAATTTATCAAACGGTAGATTGGCTACAACAGGTATAGTTTCAAATGTATCTCTGTTCATTTTTGTCAAAACATTAGGGTCGAGTGCATCAAGATAGTCACCAAATTTTTTTATAATTTCTTGATCCGATATACCATCTTCGTTTTTAAATTCCCTAGTGCCAGCAATTGGAGGGGAGTCGCCAGTGGGTTCTTCTTCTTCCTCAGGTGGAGGAGGTAAATTTAACTTTTTCTTTCCACCGGTAAGCTCATCTTGAGGAGGTTTTATAAACGCCTTGGATTCTTTTCCAGTAGGTGGCTCAATTTGATCTCCAGATCTAGATGGTTCAGCTGCTGAACGCCTATCATATCTTACCTGTCGTCCTGGAATCGTTCTTGTTCGAACTCTTGGTGATTTCATGCCTGGTCGTTGATAAATATTTTCAACAACTGTTTGCCATTTTTCAGCATCCTTCAATTTAATAACTCCCATTCCAAGCAAGGCTTCAATGTAAGCAAATGGTTGAGTAAGAACGATATGAAATGCTGCATTCATAACTTGAATAAATTCCTGACAGGCTATGTGTTTAAAGAAACCGTCTTCTGGGAATTTCTTTGCAGATTCAACGATTTCGTATATTGTTGGCCACCGGCCCTCGTAACCTTTACATTCACCTTTTAAAGCTTCAATACTTTTAAATTCAATTTTACTTCGAGTTAATCTAATTTGTTGTTTTTCTTTTAATCCAATTCGATCAATGCCTTGGAGTTTGCGAACACTATCTCTTGTTAGAAGATGACCCACTGCCAAAGACAATCCATTTTCATTTTGATCATCCATCTCGTATAATTTTATACAAGTTAGAAGACGACGAGCAATTTTAAAATAATGATTAATTTTCTTTACATTACGTACAGTGTTAATACTGTTATTAAAAAACTTAGGCAATTTTCCCATATGAGTTGCTGCGATACAATGTTGCATTGTTCGGATAAATATCAGCTTTAGTGCTAATTCTTTGTGTAGCCTATTGTACCAATACGATATCATAGCATCTTCCACAGTCATCCCCTTTATATCATTTCCCAAAAAATTCATGACATCTTCAAGATTGGTTTTTGGGACTAAATGCCATTTTGGGTATTTTGGCCTTGTTTTTGAGGAAAAATCGGCGACATACATGTACGCCTTATATTCACCTGGCCGAGCATCGAGGAATTCGGGTCTTGCTGTATAAAGACTTTTCCTACCAAAATCAGATCCTTCAGATCTCAACATATTTTTTCAATTTAAAATTTCGGATTTAATATCTCTTATTACAAAATACTCAGAAAAAAATTATGACTTTTTTGTAAAGAAATAACAAAATAAAATTATTTCAAGAACTTAATATATACTTTATAAAAAAAAATCAGAGTATTGTTTTTTTAAGCGGCGCCTTGTGGTACTTATCAACGAAACAAGTAATTTTAATATTAATCTTAAAAAAAAATTTCCGAAAATTACAAGGACTTTAAAAATGAATTCTCAAGATCTAAAGAAATATTTTATACCAGGATTTCTTTCCCCAGGTGCTCGAACTTTTTATTTTGTGCTTTTTCTTCTTGTAACTGTTTTACAAACTTACACCGCGCTTTTACTAGAAGAACAATTAGCTTATTTACAAGACTGATTTTATACGAGAAATTGCGTCTTGCGCCGCATTTTGTTCAGCTAGTTTTTTACGTCGATCAGTGCCCCTACCCATTTGTTTTCCATTAATTAATACAACAACATCAAATTCCTTATCATTAACCGGACCCCTTTCAGCAATAATTTGATATTGAGGTATTGATAACTTGTGATTATGTACTAAACGTAAGAGAATATCTTTATAATTATCTTCCTTTAAAAATTGCAATTTGTCAAAAAATTCATTTAATACATTCATCATAAAAACTTTGGCTACTTCAAAACTTTGGTCGAGAAATATTGCACCAATAAATGCTTCAAATGTGTTTTCTAATAGATGTTCATTTTGATGTCCATTCATTCGTTTCGTTTGATCAGACATCAAAATTTTTCCTTGTAAATTAATACACCGAGCAAAATGTGCTAGCGTTTTCCCACATACAACACGACTACGAAATTTTGTTAATTCACCCTCGGCGTGGTTTGGAAAGGCTTTGTATAAATATTCACCAATGATTAAATTAATAACAGCATCACCCATGTACTCAAGTCGTTCATTAGATTCTTTCATGTATTCACAGACATGATTTCCCAATTTCTCATTTAAACGAACCTGCTGTAAAATACTTTTGTGAACAAAGGCCTGTTGGTAATAAGCTAATTCTCGTATTTGGATATTTTTATCTGCTTCAGAATATTTCATGACGGGGTATATAATTTCCTTTTTTATAATTTCTTCTGTTATGTGACATTGACTTAAATCCAAAAGATCTTTTTTATTGGAATTGACCGATGATGGTGATGGGGGTGAATGACTGCGTGAACGGTTGTTTTCTTTCTTTGTTTTACTACCGATGGCGGCGTTAGGGTCATTTAAACTTTGAATTTTTTTTCGTGGAATCGGTGTCCGTTGAATAACTTCCATTTTATTTATAAATTTATTTCTTTTTAAAATAATAAATATGACTAATTCTTTAAATGCTTTAATCTTATTTTTTGTTCTGCTCTTATCAATAATTGTAATTGTTTTTTTTTCGTCTACTGTAATATTTCAAAATAAAAATAAAGATAAAACAAAAGAAAACTTTTTAGCAGAAAAAGAAATTAACAATAAAATTAAACCAAAGGTACCCAACTGGGAAGAAAAGAAAAACACTTTAATTCATGCAACGGAGAAAAATTTAGAGTATTATAAAAGAAAATATTTTACATCCGTAAAATGTCAAGACCATAGCAAGAAACCGATAAAAAAAGAACATATTCTAGTTAGCATTGCAAGTTATCGAGATTCACAATGTTTGGACACCGTTCGTAACTTAGCTGAGTATGCCGATAAACCTGAAAACTTACATTTTGTTATTTGTCAACAGAATAACGTACTTGATAAAGATTGTGCAAATTGGTGCGGGGATCTAAAATATAAAAATCATAAAGCTTGTCAACAATCGAGAATAACAATTCTTCGATTAAAGGATACTGAGGCAAGAGGACCCACTTGGGCGCGATTTCTAATACAACAAGAATATGACGGTGAAGAGTACTTTTGTCAAATTGATGCACACACTAGAATGATTCATTCATGGGATACCACTCTAAAAACTCAGTTGGATTTATGCCCGAATCCAACTAAATCTATATTAACGCAATTACCTTGTGAGTACGATATTGTTCAAGAAAGCGATCGAGGGCAGAAAGGCAAAGAAAATTGGAGACAAGACCTCTTGCGGGGGGGAATGTATGTTGAATACTTTGACGATAATGATCTGTTTATGAGAATGCAATCAGTGTATACTAAAGAAATTCGACGCCAACCTTTTCCATGCACTTGTTGGGTTGCGGGATTTAGTTTTTCTAAATACCCCTTTGTTTTGGAAGTTCCATACGATCCCTTTTTACCTTTTTTATTTTTTGGCGAAGAAATGGATATAACATTGCGGGCTTTTACGCATGGATTTGACTTCTTTGCACCAACTCTGTCTATAGTTTTTCATAATTACAAACGAAATCATCGTAAAACTTTTTGGGAACAAAAGGATCAATATTCCTGTGAACTACTTAGCCGTTTTCGATTATATTGCAAATTCCGTTATATTGACCCTCACGAACTTTTGCCTGAAGAATACCATTTTATTTTAACAAATATTAAACGATGGTCGTTAGGAAATGAACGAACATTAACAGAATATGAAAAATTTGCAAAAATTAATTTCAGCACATTAAGTAAAAGTAATAACACAAAATGAGTCAACAAAATAACGATGATGATGATGACAATAAAAGTAATAAGGGTAATGAAGTAACAACGGTGTTTTTTGCCACTTTAATAGGTGCTGGGTTTATAACTATGTTTGTTGGTTTTGTACAATTTATGAAACAAATTTTGAATCCTAATAATGATAAACTTTTTTGGGATAATATGTTTACACGACTTACATTATTTATCGGTGGATATGCATTGTTTCTTCTTTCCTTTAGTACATTTACGGCTTTATGTGCTGCGATAAATAAAGACTACACCGTTTTTAGTGATCCAGTTGATAAGTCTTTATTATCCCTAAGTTTTTTCACCATTATTTTTACCTTATGTGTATTATTTTATGATCAATTAAAAGAAATTCCGTTTCGAGATTACTATAATCAATACTTGAATCCCACAAGTATGCGAAATCGTCTAAGAACTCTACAAGGCAATTTTAATCGACGTAGACAGAGAAACATTAATTCCTTAAATTTAAATAATCTCCAATACGTCAGCCTTTAATGTTATTTTTTATTGTATTGAAGTCCATTGTAAAATAAGGATGATTTAAGACCTGGTTAATGTCAATTCGTTGTTTTATTTTTAATCGAAGCATTTGTAAAAGTAAATTTTTTAAACTATTTTCAATTGTTTTATCATACATAACTGATTTATCAATTAATTTACTTGTAGAAATGTCTTCATTTTTTTCTCTTAATGCGGCCACCTCAGCATTTAAAATGAATAAAAAGGTCATACCCAAGCTAAACACATCGCTTTTTAAATAACATTGATAATCGTTATAAATTTCAGGGGCTCTGTAAATTAAAGTACCTTTTGCATGTTTTATATTTTTGGGCGTATTCTTTTCATGCGTTTCGATTTTTTCTGCGAACCCAAAATCGATCAAAACTAATTCTAATGGAGATAATTTTTTAATGATAAAGTTCTCTAATTTAATATCTAAATGAACAATATTATGATCATGACAAGCCTTTATACATTCTGCCATTTCTTTAAACAATTTCCGTCGCATCGTCTTGTCCTTTTCAATTGGAATGTACTTTGGTTTTCCTTCTTGTGGAATATCCTTATGCAATTTAGAAAAATATGTTTTATAATTTTCAATAAAGGTAAATAAATCCGATTGCCTGTAATAAGGTGAAATGAAGTAATAATACGATTGCCTTTGTTCTGAGGTATTCTTTACACTTTGTGACGAGGACAATGAGGAAGAAGGATAATAGTAGACGTCATTAAAATGAATAACTTTACTATTATGAATTTCCTTAGGAAGTTTCCATTCGTTTTCACAATATTTCCTTTCTGTGACTCGTTTACAAATAAAAAGCTCTTTTGATACCTTATTTTGTACAACAAATATTTTAGACATATTCCCTTCAACATCTTCTTCAAGATAATGAGATAATTTACTAATAAAAGTATATTTATTTGAAATGGGATTAGGTGAAAAGGTTATCGTATTTAATTTAAATTTTTTAGCGGGATTCGTTGAAAGTATACATTTTGCCATTTTGGCTTTTTTTTTAATTTTCGATTATTAAGAAACAAAAAAATTAAAAGTGATTAAAAAATAACAAAGAATGGCACAGAAAACAACTTCCTTTTTAGTTGGCGAGTATAAAAAGAATAAAAAATTCGATACACGTCTATCTGAAGCCTTAGCAATGATGCATCGTTTTCCGGATCGAGTTCCAATTGTCGTCGAATTTACAAAACAATCTTTAAATTTATTTCATGATATTACAAGACAAAAATTCTTAGTTCCCAATCATTTAATCCTTGCAAATTTTATTTACCTTTTAAGAAGGAATTTTAAAGTGCCAAAAGAAACTGCTATATTTACATTTTTAAATGAAAAAACCTTACCTAGGTTAACCGATACAATTGGAGAAATATACGATAAATATCATGATCAAGATAAATGTTTATATATAACCTTTGCAACGGAAAATACATTTGGAATGACTTAATTATTTTATTTGTAATAAGATTTCTTGTATTTCATTCAATTTAGATATGTTTTCTTGATTTGTTTTTGAAATTTTTAGTACTTCCCTTTCTATCCCTAATAATTCCTTTTCACTTTGGTATATTCGTAAAATTGTACGATAGGGTTGATAAAATATCTTTTTCCTGCCGCTGTGAGGTAAACTGGCAAGTATATTATATCGGAATTGTACACGATCAAAAAAATAAATCTTTCTTTTTAATTTTTTCCTTAAAAATTTATCACGCTCAGGTTGATCTAACATGTTCTTAATATCATTAAACGTAAGCATTGATTCGGATTCCAATGGCATTGCATAATATTTATGATCTGGATTAAATAGGTAAGCAAAGTCTTTGAAAAGATCGCCTAAATTGTCTTTATATTTTTGTTTTTGTGTCGGATAATACAACCAGAACCGGTTGATAATATACTTCTCGGCAAGATCTTTGATATAAAAATCCCATAAAATGTTTAATTTGTTCTGCAGGTATCCTCTATAAACGTAATTATTACTCGGCATCTTATATTGTAAATTTAAATTTTCATTTTCTTTTTTTTGTTTGTTAGTACTTTCAATATCAGAATCACTTTCATCTTCTTCAACTTGATCTCGTTCTATATCTTGAAAAACAGTATTTTGTGTCATTAGTCTTATTTTTGCATTTCGTTTTTTCTGTTTTAGATTGTATTCACTTTTGTGTATTTCTTCTTGCTGGATAATGTAACTTATAAATTTTTCAATTCTATCATCACTATTATAATCAAAAAAATTGGAAATATACCCAATTGGAAGCCGAGCGCTTTTGCGATCAGAACCAAACCTTGAATAATTATACATTAAGGAAGGTTGCGAGTATCCCTGTCCTAAGTTACCAAGATACCCTGGTGTTGCAGTCATCTACGGTCTTTTAATTTAAGTCAATAAATTAATTTATTTTGAAAACTCTACCACAATCATTACACTCTACTCGAACTGTCATGCTTTCATCAGCTGATCTAGTTTGTAATTGGATAAATTCTGTATTTTTACTTTTACAAGATCTACATGGAAATAAACTTTGACCTTGTTGACCTTGTATTAATTTTTTCATTTCTTTTCCCCGTTGACCGCGGATGTAAATATAATCATACTTCTTATGAATTGCATCAATTGTATGACCGAAATCAAGATCTTTTTTGGACATAGAGGCTATTTTCATAATATTCAAGTCTCCCCGTTTAATTCTATCTTGCACAGTTTGTGCAAACTGATCTTTAAAAGTCAGGCAAAATAGTACCTTACGAAAAATTTCTCGATATTTCTTAAAATCAAATGATACCATCACTTTTTCGTTTTTTTCACGGTCGTCAATTATTTCTTGACTTTGCTTTAAAGTCTCATTGTAAATTGAAATTTCGATATTTTTTGCAATTTGTTCGGCATTTTTGGAATACATATACAATTTTTTAAACTTTAAAATTAACGCCGATTGAGCTTTGTCGCGCAATTCTTCCATTTTTCTTTCTTTTTTTTTAATTTACCAGACGTAATTAGAAGGACTACTTGCTGATCTTGGTGTTGAAATTGTTTTTGTTTGTAAATTTTGTAACCAATTATTAATAGGGAAATCAATTTGCTTTAATTCTTGTTGTTTTTGTTTGGTCTGTTCTTGTTCTTCTTTAGTTTTATAAATTAAACCTTCAAGAATATTTAAAAGATGATTTAATTCGTCTTGTCGTAAATAACTAAATACTGATTTATCACGACCGCCTACAAATTGAAGATCTTTCATAAAATGATTATTATTAACAACAAACCATTGCCACGCCAATTTATTTAAAGAAGAATCATCAAAAAAGAAAACATTTTTATAATCAAAACGATGATCATTTCGATGATTATCGAGCATTTCTTCTATGTGTAACATTTTTAAGATTCCAAGTTGGAAACTTCCTTCATCGTTTTCTAATTGATGATTTTGAATAAATTGGCGGTAGCTATTATAAACATGAGGAAAAAAATGCTGAACAGTATTTGGGCCCTGATCATCATTATATGTATAGTAAAACCATCGTCGTTTTTTACCAACATTATGGTTTAAACGACAAAGCTTTTCAACAATATCCATTGGGATATTATATGATAAACATTCTCCTTCACCTTTAAAATCGCTTAAGCGCCTTGCTGTACAAACATACACTGGCCAATTATATCGTTCACAACAATTTAACAAAAATTCAACTCGATTTCGAGGCTTACTTCCATGTTTCATACAATGACTGTCAATTGTAAGATCCAAGTCAAAAATCAGGATACATAATGGATTCTGCATTTTATTTTAACAAGCTTAATACTTACCTAGAATATTTTTTTAGAATTTTAATTAGATTCAAATTTTGAATCTGTTTTGGGTTTTCTCGATACAACGCAAGAATGGCGTTCATTAAATAACTTTGTTTACAAATATTGGCACTATGCCCTAAATAAATACTTGTTTCTTGAATTGCTTGTCGTATATTTTGTTCTATATTTTTTTGTTCTAAGCTTTGTAAAATTTTACTTTGTAAAATTTGTAAAAAGATTGCATTTGCATTATAGGTTCTTATATCTTTTGCCGTGAAAATCTTTTTACCTAAAGTGATTTGGTGAATATAATTGTTAACCATTTGAGCAGTTACACGATAAAATTCATTATTATTATTTTGATAACAGAATACCCAATTTTCTTTATTTGTATTCTTTTTCAAAATTTCATTTAAAAAGGTAAAGAGCTTTTTATGTTGAAAAACAATGTGATGTTTTATTTTATGTTTTCCAATGAAATTTAATTCAACAACATGCGATCGTCCGTTTTTTTTTAAATGTAAAGAAATGTGTTTTCTTTTTAATGTACATAAGCCATGTGATTTATACTTGACAAAATATTTCTTATTTCCAATACGAAGATTTGTCATTTCCATCATTTGTATCATGTAAGCAATAACTCGTTTAATATTAAAGGGTTGATTGTCCTTCAGTTTTTCAGAATCTTGCTGAATTCGATTAAGTAATTTAGGAATACTTTTTAACATTAACAATAATCGTTTATACTTTTCATCCTTTTTTAAGATAATCCAATTGGAATCGTAAAAATATTGTTTCCTATTTTGTGCATCTAACGCAATGGCGCGAAGTCCATTGGTAGGCTTCTTGCTAATCCATAAAGTGTTATAAACAATTGGTATCCTCAATTCTTTTATAATACTGTAAATTTCTTTTGTTGCCGATTTTTTGGTTGCTGCATTTATTAATTTGTATTTCTGTGTTGTATTCTTTGGATCGCGAATATACTTCGGATTCAGTTGCGTAAAATCCATAAACTTAAAATTCTTTTAAAGTATTAAAAAATAAAAAAAATGGCCGTCCGATCATCACGTAACGATTTAAAAGCTCATCAAGCTTATATTGATCAATTATTCGTTTTACAAAAAAACAACAAACCTAAGATATCAAATGCACCCCACTACCAACAAGAACAAGTAAAAACTTTGGAAAAACAGCCGGTATATGAAGAAGGTTTTATTGCTTCTCAGCCTAAAATTCAATATAAGTACAGCAATATTATGGACATTATCGATGACAAGATGAAGGACATCAATGCATTATCCGAAAATTTAAAAAGTAATTTAAACTTTTGCGAAACTTCTATTCGGGATTTAAACCAATTAAGGACCCAATTAAAACAAGAATTACATGGTGAAATGACTAAATACGATCATCGCATTACTGAAATAGAAAAACGACAAATGATTCCAGGACCAAAGGGTGATCCAGGAGAAAGGGGACCTCCAGGCGCCCAAGGAAAAGTAGGTCCCAAGGGTTTGTCCGGTAAACGGGGTGCACAAAGCTTAATGGAATTAAATGATGTAGATATCGAGATATCTCAATTAAAAGATGGGTGTGTCTTGATGTGGCAAGCCAAGCAAAAGAAATTTGTACCGGTACTTTTAGAAGATGAAACCGAAGAAGACGACAATGAAAAGGAACCAGTGTCTAAAAAACAACGACCTGCAAAAATACAATTGTAAAAAATTAACTTAAAGACTTATGACATTAATTAAATTAATTAGTACACAAAAAAATTAAAATGATTTGCATTGATAACAATAATAAGAAAATGACATCTATCCATTCAAAGTATTTCCCACAAAATCCAGAAACAACAACAATTCCACTTTGCCCGCCGCCACAGCAGGAACAGCAAGAACAAAAAGAAGACACGGAGATCCATCCACAGGTTCAATACCTTTTACAACTACCACAACATCCGCAACGAAGTAAGGAGTGGTTTGCGCAGCGCAAAGATCGTTTAACAGCAAGCGATATTGACACGATCCTGGGACGAAATCCGTATGCGAAACCAAATGAAGTTTTGTTTAAAAAATGTAATTTACCCAAACCATTTATTGGAAACCAAGCAACATTGCATGGTCAAAAATACGAAAATGAAGCCCTGGACGTCTTTTGTAAATTATATAACAAGGTAAATCAAGAAGTCGGATTACTTCCTCATTCGACAATTGACTGGTTAGCTGGCTCGCCTGATGGAATTACAAATGATGGAATTGTTCTTGAAGTGAAATGTCCGCTGCGACGACAAATTGTTATGGGAAAAATTCCTAAATACTACTATGCTCAAATCCAAATTAATTTAGAAATATGTAATTTGGATCAAGGTATTTTTATTGAATATCGACCAGCCTTTATGAATGAAACAAATAAATATTTAATTAATGTTGTTGAGATACCACGAAATCGTCAATGGTTTGAAGAAACCAAAGGTACTTTAGAAAAATTTTGGCAAGAAATTTTAAAATATCGTGAAATAGGAATAGAAAATCATCCAGACTACACTAATTTTATATTAAAACATTATCCTGAAAAAATACCATTAAACGAACGCAAAAAGGATGTGATGTGTCTTTTTGAAAATGACGACGACGATGATTATGATATTATTTTATTGAACAAAAAGTAAATATCCAAAAAATAAAAAAAAAAAGATTTAATGTGCACTCAGCAAGAATGTATCAAAAATTTGTTGATTAATTTAAAGTGTATTGGAAAGATTGGCGTGGGTTACAAATTAAACACAAAGGGATCTTATTTAGCGCTCGACGATACAACATCGATACAAGGTTGTCGGCGATGGTACCGGGGGGATTCTCGTCATGCAGCGATTGCTAAAATAAGAGATGTAGTCCACTCCGCTTTAAATTTGGTTGATGAATGTTTAAAAGAGCAAGACAGAGGTGAAAAAAATGAAGTTAATTTCTGTCAAAAGTATTTGCGTTCAGATACAATTTCATTTTTAGAAACTTTCATGCACGAATTAGAAAAAACGAAAATTGGTTTGCGAAACTTGAAAAACACTTATTACAATGATACTTATATTGATTCTGAATTAGAAATTCATATGTGGCATATCAATGATAAAATAAAGTTAATTAACAATTTTTTACAAAAGATTTACGAGAAAAACAAAGACAATGAAGAAGAAATTGTTTTACAAGACCAAAATAATATTCTTTTTTTTAAAGATTAATTTTTTTAGTTTTTTTTAACTTTTTTTTTCTCTTTTTACATAGTAAAATACTTAATTTCCGTTTGAACTTTTTTGATCTTTTTATTTTCTATATATCAAAGTAACAAGGAATAAAATAAAGTTGCAAATCCATTTAAGATGTCTAGGTCATATTCTTTTGGATATAAGAGAAAGGCCTCGCGCCGAAAAAGTACCAAAAAAAGATCACCAAGCCGAAAGAAATCAATTCTTATCGCAGGGAAGCGACCCCCTAAAAAGCTTGTAGATAAAGCAAAAAACTACAAAGTGAGAATTACAGAAGGTCCTAAGGGGTTGAAAAAATACAAATCTCAAACTAAGCTTATGCAGCAAATTAGGAATAAAGGAGGGATGAAAAAGACTTCAACACCTAGAAGAAGAAGGAAGAGCCCGTCAAAAAAGAGAAGTCCAAGTAAATCAAGTTCTCGAAAGCGCGGGACAAAGTCGAGAAGAAAAAGATCAACAAGAAGAAAATCAAGTTTTGGGTTAGGTAATATGTTTGCAAAGTTAGGAAGTATTATGAGCCCGTATCCCAGTGCTGTAAATGCCGGTCCACCATATATGGGCTTTGGAAAACGAAGAAGCCGAAATAGACGCCGAAAGTAAGACAAGACAAGACCAAGTAAGTACAATACAAATACAAATACAAATACAAATACAAATACAAATACAAATACTAATCCAAACATGTACATCAAATAAAAATGATGGAAAATAAAAATTACGATGAAACTATTCAAATCTTACAGGAAGGTCAATCCATTACAATTGATCATCCCGATGGATCTACAACAAGTTTATTTCAAATTAAAAATAAACTTTTGCAAAATTATTTAAATAAAATACTTTCAAACTTATGGGGAGGTGTTAATCGTCAACGCCGGTATTTTGCCCCACAGCCATTAAGTCTTGAAGAAGCTAATTTTCCTTTATTGAAACATAGTAAATTTGATTATTCTGTTTGTGTAAAGTATAATGGTCTTCGATTTTTATGTACATTGACAAGTATTAATAATATTCCCTTAAATTTATTGGTCAATCGTAAATTTGAATGGTTTATAGTTGATCAACATTTTAAGGCGGAAGTGTATTCCGGAACTTATATTTTTGATGGAGAATTATTGTCTAATGAAACTTTTATTATTCACGACGCATTTTTAATTCACAGTAAATCCATTATACATTGTTCATTGGAATTTAGAATACAATACATCAATAATATTTTAGTTCATTTTTACGTCCAGGATTCTCAGTATCCTAAAAATACGTTTACTTTTAAATTAAAGCAATTTTATACATTTGCAAGTTTAAATTTTGCGTTAAAAGAAATGCATGAGGCTGGGAAATTGGCCGATGGATTGATTTTTTATCCAAACAGTCAAGGTGTATTCGGATCATTGAAATTATATAAATGGAAACCAGGGTGCCAAAATACAGTTGATTTTATCGTCCGACAAAAAAACGACCTTAAAACTTTAGAATTGTATTGTCGAGAAAGGGGACAAAATAAGTTGGTGACGAAAATGTCAAAAAGCGATTTTACGGAAGAATTCAATAATAATAGTGTCTATGAATTTACTTATGATCCACAAACAAAACATTTTCTTGTAAAATGCGAACGCAAGGATAAAGACGACCCCAACAGTTTTTATACTATGCAAAAAACAATTCAAAATGTATTAGAGAATATTACAGAAGATGATTTACGGAATATTTAATAAGGCTCTTTTACGATACATGCCTGATGGAACACGACGCTTTCGTTTGTGTTTGGCCGAATTACCGTCAGTGTATGCCGAATTACCGTCAGTGTATGCCGAATTACCGTCAGTGTATGCCGATTTACCGTCAGTGTATCCCGAATTACTACTTCGTTGACTTCTTTTTGAACGGGAACTACCGTAGCTACTGTAACTACCGTAACTATTATAACTACTAACACTATAGTTTTCGCCAAACCCAAATTCCATAACTCCTGCTGCGGCGGTGTCAAGAACATTCCCAGCCAAAATGTCTGCATATTCCAAAGTATCTAAAGTGGCTTTACATCGTTCATTGTTGGCCTTTTGTAAATTTTCTTGTAAAGATGTCGGAATATTAACACTTGATGTACTGTCAATTTGAAATAATCTTGTTGGGGCATGAACAAAGGTTAATATTTTAGTGTAATTTCCGCTTTCGTCTTCGCCGGAATCTCCTACTAGATATTGTAACATATTATATATAGCAAACGAAAAACTATTACTATCTCTTTGAATTACAGACCTTGATATATTCACAGGATAATAAGCATATCTTTGTATTTTTGCACCACCATAACTTGTAGGGCCCCCTTGAATTTTACTTGGAGGCTCTTTTGGTGTAATAGGGTTACCCAATGCGTAATTACGAAGGTAATCAGCAAAATTGGACCTAAAAGCTAAAGTTTCTCGAACATATGTGCCTTCTCCTTTTGCCCCTTCTCCTGTTTGTCCTGGATACTTCGAAGTCGTTTCGAGTCCAGCTAAATCGCATGCAGTCACTAGAATGGGATCTTTATATACCCCACCTGATCCATCTTTTATGTATAATTGGACAATAATAAACAAATGACTGCGCGAACTATTTTTGTTCAACGGAGTTGATCGGGTAGGTCTATTTTGTTTGATCTGTTGATAAATATTTTTGAATTTTGTCACTAAATCTTGTCCACTAATTGTTTGTCCACTTTCCATTAATGTGCATGTCTCTGTTTTCTCCTGCATAATTCTAGTTATTTCATTTATCCCCTTTTTATCCCTTAAACCCACAAATTGATCATCGCCTAGAAATTTTCTATTGTAAGGCACATTAATTACTGGTTTGTTTTTCTTTTTCTCCCAATAAAATTTCGCACCGCCATTTAAAGGCAGATAAATATTATCATTCGGTGTTGTATTAGGATCTTGGCCGGCTGAAATTTCTTTTGATTTTGCGACTAAATTAGTTAATGAAGAAAATACATGAGGATACTGATTATAAGTTTTATACTTTGATTTTGTTGTATTCATTAATTTTTCAAAGATCGATCGTTTTACCAATTCTTCATATGAAGAATCATCATTAAGCTTTATTTTAAAGTCCTTTACTTCTGTTGAAGGTTTATTAATATGCTGTGATGCCTGAAATTCAAAATCGTCACGAGATAATTGACGAACATAGAGAATACCATCATCTGATTGGCGAAATAATTGAGGGGAGGGTAATTTATCTTCGTCATTAAACACTTCTTCAATTTTATAAAAATCATTTTTATCTTTTTCTTTTAAAACATCATAAATGTACCCATTGTATGCTTGTACTGACTTTAACTTTATACTATCTATTTTACTATTAATACTATTTTCACTTAATATATAATTTAGAACTTTATGATACACACCACTTTCCCTTGTACTGGCCTTTTCATCACCTAACAATGTATATGTCTTACCAGATCCTGATAACCCGAACGATAATAATATTAAATTATACATATTCGATCGTTCATTGGCAGCAAACATAGTATCTACTGTACTTTTAATATCATTAAAGATAATATTGTTATCAACGGGTACTTTATTTTCTTTCTCCATATACACTTTAGTAAATGGACCCCATTGCACCTGGTTTTTTGAAGCCTTTTTGTTCATCGCAGCTTTTAATTCATCGCCTTTGATAACTTTTAAATAATTGTTATAAAGTGTTGACATCTGTTTGACTTCAGACCTTCCTTCAATATCCTTTTTTACAATGTTCCAAAAATTTGCACCACACTGACTATCTTCCGCTTTTCCTACAAATGCTACTTTTTCAGATAATTGATTTTCATCTGTAAATTTATCAATTAAAATTGGTCCTCGATTCTCTGTTACTTTAGCACTTCCTTGTCGATACTCAAACGGACCTAAATCGTTCCCTGAGCTGGGGGGAATATGACCACGGCCGCGGAAATATACCCGACCGATTCCTGATGCATTTTGAACATCTTGTTTAAATTGATCAAGGGCATTTAAAGCCTGAGAAAGTTTAGATAACATGACAACATTTTTGCTTTTTCTTTCCTTGTTCCATAAAGTTTGGACTTTTTGAACATATTGCGTTGTTAAATATTTCTCATAAAAATCTGCGCGTTTTATTTCTTGCAATTCATTGTTTGAGTCTAACATACAAATATCGCCCTGAGTAATATCATCTTTTATTTTTTGAGGCGTTTTTTCACTTCTCAATGCCCTTTGTAACTGTTTCTTTTTTAAATCTAAACCAGCTTCTTTAAAAATACCAAAATTAAAGTTTTGTACATATAATTTAACTTTGTCTTTGGTTTGATTAAGGGCTGCTTTTTTTTCAGCTTCCCTTTGTTTTTCGGCCTCAGCTTGAACTTCAGCCTGTTTTCGTTTTCGACTTGCTGCTTCTTTTAAGTTTTTCTGCTCTAATTCCTTTTGTTTCCGCTCTGCTTCTTCTTGTGCCTCCCTTTTTATTCTCTCTTCCTCTGCTTTTACTTCCTCTTCTTTTCGTTTTTGACTAGCCGCTCTCCTGTTTGCCTCCTCTTGGGCTTCTTGTGCTATTCGCTCCTTTTCTTGCTGTAAAGCCTTTTCTTGATTCTTGATATTTTCTTCTTGCTTTCTTAGGTCTTCCGCTTGTTGTTCAATCTGTTGTTGTGCTTTAAAATTTTCCACCGTTTTGCCTTTGACTAAATCTTTTAAACGATTTATTGTATCCGTTCGTTCATGATACTTTGAATGTAATTCATTTATAATTCTTAGTTTTTCACCAAGGTCATCTGATTCCTGTACTCTTATTAGGACATCTGCCTGATCAGCCAAAAATTCCTGTTCCTTTTTGTGTTCACTCTGTACCTCGTCATATTTACCCTTGAGGTCTTCCAACTCTTGGTTTTGTCGTATTTCCATATTTTTCTGCGCTTCTTCTAACTTTTTGATAAATTTTTGATCATTATTTTCTTCAGCCTTTTGTAGTGCTTGCCTTAAACGGTCTTCTTGTTCTTTGTGTTTTCTTTGTATTTCGGTTAATTGATTTTTAGTTCTTTTTATTTCAGTTTGTGCACTCTCCTTCGACTCAATTAATTTGGTTTCTAATTCTTGATTTTTTGCCTGAAATTCTAATTCCTTCTCTTTGAATTTTGCTTCATATTCTTTTTTTAAATTCTCTGTTTCTTTTTGTAATTTATCCTCAGCACTTTCAATGGCTCTTTCTAATGATTCATTATACGATACTAAAAAGTTTTCTGTATACCGTCTTGCGTAATTAATAAAATAAAGATTATCTGCATTGATCATCTCATTTAAGGGAAATGAATTGAAGTACTGTTCAAACATACGAAAGGAATAAAAAGAACTCGAGTAAGCATAAAAAGGAAGCATGTGATAAATTATATCATCCATTTGCGAGTAACAAAATCCAGCAAATACATTTTTTATTTTGAATTTTTCCTTCTTGTTATCTATTTTTTCCGTGAAAAATGTAGACAAAAATTCACTTGATAATTCTTCCATATTTGGCAATGTACCTTTCTTTTTGTATAAACTTTTTGGCAGGTATTGAAACAAATATTCTAAAATTCGAGGCCCAAGTAGACAAATTTGATTTTTCTTTTCATTTTTTGCATTGTAATAATAAAAAGTATCATAAGGAACATTTAAAACCTTGCGTAAAATTAAAGTATCGTAGCCATACTTATAATCGAAGTTTTCCTTTTCATCGTAATTAGATAAAAAATGATAATGCATGTTAGACACAAAACTTAGGTAAGTCGCCATTTGAACTTTAATGAAAATATGTAAAAGATAAATCAGGTAATGTGAAAATGTAATTAAATGTGCCAATGTAGTATCCCAATTTTTTAATGTGTTTTCATAACCCTTTTCCGCAGCAAACCCAAATCGAGATCCAAATTCGTTTGTTTCAAATTTTCTTCTTCGTTTATCTATCGTGTCCATTTTCTCAGGCAAAGTTATATACTTAAATAATAAAAGTAAATTATTCATTTCTTGAACAAATTGTAAATAATCAATGCTATTTTCTTCAGTAAAAATTGTATCTAATATCTTCTTTAAGGTTGATGTTATTTCAAATAGATTAATTTGTTCACCTTCATTGTATTCAATTGCAACACGACTTGCAATTTCTTGATTCTCTCCCTCCAAAGACAAAAGAGCGGAGAAAATATGCAAAACTGCATGAACAAAAAGATTCATAAAAAAATTTAAACGAAAAAATATCATTGTATTTAATGCGCAAAGATCTTGTGTTCTAAAGTTTAAGTCTAAAAAGGTTGTATAATCACTAATACTTGGGTCATTGGGTTGGAAATTATTATACATAAAGTACTTTAAATAACATCTTAATTTTTGAGAAAGTAAATTAAGAACTTCGTTAATTTCATTTACTTCATCCTTGTCATTCAACTTCTCACCTTTTTCAGTAAAACAGAAAAAATTAAAATAAAATAAATCTTTTTGCGAAAAATAAAATTTTTTCAAAGGTCCCGTGTAAAACAAATTTTCAGTAAAATGGTTCATTAAACCAGGAGAAATTTCATATTGATTAAAAGCATTGTCTTGATCATCTCTGCAACGATAAAAGAGATAATTACTACTTCCAATATCCGCAGACATCTCTTCACCGCCTGTTTTTAAATTCTTACTATTAATGATCACCCTCCTCTCTACATATTTTTTATACCAATCAACATCTTTAATAAAACCATTGTTTTTACATATTTGTCTTTCGATCGAGTGTATTTTTACATCTTTAATAAATTTCCCAATATTTTCGTCAAATGTATTATCTTTTGAATCGATATTATAACATATTTCAGAGTTAAATTTAATATTAGATTTCGTAAATTGACGAAATGTGCTACGAATACTTTGCATTTTTTTTGTTCGCTTTAATTATAATAGACAAGCACAATAGTAAAAAAATTATTTCTTATTAGTAGACTTTCAAAATAAAATTTTTATTATTCTCTTACTCTTAAACAAGCGAATCATCTCCATATTCTTCTTCATCATGGCTTCCTATTAAGACTAACTCACCGTCTGGTGTTGTATAATGCGGACCGCTTTCGTAATAAAAATCTTGCAAAATATCATACATATAATCTCCATATAAAATCTGTTTCGGAATAATGGCGTTTTCGTGAGCCAAAAAATTAAAAACTTCACATGACGCTGCTTTCGTCTTTATATCTTTTACAGCAGGTAAATTTGTTTTTCGAAGGATCGATTTTACTGTATCTACTGAATATCGACACATACAACTAGGCGCACTGCATCCTTTTCTACCTGCATGTTTCACTTGATTAAACTGGGCACTGATCATCGATACATAGGCATTGAGTTCTGCAAAATTAGATAATATAATATCGTGGTTATAAATAACATGTTTGGATTCACCTATAAGCCTTTTATTAAATCCACCACCCATAAATAAGTAAGCATCTCTTGGTCGTGGATCTGTTACATCAACCAAAAGATAATCTTTAACCATTTTAAATAATAATTCTTTGAATACAAGACAAGAAAAAAAAAAGCTGAGTATGTATTTAATAGTAATAATAATAGCGACCTCGAGGACGAGGATAATCTTCTTCAACAATTATAACTTCATCGTCGGAATCTGAATCATCATCATCAGTCTCAATAATTGTCGTTGTAACATACGGCGAATAAGAATAATAATACTCTGTTCGCTGTCGCGGGCCTCGAAATGTAATGTAATCACTTACCCTCTCAGGCTCTCCATAAACGCTGTCGGAATGGCGATTTCTTCTTGTACTCTCCCGTGATGGTTGTCGTCGTTCTTGGGTAGTTGGTGTTTCATTCGGTCTATCGGGATCTTGTACAGGTTTTCGTAAAGCATCGGGGCGAAATTTCCAAACTATATCAATACACTGACTTGAACATTCGCCATGTAAAGTTGCAAAATTACGCTCTCTCTGTTCTTCACTGTCGTCAAAAAAACTAATCTCGTTTTGTTTTCTAATTGGTAAATATAATACTAGTTCTCCATTTTCCCTTGTAAATGACGTTCGCTTTTCAAATTTCAAGCCAGTTTTCTTATCATAAAAAACCCTGCCTTCATTCATTGAACAAAGTTCTGGTTGGGACTCGCGAGGTTTATAAAATAATTCTGAAACATAAGCCGAAATGTCACTAGGTCTATGCATTTTTTGTGCCTTTTGTTTTATTGACCGACCTTTCACTTGTTCCAATTTTTCTTTTGTAAACCATTGCAAAGGTGCTAGAGTTTTTTTAAATTGAGGATTGTTTTTTACTTTTTTTCGAATACTCTCAGGAGACTCTGGGTGACTTGGCCGCAATTTTCTATTTAAAACAGAAATCTTTTTATAGTTTTGCTTATTTCTTGGCAAAACAATAGCATATTCCCCTTGAGTGAAAAAAAGTTCACTTTCTTCTGTTGTAAATAATAAACCCGATTTAGCCTCTATAAAATCAGTTGAATTAAGAATAATATATAAAGTTGGATCATATTCTTCTGTATTGTAAAAAATGTTTTGGATGTATATCTTAAAATTGTCCTGTCGTTCTTCTTCTGTTACTTCGTCCATATTTTTTTTTCTTACACAATATAATTTAAGCTTATCTTAAGATATTGCAAAGAAAAAAAATAATTTTTTCACTAGAATTCTATTATTTTTTAATTTTATTTTTTATTTTTTTTACTGCGCTACGAAGACGCTTAAGAAGCGTATGCTAGACCAGCCATACCAGACATGACACGAAGAATATTTGTATTTACACCATAGAGCGACAAGGTTCCAGTTGCCGTTGAGCTATAAACTGCTCCATATGGAGAAGAATCTACATGATAAGCTGGTACAAGGTCATTTGAACCCAATCTGTACTGTAGCTGAGCATTGTCAATACGAGAAAGATTACAAGTTCCACTTGGTTGGTGTGCTTCAGGGCGAATTGCAAAGGAATACACGTAAATCTGCTTGCGTGGAATATTGGTATGCCTTTCCCATGGTTGTACCAATCGGAAGTATGTTGCACTGCGAGGAGAAAATCGGTTATGGCCATTAAGTTGGATCGTCGTTGTTCCTCGTTTTGTGCTCATAATATCACCAGTGTAGGGCTGGGGTTCTACTTCACCTGGATCAGAGGTACTAAAATTAAACCAGTCATTTTGAGCAACATTACCTTGATTTGGAGCATTAACACTTCTTTGAAATGTCCAAACAAGTTCCTTGGTTGGGTGATTATAATTAATGCGATATTGGTATGTTGGTTCTCCAGTTGCTAATTGAATACTTGCTACATTGGTATTTTGTAGCTGAGTAATAAGGTATTCATGGGATTGTTCTGCGAATCGGCGTCTTTCTTCTGTATCAAGATATACGTAATTACAATATAGGCTTGCTGAAGTAAATTTAACGTTACTTGCCCCCTCTGATGATAATGTAAATCCTGCGCCTGGTACATTTCCCGTGCCGGACGTAATACGAGATCCATCAAATCGAATAGCAACCAAACATTCTAAAGCTTGTCTGAAAACAATGTTAATTTTGACTTCATGGTATTGGAGAGCAATCATTGGCAAAGCCAAACCTGGGTTTGTACAAAACCAAAACTGTAAAGGAATGTGAAGTTGTTTAGCAATAAGTGCACTATTCTTTAACCCAATATCTGCTTCGTATTTTCCAATCATTTCATTGTATCCAGCCCGCTTTTCCGATGCAAGGGTTAGTTCAGACCAGATTTCCATCCAAACACCGTATTGCGTGTCTATAGTTTGTCCACCAATTTCAACATCTACTTGTTGTATTAGAGCATGTCCTATGGAATTTGTGTAAACTAATTGATCATAATCCCCTTCTCCTTGTGTAGGATCATTTAAATAACTTGTTTGTAATGGTGGCAATTCTACATCTAAATAAACTTCATTAATTAAATCTCCATTACGTGAAATCGTACATTGTACTCTTTTACCAAAATTCGGTTCCCCATTAAACACTTGTTCAATGGCTTCTATAGCAAAATTAGTGTGACGTCTGTACACGACCTTAAAGTAAGTAATATTTGGATTACCCGTAAGATAAATATCTTGTGCGCCATAGGCGATCAATTGCACTAAACCCCCAGACATTTTTCAATATTCAAATTTATATTATTTTATGTAAAATTTTATTTTTAATAAAATGCCAAAAATAACTTTACAAGAATAAAATTAAATTATTATGATTGTTATACTATTTGAACAAAAAAAAATTTTTAAAAAATAAAACGAATAAATAAAAAAATAAATCAACACATATAATTATATTGTTATTTGTTTTTGGTATTAAATAACGGAAATAATATGCGAAAAAGACCAATTCAAACAGCTTCAGAAGAATATGTAAACGATATTTTAGGTGGGGTGACAAATGTTGACAATGTCCAAAAAAGAGAAAAATTAAAACTTCGTACTTTGTACCAACAAATAGAAATTTTTAATCAAATTCAAAAAGATCCACAAGGACAAAAGTGTATTTCTTCAAAAAAAGTTGATTTTTGTAATGACCTTTTAATTATTGTTGATATGCAAAATGATTTTATGGGACATGAGGACGGACATCAGTATACATATGGCGAAGACAATAGAAAGGCTGCTTTACCAACTAGAGGCAGTGTTGAAATGTGTATGTGCATTGCCAGTATGGCTTTAAGTGTTTTAAATGACGATATCAATAATAATAAAAACAGGGGCGCTGTTATTGTCACAAGAGACTTCCATACAGATAACCATATTTCTTTTGACATCTTTGGAAAACATTGCGTGGGATCTTTAAATGATTCGTCTGGTTCGTATATAGTAGAATGTTTAAACTCTGCCCTTAGTTATCGTGATAATTTACGCAATCAAAGATTGTTTTATGTTTTCAAAGCTTTTCATAAATACATTGACAGTTTTGGGGCATTTTCCTATTCTCCTTATTATGCAAAAGAACAGAATTACGTCAACAAAAGAATATTATTTGATCGATCTGATATTGAAGAGAAAAGTGGTTTAGGTAAAAAAGAACTATTAGACAACTTCACGGGATCTTTCTTATACTTAAAGGATGATGAAGTCAGCTATGAAAAATTACAAAACGAACGGAAAAATTGTATTGAAAAAGGCGATTATAATGCTTCTTGTATGGCACCTTCATTGGAAAATGTTTTATTTGATAAGCGCCTTCAACAAACAGCTTTAAAACAGGTAAAGCAATTTGAAAAACCTAAAGTATTTTTGTGCGGAGTTCTTGGAGACTTTTGTGTCCTTGATTCGGCAATTACTGCTCGATTATCCGGTAAGTTCAAAGAGATTTATATCATCTTTGACCTTATTCGTTCGCTACAAGATGATAAAAAAAAATTGGTGTTTGAAAAGGAAAAATGGATATCTGTTTGTTTAAAATATAATCTAAAACTTGTCCTTAGTGTGAGTATACATTTTGTTCAAGGTCGTTTACCAAGACCTTTGAAAAGATAAAAACAATTTCGTTTTGGCTAATTCATTTTGAATTTTATTCTCAGAATAAGGTATGTTTTTTATGCTACCTTCAAAGAAATGAAGAAATATATTCTCTAATAAAGCTACTGCATAAATAAAATTCTTTTTTGAAATACGCTTTTTGTTTATATACATATTCATCTTTTTTAATTGAGTGTAAATGTCCATTAATTTTCGTAAATTTAAATTTGGTAAATCTGTTTGTAAACAATCAAGTAAAAATTTCTTAAGATATTCCAAACCATATTGAAAAAGAATAAAGTCTTCTTCACAATGCTTTCGTTTTAAAAGTATTCTTAATCGTATATTTCGTATAAAATCATGGTAAGAAAGCATTTTTTCAAATAAACAATATAATACTTCGTATATATTATTGTAAATTAAAAGGTATATCGTATTATAAAAACCTTTATACTTATCTACACCATCTGCCGGTAAGATATTTTCACATTCTATACACAAAAAAGGTAAAAGATTGAAGAAGATTTTATTCTCTTCAATTTCTTTTTTACTAAGTATTTCTTGTAAAATCACTTCTTGATTGCTTTGTAAAAAATAAAGATACTTCTTAATTTCTTTTCGGTAATAGATTACTTCGTGTAAAATATCTAAATTATTATCAAAGTCTGGGAGTTCATATTCATGCCCTAAAGGTCTGCTTGATTCAAAATTGAGAAAACTTGTATCACTTTCATAGCTCGCGTCATCATTGTTGCTACTACTACTATCACCACCATCACCATCACCATCACCAAAAGAAACTTTCATTTCTTTTCTATTGTCGTCGTGTGCGTTTGTTTTATATTCTTCCTTACTTTTATATTCCTCTGCATTAAATTTTTCAATAAATTCTCTTACAGTTGAATCTAAATGTTCTTTATTTGTTAAAAGTTGATAAGCATCATTTATTTCTTTAAATTTTTCCGAATCACCTCCTTTATCAGGATGATGTTCTTTAGCTAATTTATGATAAACTTTACGGATTAAATTTAGTGAAAGAGATATATCTTTCAAATCAATAATTTCTTGTAGATTAAATAATTGTAAAGCTTCAATTTGAAGTGATTCCTGGATATCATGGATAATGGATATATCTTCCTCCTCATTCTCATCATTAAATTTCATAATTTCACAATATCTTACAACAAGATAAACATTTATTTTTTGTTAAGTTTTTATTCTTTCGTCTACTTCGATTCACGTTATACTTTTTTTTAAGATTTTCCGTAACTAAATCAAAAGAAATATTATTAGGTAATTCGTCATTACATTTACATCTTTTAAAAATATTTTTCAATGATTTTTTTAAATTATGTAAATAGATTGTGTCGTTCATTGCATTATATTTTGTTGTCACAAAAAAATATGTAAAATTGCCGTTATTTATCCAACATTTTTCAATATTTCTTTTAATTTCAAGATTATCTTTATCGTAGAAAGAATCACATTTATTGCCTAAAAAAATAAAATTTAATTCCGGCCGATAATAGGTTAAATATATATTATATGCCAAAGTAAGTGTTTTTAAATTATTTACATCAAAAACAATAAAAACGCCATCAATCAATGACAATATTCTCTGTATTAAATTATATTGTTGAAAAGGATCGTTTGTGTCAAAGAAATGCAAAATAACATTATCATTATATTTGGCTGAATAGACTTCAATGCCCAATGTTAAATTTTTTTCAATTCGCTGACGAATAAAAAAAGAAATAATGGATGACTTCCCTACTCCAGAAGGACCTAGCAAAAGAATATTATATGCCTTTTCTGTTGACATACCCTAACATTTCTTTTGTTTGTTTCTTATTACTTTATGTTTTTTTTATTCGCTTAACCCACTATATTCTGACATGGATCCAGCAGAACTACTATATCCACCAGCATCGTAGTACTTTTTTGCCGAATATTGTTCTTTACCATTTGAAAAAGTATTGTTTTTGTTTGCGGTCGATGAAGTACTAGGTAAAAAGGATTTAAATGTAAGTGATCTTGAACTTCGTGTATTATAGTTATAGACATAATACAACACAAAAGCAGCGATGAAAACAATCACTAAAACAATTAAGACAATATATTTAACAGGAAAGTCTTTATTAATGACTGGAACATTAACATAACTTTCCATCATTTTCACAATTGCATTATTTTCTTCAGATTTTTCGGTTTTCTTCTTGTTTTTAGTGTCTTTTGATAAATTCGACTTTAAAGAATCTTTAAATTTATTATTTAAATTTGTGTATTCCGCTTTGTTTTCCTTTTTTACGTATTCAAGATATTGTTTAAAGTTATGTAAAATACTTATATTACTTTTTGAGTCTTGTGATCCATAATTAAACCAAAGCATTACATAATGAATATAAATTAAATCACTTTCTGTCTTTGTTGGTTTATTTGCAATCTGAGTTCCTAAGTCAACTAAAAATGTAAAATATTCTAAAAGATCATCTTTGGGATAATCATTTGCTAAATAAATTACTTCAAGAATATTCGTATTATTTTGTGATTCCGGAATCTGATATTCTTGTAAAATAGCTATAAATTGTTGACTTTCAGTTTCTAAAAAAGTTAAATAATATTGTATAAAATTCCATGCATTCTTTTCGTTCTGTTCATTCATTAATGCATTAAAAGCTTGCAAACTTTGATTCAAATAAGTATTATTACTACCAGAGTCTTGAGATTGTTGTTCTTGTTGCTGCTGTTCTTCATTATTATTATCAAAAGGAGCCGGCCCAACATTAAAAGCATCAAATGTATTCGAAAACGATTGAATATCAGAAGGCTTACTTAGTTCCTGTGGTTGTGGCTGTGGTTGGGGTTGTTGTTGGGGTTGTGGTTGGAGTTGTGGTTGGGGTTGTCGTTGTTGTTGTGGAGATCCAGGTGGTATAGATGGTCTACTTGGCATTTCTGTCATTTTTATTTTAATGAATTTTTAAATCTTAAAGAAAAATAAAATAAAGTATTTTTACTATCCTTTCAGATTTTTTTGTTTTTATATGATCGCATTAATGCATTAATTTGTCTGCCCAGATATCCAATTATTCGGTGGCTGGCAAAAAGGATCGGAGGGAACATTCAGTAAAAATTGACCCGATATGTTTCCCTTATCGTAATTACATGCAATTATACCTCCCTTGGCTTCAACAACTGTTTTATTATCCGTTTTCATCTTTTTGGGGCATTCAATGTACGCACAACCAACTTTATTTGCACCTTTCCATAGTAATTGCGTATAATGTCCAACAGGAGTTTCCGGGCTGCTGAAATTTGGTGGGATCCCTTCTCCTTCTGATGGTGGGATATAATCTTTACATTCGTTGTACCAAGCCTCCACAGCAGATTTTGCCGATGCAGGATTTTCGGGAAACCCATGTCCAACATATAAATTTTGGCCCATGCTATTTGGAACATACTTGTTTCGCTCCTGTACACTATTTGTTGGATGTCTAATATTACATTGCTCCTTGTCCTTTAAATAATTACCCCATAATCGAGCTTTTTCCGCTAATGCTTTGTCCCAAGAAAGAGGTTTATATCCATTTTTTTCCCTTGCTTTGTTGTGAAATTTTAATACATTTCGTTCAAATTCACTTAAGTTAGACTGTGGTGGTTGTGACTGTGGTGGTTGTGGTGGTTGTGACTGTGGTGGTTGTGTATTTTTTTGCGATGGACTTGGACTTGGACTTGGACTTGGACTTGGACTTGGACTTGGACTTGGACTTGAGATCGGAAGAGCACACGTCT